CCAATACGCAACTTCTTATTCATAAACGTCGGTCTGTCATCTCCTTGTGGGAAAATCTTGTAATACTCTGTCAAAAAGGCAGCATTACACATGACGTGAGCTGAGTGAAGTAGTCCTGTTTCAGGATCATAATCTTCTCCTCGCTCAATAGCATTCAAGTGACGTTTCAATGGACCAATTATACGACTCCACGCCATACCCTTCATCCAGTTGTTTGGAGCATATTTCTTAGCTCCAAAGGTAAGAACTTTTGCAAGTTCATTGATTGCGTTGGGAGGAAGCAAATCATGACGCACTTTATCTGCATCATAACGTAGCCCTGTCTTTGGCTTTACTGTTGCATCCTCTAAAGCAGCTTCTTGAGCTACTCTTTCAGCAATTAAATCTTCATTATACACTTCCTTCGGCATGTCTATAAACTTCAAATTTAGGTTCAGGAATTCCCCAAAGCTCATCGTCAGGATCAAACCTTGTAGGATTAGCTCCATTTGGATTAATAGTGAAGAATGACTCTAGCTTCTCCTTCAGCTCCGGTGTTTTGTAAAGGACACTCCATATTGTACTATCAATTGTAGCGCCATTTTCATTATACACTTTTCTTGGGAAAAGCTTCTTGTAATCTTCACTAAACTTAGAGTACTTTCCTTCTAAGAACAGGATATACTCGTTAAGGTGCTTGTCCGGGATTTTGAATATCATCATTATTAGATGTCTTCCGTCTTGTATACCACAGAAATAATCTAATAAGAACTCTCCTTTGGCTTTAAGCTTTTGAGATAATGATACCCATTTAGGATTCCGGACATCAACTTTGAACAAGCAGAATAACACCCTATCAAGTGTGTGTTTGAAGCCGTTATCATCAACAAAAGCATTCACAAAAAACTCCGAACCAGTTAAAGAACTATTTGGAAAAACTGTAGGGAGCAGAAAGTGTGTTGTTTTAGTCCGTTTCCGGTCAAACACACTCTCTGGCACCTTATAGTCTTGTCTTAAAAGTTCTTCAATGTTAACCTCGTTCTTGGTCATGGAAGAATTTTAATTTAATTTTACCGTTCTCGAATAACTCCTTAGGTATAGTCCACACATTATTCTTAATATGCCAGCATATCTCGTCTAATGTATTTCTCCAACCCTTGATGTTTTTGACCTTTGAACCATGCTCGATAATGTCCAAATCTTCAGCATCGAACTCGAAGATATACGGTACTTTAACAATAGGATCAATTACAATATCAAAAAGGTTTGCTATGACATAGTCTTTATAAGCACCCCCTTTAAATGTTTGTAACCACTTTCCTACCATATAACGATAGAAAGATACTTGGTCTAAATATCCATACTTAATTGCTTGATCTCTGAACTCTCTAACATCGTAGGTAGTTTTAAGATCAGGTATATACACCGTCTTCTCCTTATGAACGAGTCTAATGATGTCTACTGCACACTTTAGTGGGACTTTGATTCCTTCATAGTCATATTCTTCGTATATTTCCTGTTGGAATATCAGGGTTTCCCCCGGTTGTTGTACGAAGTATGATATTGTGCTTGGATTTGTCTTCAGATTATTCACCATCTGATTAGCATTTGCACTATCCACGAATGAAACAACTTCTCTACCGGCAGCTTCTACAAGCGTACTGTAATAGCGATAGGCTCCTGCACAGTTATCATAAATGGTGTTTGCACTCCATTTACCACCACCGTATTTAAGCTCTCTAGCGACGTCTACAAAGGTGTTTTTGAACTCACCCATCTCATAAATATCAGGTATGTATATCTCTTCTGGGAGCATACCTTGATTATTTAAAAGACGCTTATTGTTCACTATTTCTGCTATCTTCTCATAAGAAGCATCCATAACAGCTTTTAGCTTATCGCCGGGGAACTCAACATCATAAGGGGGTATGTAGAATAGGTCATTAACCAACTCAGGTTCAAAAGCTAGCGTGTCTGTTAATGATCCGAAAGTAAGACTTTCAGAGACAGACTCCTTAGAGCTTATTCGATCAATGAACTGCTCCTTAAACTTAATTAAGGGCATAGATCGAAATCTCTTGATAGCACTTTGAGAAATACCAGCCGCTTGCTTATACTCTGGTTTCTGCATCTTGATTATTTGTAATTTCTTGGTGACAATTTTTGCAAAGAACTCGTAATCCATCTTTTTCGCAAAAAAGACGTTCTACAAATCCTTTTAAATCATCAGAACTTCTAAGACTCCCAGCGGGAATCTTATGGTCTACTTCGACCTCTTTATCTGGAAACCAATTCTGACAAGAAGTACACTGATATTCATACTTCTGGCGCTTGTTTTCGCCTTTGTAATCTCTACGTGCGTCTTTCTTTACTTCTGAAACAGGTTTCCAATAGACTGTCCTTCTTCTCAGAGCTGATCTTATCCAGCTCCAAAAAGCAGATTCTGTCATTGTTCCAGAACATCTTGTTTTTGGTACTCTTTCTTTCTTTGCCATAAGCAAAGATACGAAATACTTCCTACCTTTGCAAATAAAAAATTAGAATAGCCAGCTTACGCCCTCATACGTGAATACATACTGTTTGTCGTCATCCATTTCTTTCTGACTAACATAATCACCACGTTTCACGTCAGCAGCAAAATAATCCTTTCTATCTTTGACATAAGCCTTCAGATAGTCAGAAAGGAATTTACCATGTGGCGTTTTGAAGGTTTCTTTATAGTGTTCCAGCACCGTATCAAGAGTGATGGCTTTATCGCTAGAAAGAATTTCATCGCTATGGTTAGCTGCATACTGACAAACAGCGTTACAAATAAACAACCAATTCACCATCTTCTGACCATTTAAGGTACAGTGATGCAGGCGGAATTCCATGGTTCTACGTTCTGAAAAGAACATATTCATGAAATTCAGCCAGAAATATCTTTGTTTTCTGTCCCACTTGTTTTGTTTCATGTGATGATTGTTCACACGATTGAAGTTATCATCTGGCGGAACACCATCATTTAACCACGTAAAGATTCGATAATAGGCTTCATCAACATATTTCTGATACTCCTCTTTCTTCATCCCGGGTTTCAGTAAGCCTATTCCGAGTTTACGTAGTTTCTGATTATAATCCTTTTGTTTTATGCCTTCCCATTTAGTTTTATAATATGGGAACATCATAAAAATCTCATTCTGAATACGCAAAGCAAGCGCATACAGAGCCACGATGAACAGTCGGTCTTTGGACAGGTTTCCAATATGGAAATGCAAACTGCACTCAATACCTGTCGTGGTTCGTTTACTCAACTCGCTAGACAGGTATTTTAGATTAACTAAACCCTTGGCTCCGTTCATAGGAACGGTGACATATTCCGCATTTTTGATACTACCGTCCCTGCATACTACAATACCTGTACGGTTTTGAATATGGTCTGGAACAATACCTTTAGTAGTTTCAATTTCTGCGCCAAATGTTACACCACTCAGCATCTTACCATACCGCATTGCTGCGGCAGATATTTTCACTGGATATTTATTGAAGGCTTCGGTTTTCTGTTTGAATTCCTCTTTGTTGTCTTCAATATTATATCCTTTGTTTGTAGCCACTTTCTGACTATCAATCTTGTCGAGCCTTTCAAGATCACGAGCTGACAGATTTTTCTTCAGAAGCCACGCACCGCTATTAATACTTTCAATATATCCATTCTGGAGAAGAATAGATTCATTGACAGTTTTGACCTTGCCATATTCAGGAATAGTTACAGTGAGATTGTTATACACATTCCCTGTAAAATATCCAAGAATAGCAGAGCTGTCGGACTCTTTAAATCCAACAACTCCATAAACTAGGTCTTTACTAATAGGTTTATACTTACCTGTTTCATGATCCAGCGTGATCTCTTTAGAAGTATATGTATGCCATTTACCGTTTATCAGGAAACAGTCTTCATCCTTAACATACCATTTGTCACGAATGTTGCGACAATTCTTTCTATATTCTGTCAAGCCCCGGACAGTTTTCACTTTTCTGTCCTCTAAATTTGGGTTATCTTTAAAGCGGATCATGAGTTAACTCTTTCTTTAATGTTACGTTTAATGTAATCTTCTGACTTCTTTTCTTTGTACTTTTCGGCAACATTCTGCAATTCCTGTAGAATTGGATCAATACCGCGATACAAAGTATAAGCGATTTCCTGACTGAAATCATCATTTACTAAAGCTTGGAACGCATCAGCCTCATCCCTTGCTTTTAAGAGTGAATCCACAGTTTCTTCAAAAGCAATTGACTTCTCTTCTTCATCGTCATCAAAAGTGTTTGAGATGTCTGCAACAGGCTTGAACGTTTCTTGGAGACGAAAGCCATGTTCTTCCTCATCTACCTCCTGAGAGTCGGTATTATCTTCCAATACTTGAATACCCATATACTCTGTGAACTTACGTTTTTCTCTTTCGTAAACAAGATCAATAAAAGGTGGTTCTTCATCGTCACTAGCTTTAGCTGCATTTAACAATTCAGCCTCATCAGTGTCCATAACAAACCATCCCTGCTGAACACCCATTACCTTCTTTTCAGGTTTAGGGGGAACATAGCAGCAAGAGGAAGATTGATCTTCAACTTCTTCGTTATCAACATAATCAATATAAGAACCATCTACATTGTTTTTGGCGGTGACTAAATAGTGTGGAATATCATTGAACTCATCCTGATTCCAATTATCCACAACAGTTGCATCATTATCTATACAAAGCTGTAAGAACATTTTGAATTGCATGTCCACTGTGTCTTCATACACGTTATACACTTTGCATACGCCATCACTGGTCATTACATCAGCTATGAAGTAACGAATAGCACGTTGCTCTTCACGAGTGAATGTCTCAAGAGCCTGATCTACACTTTCAAACTTCATGTGAAAGGTTGTTACATCCAGATCATCTCCTTTGAAGATTTTTATTTTCTCATCTTTGAATGGCAGTTCGTTGTTGAAGTTGTTCTTTTTGATAAACTCAGAGAGTTTAACGGTGTTAACCAAAACATCATCAACAACAGAACCAACGTTCAAACGAGCCTCCCCTTCTTCTTTCAGGTCTGACTTTGGGCCATGAACAACTACTAAAGAAGATTTAGCTTTTAGGTCTTCAACAGCCTTACGTTCGGCAGCGAGAGATTCCTGATTAATCAGAACTTCTTTCTCTATTGTTTTCGAGGCTATAATCTTATCTAAAAGACCTTCCTTAATAGCATAATGGCGATCAGAGAACATTGGGGTGAAGGACTTATTACCTACTTGAGCTTCATTCTCATACCAACGATATTTAGAATGAGGTGGCACGTCTTTACATTTATTATTAATGTCCATACGTGTCGCACATATAGGATATTCAGAATATTTACTCATGAACATCATATAGTTCCAGTTAGGATTGGCTATATTAGGATCTACTTTAGCCATTTCATAAGCCTTCTGGTTTTTCATCATAACTCCGTCAAGGAAGAACCGGTTGGGTTTACGGTCAGGTGTTATACGACCTTTATTGTTAGCATAATAAGCGCCATTAGCAGGACGAATATTTTGATTATCAACGATCCAGAAACGCCCTAGATGATAGATTATACCTTCATTGAACTTCCAGCGAGAAATACGGCTAGGTAAGCCTTCATGCCAGATAACAGGAACAATTTTTTCGAGGTTATTTCTGGAGTCAGAAAGGCTAGTCCCAATCGTTCCACCTATCCCAGTCGCTGGGGTAGAATTCGTAGCTTTTATGACCCCTACCCGCTTTGGGTCGCAAGTAGTTGTATTTTGATAAATACCATAGTTTGATACACCACGATCAATATAAACACAATCTTCGTTTACTTGACCGTTTTCGATTGTAAACACTGTACTAGCAGGTACAATCTGAATCTCATCGGCTTCTTCGTCAGAAATAGCCATTAAGCTCTTTTCAATTGAGCTAAGATAGACACCTTCATTCGCTTGTAAATAATATAGGGGTCTTTCTTCTTCAATTGCTTGAGCCATCTGGTATCTTTTAGAAGAACCACGATAGAAGTGCAGAATATTAGGATTATCACGATAAGCCATAAGCAGTGCAGCAAAACCTTTATATTCCTCAAGAACTTTAAATCCTTTCTTATATATAAGGTGGGCAAGTGCATGGCTGTCTACGTCGATGTTGGTATAATCAACGCCGTGTTTATCGCATAGCTCCCAGATATTCTTTATACCACCATTGTGGGCAAGTACAAAGCGATCATCTACTAGGAACGGGTGAGCATTTGCAGCAGTGTGAGAACCAACGGTAGCAGCTCTAGTATGGCCCATGATAGTGTAATTTCCACTCTTGGTAGCATCAGGCAGCCATTTCTTTGCAATAAAATCAGAGAAGATTTTTAAGTCATCAACGCCTTTGATGATTTGGTCATTAATGTATAAACCGCAAGAGTGTTTACCCCTGTCAATGTTATACATACCAAGAATTTTTATCTTATTTAAAACTAACTTAGCCATCGTTCTATTCATGATGGCGGGATTAGCACTGAAACCGAATATTCCACACATAATTGACAATTATTGATTTAAAATTAAATGTTTGTTTCCAAGGTGTAACGGACCGTAATACCTTATAGCAAAAGAGCCAAGGTCATCGTTATTACCTTCGTAATATTTTGTACCTTGCGGTATTACGAAAATACCAAATTGAACTTCTGAACTAAGCTGACTAAATTGTTTGACATAACTCTTTGATGTTTCTATATCATGGGCATGAAACACTTGCCACTCCAAATTTTTTCTGAAATAAGCAACGAATTTATCATACCACTTCTTCTTATAAGTGTTACCATTTAGATAACAGAAGGCTTGCAGAGAACTTATGAATACGCGCCCAAAAGCTCCACCATAGGAGCTCTTGAGCACGTAAATACTTCTATCTGCAACCTTGGCATTAACCTTGGTTAGGCACATTTTTACCGGGATTTTGTATTTCTAATAGTTGGAACTGTTTCCATGCAAAAGATTCAGCTTTCTCGAACTTCGTAAAGTCCCAATGATCGCGTCTCTTATCAGAACGACCAAGCCAATCAAAATACTTTGCATATTGTTCAGAGATATACTCAGAACTATTAAGGGTTGGACTGGTGTTAACTTCGAGAACATAACCCTGAGGCTTACCATTCTCGATGATCTCCATTACGTCCACTCCGCTAAAATCGAGGCCAATTGCTTTAACAGCTTTGAGTGCTTGGAAGCAGACAGAGAATGGATATTTTTCCTGTTCCACTCGGATAAAAGGTTCTCCAGTAACGGCTCGGTTCCAAGCGATTTTATCTTTTCCTTTAGCCTTTTCCATGACGCCAAGTATTTTCCCGTGAGCACAATGCACTCGGAACTCTCTTGTCTTGTTGACAAAAGCAGAATAATACCATCCATTCTTCTCATTCGCCGCGTAATGCTGTTGAAATTCTTCTTTGGTTTTAAGGATGATAAAGTTCTTGCCCTTTGCATGCGTGCTAGGGCGAGCGATAACTGGGTAGTCTGCATCTGTAATGTTTTCTGGTGTTACAGCTTTTGGAGTTCTGACTTTTTCTTTGGCGAAGATTTCACGAGAGAGTTTTTTGTTGGTAGCTCGTTCAATAGCTTCAGACTTATTGTAGACGATCGTACCCTTATTTGTTTCAGCCTCAATTCGGTTTCCCCACCGTATAACCTTTTTATCTGCCAAAGATAACTCATTGATTGGACGTTTTACAAATTTATCAGAATTATTTCCCTCGTAGCTGCGTAACCATTGTTTACCGCTTTTAAGAATCTTACGTCTTATGACAAGCTTGTTATCGTTGCCTTTCATAAAAGCGAATACTTTCTTCATTGATGGACGACCATCTTTTCCTACCAGAATTGTAATACCCATTGTTGTTAGTTGAATTTTACAGATTAATGCACCACATTGTTAACTGACCGCCAGGATAACCTTTGCGTCTTTCAAAGTTGAAAGTAGGACGGAAACCTACAGCTTTCAGGTTATCAGCCAGTTCTGCTTCATTGGGAGTAGTAATAACGAATATAGCTTTCTGACCATACTGTTTACCTGTTCCCCACCAGTCCTGCATAGTAGACTGATCGCGTAGGATTTTTAAGGCTTGTTTAATTTCTTCTTTGGTGTGAGAGTTCTGGATAGAAAGCTGACACAAGGCGCAACAATCAGTTGGGAACTTCATTATCTTGGCTTTCTTCTTTTTTGTTGATGATACTGACATAAAATCTAGTTAATAGGTTGAAAATTAGGTTATGCGGCTAATTGAACGCCGAAGTATTTACACATTGTTTTCGCTAACTTCTTGTCAGCGGTGTTAATAGCCATTTGAATACCATTAGCTTCATCTTTGCTTATCTGATTTTGGTCATTAACAAAGTTGATAGCGGCTAATGTATTATCAAAGGCCCAGTGGCTGAGTTCCGCAGAATTTACATAATAATTGGAAACAGTGCGATATTCTACGCCATAGTTTTTGAAACGAAATGCACCAGCTTTACCATAAAGCTTTTTGCGGTCATTATCTGGTTCTTGTAGAACAGAAGGCAGACCAATGAAGATGTCCATGGCTTTAATTAATTTCATGCTTATTTCTTCATCAGGTTTGTTATATCCTACGTGGATATGACCACCACAACTACGAATTACAGATCCGTTAGCAGCAGGAGCAGCATTCATAACACCGTCCAGCCATGCATTATAATCCGGATCACATCCAAACAATTGAGCATTTGCAGTTTGCAGGTACTTTCCATCAATCTTAGCAGAAGGGAAAGCATAGATGCTTAGTTCTTTTGGAATGCTGTCTGTAATGTAATTCAAAGCAACCTCAATACCGGCACGGAATTTCTTCTTAGTAGTGGCTGGCTCAATGCAGAATTCAGCCATTACATTATCAAGAGATGTAGCAAAATATGGATTACCGTCCATGAACTTAAATGGGTCGTGTTTGCTACCTTTGATGATTCCTTCAGCAGATACTACCTTATTAGTTCTTTTGTTTTTTAAGAACACTTCAATATCTGCGCCAATAGTCGGTTTTGAAATTAACTTCTTTTTCATTGTTTGTTATTTAAACTTGTTTTACTCGGTTTACCCAATCGCCACTTTCGACAACAGGATAATTTGCATACCGCTCAGAGTGAAGGTAGTAAATAGTTGCTTCACCCCACTGGGTATTAATTGTGGTTTTCTCATAGAAGTCTGGATAACCTTCGAGCATATCGAGTTGCTTCTCAATATCAGGACTAGTAACATTGAATACTTCAATGGTGATTTGTGAGTGATAGGGATTTGTCCAGACAAGACCGGGGAATCCACCCAAGCTTACCATTTTATAAGGTATTCTCAATTTCTGAGTACCTAAGTATTTACAATCATCGTTATCAAGATAACGTTTGTAATTACCAAGACCTTTACGAAGAGTTCCATACACGGCGTATAATTTGCCTTCAAATTGTTTTTCCATATCTAAAAATTAAGATAGTTTTAAATTAATTACAGAGTTTTCAGTAGGTTTTTCAGGTATTGTGATGCGTTACCACCAGCAGTAGTTAGAAGCTCTTTCTGCTTCTTCAAGAATACGTATATTCTTTGAAACTCGCAGGCTTCATCGTAATCTTTAAAAGCTGTAAGAACTTTAGATTCTTCAGGCCCATTACCTAAACCGTTAGATACCATAGTAGTATTGTCTTTAAGTAATAGAACTTTATAATGCAATAATTTAGCATCAAGTTCAGTACCATAAAAGTCAATAACAGGTTTTGGTGGCACAATCTCTTCCCATTCAGTAGAACCTTCTACTACTACAACAGGAATCTTCATATCAGGATTTGTTGAATGCTGATAGAAATTACGAGAGTCGTATACAGCAATTATTGCTGATCTTTTATGGCGGTATTGTTTTAAATTAGCCATTTTTCTTTTTATTATTATGTTTTAAAATATCTTTCCTTTCCTGAATAGAAAAATGTTTGATGAATTCTGTTTGTTCACCACGCTTCCATTTTTGGAATTGTTTGTTACTTAAGATTTCTTTAATAACATCTTCAGATATAACCCCTCTCCAGTAAAAGCCAATATCAGATGTACTTTTAGTTTGATGGGTTATTATCTCTTCCCCCAATTTGGTCTTCACCTTTAGGAACTTGTGGATAATCCACAGACTTTTTTTCTTCATTTTTCCTAGCGTCATTAGCAATTATAACACTAAAGAGAATACAACAGCCAATAAATCCACCAGTAGGTAATGTGATGCTGTAGAAATATTGACCTTCAAGACCAAGATTTAAAAAACCCATGAATCCCCATGTTGCGAATATCACAACAAGGATTCTTATTATTCTTTCAAGCATAATAATGGTTTTTAAAGCTTGTCTTCCATATGATTATCTAACAGGTTTGTCAAATAATCAAAGGTATCAGGATAACGTTTTTTGTCCATGAACTCAGGATGACCCTGAATACCTAACACTTTGGTCTTAGGGAAATAGCAGATTTCTACTTCACCAAGATCACGGTTGTTAATCATTTCCTGACCATTTCCATCCTGATGATAGCGTAGCATATCCTTTGTCCATGCAAGGATTTTATAATCTTCCTTGTTCATGTCATAAGGGAACATTGCTTGGTGGTGAGTTGAGCTAATGGTTATCTGCTTACCGTCAGATGTACGAATTTGATGATAGAGATGTGGGTTTTCCTGATGTTGAACTAATCGACCACCACTCATAGCACAGGTAAACTGACTACCACGGCAGATACCAATAACGTGTTTACCTAGTTCTTGGGCTTTCTTAAACTTTTCTGTTTCGCGTAGATCGCGGTCATAGTTGTTACCTGTGAAAGGATGCTTAGGGTCACCATATAATAAAGGTGTTACATCTTCTCCACCAGTAAATAATACAAGATCAGCATCTTCCATATTATGGACGATTTCACCTTGCATCCAGTTGGCATACTCATTAGAGCCACCTACAACATAAATTTTCCTTTTCATTACCAAAGAATTTTTGCTTCAGGACCATTCATTTGTTCCAAAAGCTTATTTGTGTTTAAAAAAACTCCTTCAGAATCCCATACATTCCTTCCTGTATAAGCTACAGAAGCAGGATGGGTTACTGTAAAGAGGTGGTTACGGACAGGGTTAATTAACACTTTCCATTGTTTAGCGTCCTTTCCTAAGAGAATGTAAATAATGCCTGTATTGTCGTTTCTGAGGGTATTAAACAAATGACGCATGAAAGGAGCCCATAAATCCATGTGTTGTTGTGTCTTTCCTACTATTGTAGTGAGAGCACAATTTATTAACAACACTCCTTGATTAGCCCATCGAGTAAGATCAGCATACGCATATTCTTCGTTATAGCCTATCGCAAAGCCATCGTAAACTTCTCGTTCGATAGCATTAGACATAAGCTTAAAAGAAGCAGGTGGATCAAACACGTGGTTCTTAGCACTGAACGCAAGACCATCAGCCACTCCTTTTTGATAATATGGGTCTTGTCCCATCATTACCACTTTGAGTTTGTCATAAGGACATTCTTTGAATGCTCTAAAAACTTTATCAAATCCGGGAGTTACTTCAAGCCCAGTATTCTTCTGAGCATTAAGGGTCCGAGCTATATTGTCAAAACCTCCATTAACAAAAAATGGTGACAATTTCTGCCACCATCCTTCTTCAAAGCACGATTTAAGTTTCTCGATCATAGGTTATTTTGGTTCTTCAACAACTTCAGCTTCCAGAGCAGCGGGATTTTCAGGTGCGATTACTGGTTCAGCACTAAAAATACTCTCCCAACGTTCTTTCCACAACATTAATTCAAGATCAGCCTGAATTTCATTGTAGCTACGCTTGTCGCCAGCGGCGATTAATCCTTTAATGTACGCTTTCTTTAACTTAGCTTTTTCAGATGCCATATTTGATTTGATTTATTACCATTCTATTCTATAAGAGAAGTAACTTGTTGTAACCTTCGTTACTTTTAAGCCTTCTCTAGTTTCAAGAGTTTTTATCGTAGCTTCAGTCAGCGGGAGTTTAGTGTAGTCATAACTTTCTCCTTTCTTAGCTGATTCTGCGCAGTTTTCTTTAATAGAAGCTATTGCATCTTCATCTATGCCCTCATGATATGCTTTTACAGAGTTTCTTAATTGGTCAGCAAATTTCATAATTGAATTTTTATGAGAAATCCATTTTGAATTTCTTGTCTTTTAAATACCGAGATTCATATTCTTCTGCTTCATAAGAGAAGTCAGTTTGTTTGAGCTTTGTCAAAAGCTGTTTCCAACGCTTACGAATTCGTATATTAGATAGATAAGCAGAATATCCTTCATAGCCTCTATTATATCCATGTCTACTAGAATAATAGTTACTATTATAAAGAATATCTCGAATGCGTTCATATTCACCCCACTCTTCTCCTTTTGGAATACCTCTTGCATTAGCATAGGCTTTTTCTACTTTGTATACAAGTTCGTATGTAGGAAATACACTTTCATCTACTTTGTATACTTTGTCATCATATGTACGCCACCAATATCTATTGGTTCGGTAGAAGTACTTTCTGATTGGTCCTTTGACATGCTCAAATTCACTCTCAGTGATGTATAATGTTCTTAAGGTTTGATGATAGTATGGAAGATATTCATGTTGTTTGTGAGCAGTCCATGTTCTGTAATCAAAAACACTATTTTCAGTTACTTCATAAGAATACCCATTCTTGCGTAAGTAACGAATATACTTCACACACTTTGTAAATCTCTTCTTAGTAGCTTCTATTAAGTGAAGTACTTGCATAAGGTCAGGAGCGTCTCTCCTTCTCTTACCACTCTCAGATAGATCAACATAAACATCCCATCCCATAAAGAATGGTTTTTCAACAGGAACATATTCCACACCCTTCCAGTCCAATTCGTCCTGTCTTATGCGTAATCTTCTGAGAGCCTTTTGTTTTTCTTCCTGTTTGTTTCGTAGCATAGTTAAATCTTTTTGAAGCTCTTGGGAATTTCTTTTATTTCACGTATTTCTAATCCTCCAAGATCACTATGACTTGGTACATAAGATTCTAAAATATACATGGTATTATCAGTCATTCTTAGGATTAAAGATTTACCTGAAAATCGTACTATTCCACTAATTACTTCAGATATAGTTTTTCCTTCCATATGAGCTTATTTTAGATTCACTACTTGGCCTACTTTACAAGTGTCTGAACCAAGCACCCAAAGTTGATAGACAGGATCTCCACCTTCACGAAGTGTTTCTCCCCTGAACTCAACAAGAATATAGACACTGCTTTCTATTTTTGATATAGCAACAATAGTTCCTGTTGGTTTAATAGGATCGCTTGGGTATGGTCGCTTGCAAGAAAAGGCAAGAGCTAGTAAAAAAATGAGAATTAGTTTTTTCATGCTTTTTCTTTAACTTTTTTGAGTAAATAATCAAGATTCTTGTTTATATTACCTATTTCAGCACCAGAGAGAGTAGATCCCATACCAAATCTCCATTTAACATCATTTGTTTTGTGGAGATTAGTATCGTCCCATTTTCTGGTACATGTCTGAGGATAAGCTTTCATATTTCTATTCCACTCATCTTTTGTCATGAGAGATTCTACAAACATTGGCTTACCTTCAGTTGATTGTCTTTCACTCATATTATACCTTTTGATTTTAGTAATCTTTCGAGAGCTTTCATCCCGAATGCTTTTACGTAATCGGACACATCTTTTATTCCTCTATCAACCAGATAAGCAGGAGTGTTAAAGTAGCCAAAACCACGATCATTGAATTTTTTACAGCTCTCAACTCCTGCACTATCGGCATCCCAGATGATCGTTCGTCGAGGAAATTCGTTATGAAATCGAGAAACCAATACATCAGATAGAGCAGCCTCACTCTCATTTTGAGTTCCAATTGTAGATGTGAAAAAATGTTGTAATACCATTTCGTCTTTCTTAGCTTTACCTACAACAATGTGGTTGCTAGGTTTAAGTTCATATAAGCCGAATGGCACCGTAATGGGAACATTGTTTATCCACTTTCCAGTGGTTGTTGTTCTTAACGGTTGATATATTTTCAGATACTCATGATAGCCATCATCATCGCTTCTTACAAGATATGCAAAACAGAGAGGATCTATTACAAACTCTCTCTTATTCACAAATAACTTCTTGACAGGATAGACGTTGTTAGCTTTGAGTTTCTGAATGTCTAGGTGATATTCTTTCCAATATTGAATGTGATGCGATTCCCACACACTGGGAATTACTTGAATAATTGTTTGAGCTTTAATTTGTTTGTCGAAATCGACATTCTTGAGGACATCAATAGCTTCTGGTTTTGCTGTATTAATATTGCTTAGACCAAAGTCTCTAGCAATAATATTCATAGCTTCTATAAAGGAAGTATTAAATAGTGCTGCAACGAAATTAAAGCAGTTGTATACTTTATTGTTTGCAAAGTCCTTATATAGAATAGAACCAGTTTTGGTACTGATGAAGAAAGAGGTAGAGGGATGTTTATCAGCTCTTAATTTAGAAGGATATAATTTGTTAAGCTCAAAATACCCGAAGTAATATGAAAATATATGACTTTCATCTAGTTTAGATAAGATGAATTCAGTGGTAATGTCGTGTGTTGGTATGACTGAGCCAAAGTCGATCATTTAATATCTTCTAGTGGATAACAATTTAAGATGTCTTCTGGTCCAAAAGTGTCTTCTCTTAGGCAGCCATATACTGAAGCTTCTTTAAGCGCTTTTTGTACATGCGCTTGAGCAAACTTCTTTAACACAAATTCTATCTGCTCAGTAGAAGCCATATATAATGGTTTTTTATCTACGTAAGCTGCAACTTCAAGGTGAAGTTCAGCCCATCGTTTAGCTGGTGCTACAAATGCTTCGTTATCAGACAATGTTTTCATCTAATGGATAATCTTTATCTAATACATAATTTACAAATTCTTCTAAGTAAGCAAGATCATCATTTATATGCTCTCCTAACTGAGCTTTTGTCATAGCTCTTACTACTTCTTTTACTTTGATTCTTGCGTACTCTCTTGCTGCGGCCTCTGCACCTTCTTTCAAGATGTCGCCGTCATCTAAAGACCATTTCCTAACTATTTGTTCTGCTGTTATCATTCGTAATCGTCTTCTAGGAGTTCTGGAAGTTCCCCATCAAATGTAATAACTTCCCTAATTTTGTTAAATACTTTTGAAATATCTGTTATTCTTTCTACCTGTCCTACTCTTACTGGAGAGAAAAAGACAGTGAATCCATAATTACTGTAGAATCTTTCATGAATATTGTGTCCATTTACTTTTTCTAGGTATATCCAAGGATAGTTCGCACTCAATTCTACTTCTATTCCTATCTTGGCTAGTCTTTCGACAAAAGATTTAATTGTTGTCATCTTTCCATACTTTTTTATAATAGATGTCTGTAATACTTCCATCGACTTTCTTTGTTGAACCTATTTCCTCAGTGAGAAGCTTTTTCTGTACCATTTCTGTGAGGACAGTTCTTAACCTATACTTATAAGAATAGATATAATTATGTTGATGCTTTCGCATTTTTTCGATTATATCATCCAAAGTGAAAAGTTCAGGAAGAGCTATATCAAGAATATAATTCTTTAATCCTCGATCCGTTAGTTTACTTTTCATAAAACAAAAATAGAGTTAAAAAAAGCCTCTAGTAGAAACCAGAGGCTGTACCTAAAAACTAAAATAAAACTAGAATTACCAAGGATTCTCGTTATCGTTTAATGGACGATAGCCAGTGTTTGGACTATCATCAGTTCCGGGTAAAAGAGCTGCATTAGTGTTTGCTACAGCAGGATTTGGCTTCTCCAGTGTAACAACGTTTTTATAACGAGCGCTTGTCGGATCAAACGGACCTTCTTCAAACTGACCTTCATCTGCCACTACGAAACCAGTGTAGGGAAGACCAGCATAGAATTTACCATCTGCTGTGACTTTACCACCAGTAATCATTGGACGAGATACCTCAGGTTTAATTGTAAGAGCTTTCTGAAAGTAATCTGCTACATCATCATAAGTTGCAAACTGCTTGTCCAATTTTTTATTGAACCATGCTTCATGCAAATACTGAAGACGAGGCAGAGATTTGGCAGTGATGAAGAACTTTTCAGTTAAATTACCACCGTTGTCGGCTACGAATTTAACTGCCAAGTAAGTTGTCTTACCTGGGTTCTTTACTACCTTGGTACCAGCGGGATCGACTTTCAAACGATACATACCGGGTTCCAAATAAGAGCTAGATGTTGCGGTTGGCACTTGGCCGAAATTAATAACTGTGTTTTCTGACATAGTGTAAATTATAAGTTTTTATGAGTTTCTATACTATTAATTTTTACTGAACTTCTGCTTCGTAATAAGCACGTATTGTACTGCTTAAAAGAAGTAGATCGTTTGGAACTTTCGATTCATCGAACATTCCCATTGGTGTTTTGATGGTACTATTAGCGTCGCGAGTAAGATAATAATACTCTGGTTCGCCATTTTCTCCTTTCACCTTAGTTGCCAGTAAAATTACAGTAAAGAAAGCTTCATAAGAACCTAACAAATTGTTCACTAGTTTACCCACAGTCTGGGCCTTCAGCTTCTTTTCTTCCAAGATGCCATCACCTGTTTCCGTAACGTGATGTAAAATAAATACGGTAAGATCATCACGTAACGATGCTGCTTTTTGCGCAATGTTAATCATATTGTCCGCAATATCGTTGAACTTGTCAAACGTCTTCTCACCCAAACGTCTCATATATTCCAATGAGGATTGGTGAGTGTTATCGTCAATGACAACATACTTGATCTGCGGCATTTTCTTATCAATATAATCAAGCCATTGCATAACCACTTGAGAGTTACTAGTTTTAAGCATATTACCATTTGGATTAGTTTCCTTATTCCAAATTGTATACAACTTACCACTACCTCTAAATGGAAGATCCTTACCTAAAGTGTTAAACACGAATGTTTCCTTAGGGGGAAGTGTGCGAACTCCGGAACTCTTACCAGATCCAGACTCGCCCATAATCATTGCTACTTTACTCAAATTTTGATTGTTTTGTTACTACAAAGATACGAAGTATTCTGCAAACAAACAACAAAATTGTCGAAAAAAAGCGGTTAAAATTGAATTTCACCTTTATAACGCATACGTCTGAGTTGCCACAAGGTTGTTGTCAATTCGTTATCCGCAACACCTTTTAATATGTGATTTATGTACTCTTCCGTAGGCTTTACTTTTGGATTGGGTACGTAATTCGGGTTGAAGCAAACATAAGCGTACATAACTTCTTTGCTATTACCTATTGCACTTTCATTCAGAGGGAATACCATCTTTTGATAGTACAGTGGGTAGCCTTCAAAGTTATCTAACATTCGCATTTGTCTGGGTGTCAGTTCATATAGGACGCCCTCTACATATTCTACAGCGCCTTCTGCACCCATAATAATGTTAGCGAATCTATTGTTAGCATACCCGCAATTGAACGCGAGCTTCCAACGTCTGAGAACGTGTTTTCCGATTTTTATTACCGGACCTACGCGACCTTCAAGACGTTCCTGATTCATATTTGAACCGTAAGCAAAATATAGCTTATTCGTTTTCTTTTGCATGACTTCTTTTTAGAATAGTAAATGTCTGTTTTGTTGCTTGAGCTTTTCTTGCTCATGCCACTTGTAAAAACGATCTAGTTCGTCTTTTTGTTTGTCAGAGTTTGGAAGCTCACGGAATATTTCAGCAGCACCATCAAAATATAATGGAGCTACAATTGTTCCGTCGCCACCGCCGTCGTTTGATTTGAGAATTTCTAGTTCTCTAAAGTTGTTTTTTAACTTTCCTATATCATAGCCCTTATAAGAAAGGACTTTAAATCTGCTTGGATCAAATAAAGACATCACCATATGGTAAGATCTAGTTACCTCTTTGGTGCCGCCTAAATTTGCTAATGAAGGCTTATTCTTATCCAGAATTAATCCACCAGTATTAGTAAACTGTTGTTTTTCAGCTTCTAATGCTTGCTGATGAACTATTACAGGAGTCATCTTTAAGATTTTAGAATAAAGCAATCTGCAATCACTCTGGACAAAGTGGTCCATTGACTGTTTCTGATCGCGATGTTCTGGCTCTTTTTCAATGTTATTCAGGTTATCAAATAGAGCGATCCAATGTACATTGGCTTTAGGCTCATATCCAACAATATCCTTTTTGTCATTTACTAAGAGTGTTCCTGTTTTATTAGCTCTGGTAAGAATATCTCTTCTTATATCCGAAGCTCTAGTGAAAGTGTCTTTGATTCTGACCTTATTGCAAAAATCTGCTAAATATTTTTCTCCATCTATAATGTGTTTCATTATATTGGGAGCGAGTTCCCTATACTTTGAGTCAAGGTCATAAACAGATACTCTTTCACCACATTTCATGTATAGGTAGTTACACAGAATATACTTGAAAGTACGTTCTGCACTATCCTCTAAACAATAATAATCTATCTCAACAGGATAGTTATTCTGTAGAGAGAATTCGTAGGGATGGGTTATAAACGTATGACGAGAGAATTTACTCTTTCCAGCACCACTATAAGAAGTTACACCAATTACTTGTTCCTTATCTATGCTGGGAATGAATTGGGAAAATCTGGGATATGGAAATGGTATTCCATCAAATCTTCCTGCTTTCTTATTCTCTGCTTTGTGTTTAATATTATTAAACGCTCTTAGATAAAGACTCATTAAACTAGTATTTCAAATGATGCTGTTGGGGCTGTTCCTTCGTCTTTTACTTGACCGCACCAATCAGCTAAATCGGAGATTCTTTCTTTTGATGGCTCTATACGATAGATGAAGTATACTGCACATCTGGTGTACATATATCCTTCCTGTGCTTTGGCGTCAATATAAGCTCTTGTCGCTTTCATAATGGTGTCCTTATCATACTTGTAATCGACAAGGAACTTTCTCATTTTATTGAGACATCCTTCTCTATCACTTCTAATAAGCTTACCACCAGTACGTATTCCTCTAGGAAATATATCGAGCCATTCATCAATCCATCCATCCACCTCATCTTTCTGAATCTCGTCTTTAAGCTGTTCTACTCCTAGTACAGCTATTTTTTCTGTTGTTGCTTCGCCAGTACTGTTTTTAATAGATTCAATCAATTCCGTTCCCTTCTGTGTTAGAATAAACAAAGTCTTATTATCAGATTGTTTAACAAGCTCGCGAAGTTGTAACTCTTTATAGAGGAACAATGCACGCTTTTGCTTATTAGAATCATCAAATTCATCAAGTAGTTCTATCTTATTTTCATAAAGTGCAAACAATATGAAAAGTATAGAGCCTAATTGGTCAACTTGGAAGTTGTAAGACTTTATCTTTTCTATAATCTTCTTGTTAAACTGAATTTCGATACTTTGCATTAATACCCTCCTATTTTAGATAAATTGTTTTTGCGTCTTCTATACCTAGCTTCTTACCAGCTTCTAATATCCAATCGTACATAATAGTAGGATAGCTTTTACCATTCTCCCTCTTGTAATGAGGAACTAAGATGTATATGTCCAGTAGTTCATCTACCTTAAGTCTTCGACCTCTACCCGTTCTTTGAACGAGTTTGGTTTCACTCCTATTGTAGTTTTCTAACACTATTCTATTTACACCTTTTAGGTTCTTACCCCTGTCTATTTTACCACATACAGATAGATAATTAATCTCACCGTCATCAAACCTTTTCAGGTTATTTTCATTAGCATTCTTCTCGTGATATGAATATCTACATATCTTATCTGCTTGAGATGTTTGTCCACAGAACGCGACCACCCGTGCTTTCGGGTCTTGTTTATGTATGTATTCAAACAGCTTTCTGCAAATATACACAGAAGAATCCAAACTTTCAAGAAAATGTAATCTTTGAAATGTAAGAAAGTCAAGGTCTCTTTGTCGTTTATCCATCCAAGCCTTGGTCTGTTTAAGATCAAGAAATGGACTAGGTTTAGCATTGAGTAATTCCTTAAATCTCTCACTGAAGTTCAAATATCTTGCATTTTCCTTATTAGAAAGAGTATAGGGAACGAAGATGAAGTTGGCTTTGTTTATTACCTTTCTATCTTCTATTTCCTTCACCTCTTTCTGATATACAACAGGTAAGATTTTATCAGCTAATGGTTGCTTCTTCTTATCAAGAGTAGCGCTTACAAAGATAATATACTTAAACTTATTATTCAAAAATAATTTTGAATATTGTGGTGTAAGTGCAAAATCTCCTTCATCCGCTAGAAGAATGTCATATTCTTCATCCTTCTTCTTATAAGCTGTTTTATAACAACATTTCTCAATGATGTCACAATACTGTTTAGCATCCCATTTAACAAGCTCTTCATCGAAACCAGAATCTCTTAAATCCTGAGAATCGCATGTGTATAGAATTCGCATTCCCGGCTCGTACAGCCGCTTTAAACAATTTATTAAAACAAGGGTTTTACCGGTACCAGTAGGAAGAATAACAATACCCTTGAAGTTATTCTTCTCAAGGGCTTCATATGCTTCACTCTGTATTTTCTCTTTCTCTCTATTTATCACTCTTCTTTGATCCACTTTATGAAGGCACCACCAAGTACAAAGCCTACGCAGAATACAATGATGACAACCTCTCCAAGTTCTCTAAACGTTAAATACATTAGAAAAGAGTTAATTGTCTGTTAAGAATTTCTGTTACAATAGTATACGCTTTCTCAATGTAGTGAGTATAATTTACATCGTACTCTTCAAAAGTTTTCTCTACATAGTCATTAAATAAGCATACACCTTCTCCAACATTTATATGTTGGAATTTACCGCCTTTGAAGATAATATCATCAACTAGTTTATCAAGCTCTTCTTGAGTATATGGTTTAAAATCAGGAGCATAGCCCATACCATGGTCACCCTTTTTAGACTGAAGTTCTTGTTCTAGTTGTAATCTATCTGCTTCGCTATACAAAACTTGGTTTCGTTTTCGTTTTAAGAGATAATTTCCCTTAGTTTGAAAATAATACCTATTTAGATTTTGGACTCTCTTGTAGTTATAGAAGACCTCGAAGTCTTTGGAGATACGATTACTTCTACAGTAATCATATATGTGAAATCCATATTTTTCGGGGTTACTGATAGACTCTTTGAGAGGGATTCCATCTTTCCAAAACAACTCGATAGCTCTGGGGATGACTTGTTCATTAACAGAGTCCCCAAGCGGTATGTCTTTTCCGTACTTATAAAGTCCTTTACGCTTGGGTTTGGTATCTTCCTTGACAGACACCATATTACAAAGACCGTCCAGCATGTAAGTACTAGCAGGGAAAGCGATGTAATTATTAACATTTGTATATACAATTTTGTTAATGTTAGTAAATTCCCAGCCTATTTTGAACTCATTGGATACTTCCTGACTAATCCTATGATAAGCGTCTATCTTATCTATAGGAACAATACTGGTAGTACCATCTGTGTTGTTAGATATTACCTGAATACCTATTTCTGATAGCTCTTCTAATATGCGTAGCTGAATTAACTGACCGAATACTCGTAACGCTGTCATTTGTTCTGGACTGTAAAGCCATGATACATCCTGATCTACGATACCAGTAAATCCGTTTAGCATAAGCTTAAGGAATGTGTCCTTAATCTTTATACCAAGTCTCTTCGCTTCTACACGATCGAGTTTAAGTTGTAAGTATTCATCAAGTACTATTTCTAGTTCCTTACGAATAAAGCGATAGTTTTCAAGTAAGGTAGGATATAGAGAAGTAACGTCCTGATCTATAATCTTATGTGCCTTTGTGGACTCATAAAATTCATTGTCATTAATAATGTGAATTCCCCCAATTCCCATACTAACATGCACCTTAGTATTTCGATTTTGGTACAAGAATTCCTTACTAAATTCTGATCCAGACGCCTTAATCTCCTCGTAAAGGTTTTGAAAAAACTTTGTTTTGAATTGAACGTGAGGAAGAAACTCACCGAGCTTCCAATTGGGTTTGGGTATATATCGGCTATTCTTAACCTCACGTTTGTATTCTTCATAGGTAGGGTACTGATTGTTATAAGTTTTCTTACAGAATACTTCTAACATGTACTCGCTACAAATCTTTGGTGCATCCATGCTCCAACACTGTATACCATATTCCTCGTAAATATACTTACGAAGTTTTATCTCTTCTTTCATTCGATCAGTGAGCGAATCAAGGATAACAAGGTCATTGCTCAAGTTATAATCAAGAACATGTTCCATTTGCTGCCTTGTAAGAAGAGAGTTGTGTGGATAGGGAAGCTCCTGTACCCTCGTATGATTGAGCTGTATTCCTAATGATTTTAAGCTAATCTTCTTGGATATACGAAGAGATTTAGCCCAGTAAAGGAACAGGTCAATATTTATCCAAGGATGTTTATACCATTTGTACCATTTGGTTTTTTCATGGTCATCCTCAATCACACTGTTGGAAAACTCTTTGAGTTTAGCACAGAGCTCAAGAGGACTTAGATTAATGAATCTTTTGTATTCTTTTACGAAATAAGCTAGGACGACATTATCATAAAACACTCCATTAAAAGTAACCATATATCCTTTATACTCCGTTAAGAAACGATACATTTCTTTTCGGTGATCGAGAAACTTACTAATTTCATAGTGCTGTGTCTCTTTGGAAACATAGTCTTTTATACCCAATTCAAAATAGTTGGGGTAGCACTCAATGTCTACTAATACGTAATTTCCTATTATCATCTAGCAAAAATACAATAAAGTGGAATTTAATCCAAAAATACCTGATAGGTTTGATAAGCCCACAATTCGAGAGCTTTAACAAAACCAAGCCATTCTTCAGGCGAGAGGTTTCTAGTGCTATTTTTACCAAGCACAGGTTGTAAGCAATGCTCTTTAATAATGGCGTGCATCTCTTTCTTACCATGACCTGTTTCTTCTGCTAAGGACTGTACCTTAGTAAAATAGAGGCCACGATATGTTTTCTCATCGGCTTTGGGGTCGATGTGTTGCATCGTGACAAGATACGATCCAGATTTCAGAAAGTCAAACATTTTGTTCACTTTCTGTTTAGCTTGCTCATGAGTTTGAGCTTCTTTTTTGATTATACTGTAAGTTGTTAACATACAAATTAGAATTTGCGGATAATTTTATGTTCAAGGTCTGTTTTCAAGCACATTAACAAAAACACAATTACGGTAGACCATGAAGCAGAAATACATACTGCTGCAAAAAATAGATCACCTACCGATACAGGAAAAACCTTATTGGTTTTATGTATCTTGCGTAATTTTGATAAGAAGGTGATAGCTACAATCAGGAAACTTATCAGGACTCCCGTTAAATAAATGTGCGTAAGCATACGGATTAGTGTTAAAGGATTAACTACAAGGGTCTACTCCTATACTTTCAAGGAATTTTAACCAAAGAGGACGAAATGTTTTACGATATGCTTGACCTGTAGTGTCTAGTATAGAAAGCTCTTCTTCTAATGCTTCCTCTGCGTATCTAATAATGGTTTTCTGATCTGGTAGTATTGTGTACTTTATGGTTTTAGGGCTATAATCCCTCTCCCATTGAATTGCCCAGATGTCACATGTACAATCTACTCCTGTACATAAAACAAATAACGCATTCTCAATTATTTCTTCTATTTGTTCAGTTGAGAGGTTTATTCTTTTATTATCAGGTGTGTTTAGTACAACGTATGAATCTCCAAGTAACTTTGCTTTTTCCTCTTTAGTTTGCTTTTGAAACGCACAAGTCAAACACATACAAATATTTTTGTGAAGATTTTGAAAAAAAATACTACCAGGCTTTTGCCATACCGCCGGTTAAGAACTCCATAGTGCTATGCCCATTATAGGCGATCAGCTCTTCCATAGGTCTTATTTGAAGTTTGTCATGGGAATGGATGTTGGAGTGACCCATACTGACACAACCAGCTTTTTCACAAGCTATTTTGTTAGCCCATAACAAGCGTTTCAGAGGATCTTTGTACTTCCTTGCAGTTTTTAATGTCTCAAAGAAGGTGGGAATATAATCCTTGAACCTTGCTTGAGTACCATTAAAAACAGTAGGACAAGACCATAGATTACGCAGAAAGTTCAATATAATCAAGCTTTGGTCATATGTACCTAATAGCTTAGTCTTGATATACTGTTTACCATCAATCTCAACAAGCTCGGTTGGAGTTACCTTGTTAAGAATTCTGATAAGAAGAGGAATGTAGGCTTGGGTTTCTTTCTCAACAAAGCGATCAACAAAGATAAACTTTTCGTTCTCTTTGTCCATCTTTATATTAAAACCCCAGCCTTTTCCCAAAGGACCATTAATGCCTGCCCAGCAAGCATCATTGTTATTCTTTTCCAGTTTGTTTTGAACGTTAAGATGATAGAAGTGACATTGATAACCACGCATGATAAAACAATTTTGTGTTTAAAAAATGTTATTTTACTAGTTTTTCTATTTTTTCAATAAAAGTACCCATAGTAATTTTAGAACTATACCACTCTTCAAGATGATCTTTAATTTTCTCTTTAAACTGTTCTAGTTCTGTTTTTGAAGGACTCTTAAATATTCCCTGATATTCTTCCTCAAAACTACTACTTGTGCGCTTATCATATAGCGTTCCAACATTAGTTGCCCATCGAACTGTATTATCAGTGAATATTATTCGTACGTGTTTTACATCATTATGACTATAGATATATTGCTTTTCTTTGATAATCTTCATTATTACTCTTTTAACCGTGATGTACTTAGTCCTAGAGCAATAGCTTCTTTACTATGCTCAGTAATCCAATGATGGCAGCTAGGACAAACTGCTAACCATGTATCTACATCTAATAGGTGCTTCCCTCGTCCTTGCTTGTGATGAACTTCGGTAGCTGGTCCTGTACAGATGAAATCGAGACGGGCTTCACAAATTGGTCGGTTCTCCAAGAAGATAACTCGGAGATGTCCGTACTCTTTGTTTTGCTCTGCTTTTCTTTTCGAGACCGCATTAGGTCTCTTATTTCGTTTAGGATTTGCTGATTTCTTATCGCTACTCTTAGTGCGGTAATACTGATGATTACGACAATACTCACCAGAAAACACAGGATTTCTACATCCTTCATGTTTACAGATTTTGGGCATTAGTAAATAATACGAGGCTTCTGTTCTTCAGCTCTCTGACGTTCCTGATATATTCTAAAACGTCTATTGAGCTCGTCAAAATATGACTGTACATTTCCAAGCGTTTTATAACGCATTTTAACGAATTCAATACTACCTTCAGGAACTTGCATTGTGTAAAGATCGTATGCACCATACGATCCTTTTCTTTCCAGGGCCCATGGCTGATGAATAGCAGCATCTCTGTCAGGGAGTGTCCACCATTCACCTTTCAAGGGATTCCAGAATTGAACTTCGTATTGATCGTATCTACCGTTCACTTTAACAAACCGTAATTGAATTTCAAAGTCTGCATCAGGCGGTACCAAATAATCACTAAGTGACAAATGCTTAACTCTCTTACGAGAAAGAAATAGAGCAATAGCAACTGTGGCTATGAATAATAAAGCCCAACCCATATTAGTTCATTGTTTCGTTAAGTAATTTGGGATCTTGTCCTTCAAGTCCCCATTTAGAAGCAATAAGAAAGCCTTCAGGCATCCAGTGCATTACAATAGGATCAGGCACTTCTCTTTCTTTTAAGAATACACCATCCTTTACTGTTCTACTGGTCATTTCCATTTCAGAAGTAGGAGCACAAATGTAGAATGGTACGTCCTTACGATGAATTCGATAATCTTGCACTTTTTCGGTAGATTTATTCAATCTACGTAGGCTATCGAATTGCCAGTTAAGTTCTTCTACATACTGATCTTCAAGATTTACTTTGAAGTTAGCTATTTCCAGAAGATTCTTTCTTGGAACCGTGCCTTTGTAGCGCCATACCTCACCACATACAAGACCATACTTCTTGCAGATAGCTGTTACCTGATCCTCAAATATGAACTTATATTGAGGGTATTTAATTTTGAACTTTCTTACAATTTCAGCTCGCCTTGTAGCAATGTTAATAGTAGCTAACTCGCGATTTACTTCGCTTAATTTGGCTACTCTTTTAAAACCAAGCTTTTCAAGTAATTTAGCTTCTTCTCTATCTTCAGCAGACACCTGATTTTCATCAAGGATCTTATCAGAAGTAGCTAGAGCTTCATCACCAGCAACATCAAAGGCGTTATGTATTTCTTTGATAACCTCAGCAGTGACTACTGAGCTACGTTGTTTAGCAGGCTTTACAGGAGCTTCCTGTACAACCTCTTTTACTACTTCTTTCTTTTTAGAAAAAATATTAAGCATAAAAAATGGTTTTAAGCTTCGACAGCATCAGTAGATGTATCTTCTTCAGTTTTTAGGTATCTTTTAATCTCGTGGATGTTAGCCATTCTAATCTCTGTGTTATTGACACCTATTAATTCGGCAAGATCTTCAGCTACATCAGCACGGGTAATAACTTCATTGTTTATAACAACGATAGCTTTTACACCATGTCTGTTCAACATACAATTTTGTTTAAAAAAAGAAGTAAGGACAGAATGGGAGTCGAACCACATATCTCCGTTCTCTAAAGGCCGGTATGCTTCCAATTAACACTATCCGCCCAAACCCCTCTTTTGTTATAGATAGGAACTCTGATTATTCTCCAATTCTGTAATTGATATAACGAATATCGTTTACAAGAATTATTCTAACTTCATGATATACGGCAATCAAGAGAAAACTTAGTAAATAGATACCAAGCCCCCAATGCTCGTTAATCATGCAGAAAATACTACCACTTGCGGATAGTACAGCAATTATGACAATGCGTAGTTTGTACTGGAACATAATTATTCATTTATAATTTCTTCAATTGCTGGTGATCCCTTGAATTCCCGCACATGATTCGTATCGTCAAACGGTGCTTCGTGTTTGGCAATGAGGTCTTGTAATTTTGCTAAGAAACCTTGCGAATATTGTACTCTATCTATAACGGCTTGTACAAGGTCATTAACATTGTTACCCTCATCAACAAATCTTACATATTCGGGATCTAAGTTTGACTCCCCCATGATTTTAATTTAAAAGGTTAGGCTTTCTGTTCTGCGGGCTGTTCGATTGGATTTTGAGGGTATTGCTCCATCAAAGCCTTAACTTCCGCAGCACTACATCCAGCATTAATTAATTTTAAAGAAGCTGTGGGAAAATCTATTTTACGATTCTGCCACTGATCGAGGATTTGCATAAGTACGCTAGCATCCATAACAAAATAGTTTAGAATAAAAGCCTTACTTATCAAAAAATAAGGCTTTTATTAGTTATAATTTCTCTGTTAACCTTTTCTGTTTGTACTGCTCAATAATAGCAGCACCGTCGGCTTCGTTAATCGAAGAAGTAACTGCCATACGACTTAATTGTGGAGCAACCTCACGTTGGAAGTTTTCCATATTAGCAGTATAATCAGATACTTGATTCTCAATTTCAATCAGAGATTGTTTATATTCTCTGAGTTCAGGAGAATCTTTTTGTAAGAAAGCCATAGCAGAAGTGTTCGCTTTATTAAGCGTCTTCATAAGCTCATATTCTTGGGCTTTGCTATCCAGAGTATCTTTCAATAACTCTGTATCAACACTCCAAGCATCATAAAGCTCTGTTAAGGCTTTCTTCTGCGTTTTGATAAATTCCAGCTTTGGTAGGAAATTGTCTATTTGCTTTTGTAAAAGACCTACCTTACCACCTACTAATTTGATAATAGAAGCAGATGAGCCTCTCTTCTCATGCTGGATAGCTTCTTCTTGTAGATCTTTAAGCTGTTTAGCCATATCAGCGATAGAACGCTCTGTTTTGGTATATATACCACCTACTTCTACAATACTAGCTTGTAACTCTTTAAGCTTGTTCTGCATGTAGTAATAGTATTGATACATATGCCACAGAGGATCAGCGCTAATAATCTTCTTGGTCATTTCCCATGATAGTTTCTTAAATATACTCCAGATAATCTGGTAGTTGTAGATGAAGAATCCTAAAGGAATACCAATGATAGCGGCAATCCACAGATTAGTAAGAATAGTAATTAATGGGGGTAATACAAAGTAAAGGATCACTAAAACAAGCACTAATACAATACCAGCTATGGCTTTCTGACCAGAGCTAGTAAGATCTGCGGATTTAATATTAACCATAAAACAATTTGATAGTAAAAAAGGGGGTTAAAAAGGGGTTACCATCTGACATCTTTATCCCAGTCAACTTCATCAATAATATAATCACTAATGTGCATTATGCCTAAAATACAGAGTGTGAATAATAATCCTGCGGCACATGCCCATGATGTTGCTATTGACCACAATATTAATTTAGCACGAGTTCTTACTGTATAGTCATCATGATAAATAAGAAATCTTGACCAGCATAAATAACTACATAAGGCACCTAATATCCAAAACAATATCCACATACAATTGTTTTAAAAATGAACATATCCTCTACTTATAAGAAATAGAGGATATGTAAAGAGTATATTGGAGTTAAAACGGGGCTTAATTCATTGATAAGAGATAACCAATAGTAAAATTGGCATCCCAGTCAAAGATATAGTTTTGGCACTTAGTAGTTTCACAAACAGCACGATAGATGTTTATTCCACATCTTTTCTTAACATCATCACCAGCACTATAATTATCAGGGGAATTGAGAGGAGTAAACCTATCGTTCCCGCTACGGGACTCCTTTGCCAAAGTAGAAGGCACGCCTCCAATAATGAAGCAATTGCTCCGCAAAGCGCTAGGAATTTTGTTGCAAGCTGTAACAATTTCATTATATACTTCTTGATCTGTTTTGGGTGGAACTGCTGCGTAATATTTGGCACCAGAACATTCAATAGAATGCAAGGTTCCATTTTCAAACCAGCTTAATTTGGTATTACCAGAGCCCATATCCATACTAAACGAGTTATTACGATAGGTTTTTGGAATAGATGCTTTAGCAGCAAACTTACCTTCCTGATCGGCTGTAACGCGATTTACCACAAATCCCTTCTCTTCAATAGCTTTCATCACCATTTCAATATTCTTTACCTTCAGGGCACCAGATGACACTACAAACTGGATATTACGACCAGCTACACCTTTATTTGCAATGGAGCCAATGTATGTTTTCAACTGTGTGTAAATATCAGACGTATTAGCAAAGCCTTCCCATGCGAGAGAAGAACCAAATTCTTTTGACACGAGTTCCCAATTCTTGTCTTTGTCAATATTTACAACGAAGGCGTTGAACCCACTGGCACCTACTTCAACGACACCTTTATAGGTACCATTCATGACAGGGTCCATCTGAATATTCAGGCTGGAAGCATTGGCTTTAGCAATATCGCCACCGGTAAGAGCTGTAGTATTCACTTTAGTACCATCCGTAGCAGGAACAGTTATGGTGTTCATTTCTACGGGTTGCGGATGCTTAAAAGAATAGTACTTATAGCCACCAAGACCTAAAATAAAGAGGATAATTAATACAGGGATTAACTTTTTCATGTTTATTAATGTTTGAGATTAAAACAATTTCTGTTAAAAAAAAGGGTTAAGGTTTAAGTTTGTTCGTTATGAATATGAAGAAGGCTAGTGCTAATGCCACTAATATCAATCCCACAATACATCCCAACAACCCCATAGTTATAAGAACAATTGCATAAGCAACACCATAAGCTACCAGTGTAGTAACTAATATCATTGCTAGGAATTTGAACATGCTTCACAATTTAAGTAGTGATTAAATATATTCTTGTAATATTCAATCAAATCAAATTCCAGATGAGAAGCATCTAGGAGTTTTAAGGCTCGTCTAGCTAATTCATCCTGCTCTTGTTTAGTTAATATCTCGTCGCGGAGATAATTACTTATTTGTGTAAAGCTGTAAAATCTACTAGCTTTCTTCTTATCTTTTCTTACAAATACTAACATAACATTTGCATTGAAATTTGATGGAAAAATATAAGCTGGTAGCATTCAGTACCAGCTTATACACCACAACTTGTTAATAAATATTTGTTATATCAGGCGGATTAACCACCTACTTTCTCCATTGCTGGAGCTTCAGCAGGTTTGTCATTCCCAGGAATGCCAGCTTGTTCAGGGACGGGTTTATTCTGAATCTCATTTACTGCTTTGTTGACCACACTAGCGTTTAACACGTTTCGCACAGCTCCTGCTGTACGCAGTAATGAATCAGTTTCAGTTTCTTTATCTGTATAGCGCATACGCATATAAATGTCGTGCAGCTTACCATCAACTTCAATCTGGATTATCATACCAGACTGTGGATTGATTTTGGGCTTTTGATTGGGATGGAATGGTTCCAAAGCCTCTTCAATCACAATTTTACCGGGTACTTGTGAACCAGCTTTAAGCTTGTTATCGTTGATAATTTTTTCAAGAACCTTGATAGAAGCACCAAGGAATGCAACACGAGTACTAGCATTCAGGAAGCCACCATTGAGCGTGTTCTGGCTCTGTTCCAAACGGATGCTACCGATAGGGTTACCATTGTTATCAGTTTTGGGGTTACCTTGGGCATCTTTAAATGGCGTAATCAGTGGTTTACCTTCGAGGGTATCATTTGCTACGAGAATAACAGGACTCTTAGATCCAATAAAGGAATTCAGATTCATAATTGACAATTGAATAAAATTTAAAAAGAATTACACATCCATAGCGCTAATCTTTTTCCGATTAACATATATCTTCTGACCATTCTGACCTGTAATTTTTACCAGATCATTTTTTAAATGGGGATATTCTTCTTTTGTGAATATCTTTTCAGGACATACGATTTCATCGCCTTTCTTGGCGAATGTCGGAACTTCTACTCGCATTATTTTTTGTGGAGTGTGGAACTGCATGACATAGATTAAACTGGTTAGTATTACTTTTCCAGTAAGATACCATCAGCATCGGTTTCTAAACGCTTTTTGATATTCTTACGATGTTCAACAAAACTTTCCAGTTTTATCTTAGCTTTTAGGTAATCTTCGCGCAACTTGTAATATCTGATAACACTTTCAACACTTGTATTAGGATCTTCCAGACTAGGCCAGTGGTCCTTCAAAATGTTCTTGGTTCGTATTACCTCTCCTTCCAAGGCACGAATTTGTTGAGTGAGTTTACTCTCATACTTAAGAAAACTAGTGCGCATCTTCGCTAACCAATTAATTCCACGTACTCGTAAAGACTGCTTAATGGTTTTCAATATCCTGTCTTCTAAAACAGCTCTTGGAATGCCATCAAATGTTGAATAGCGAGCTAGTTCCAACTTCACATCTTTCGGAATGTGGTGTAACTTAAACTTTCTATATGAGCCAATACTCTTAGTAGAAGCAAGCCAAATGCTTCGTTTTAGTTCCATAGAATTAAAATTGATTAAAATGATTATAACGCTACATTGTTTTCAATTACGCAAGGAATAACCTCTTCGTTTGCGAGAAAATGAACTACGGTTCGCTTATCAAAAGTAATAGCTTTATTAGGGCCAATCTTTTGATAGATGTGCTCTTCTTCCTTTGGTGCCGGGTCTTTCCATAGCGGACAGTTTTCACGGGTATGCAGAGGCTTAGAAGAAACAAACATATTGGTCTTTCCAATATCAGAGAATAACGCTACTCTGTTTGTTTTGCTTATCATAATGGATGTTTTAGAAAACATTAGGTGCGAAAAAAATAGAATCAGGTAGTTAATTGGGATTGAATGGAAAAGATTCACGTTTCATAATAGCAGATCCCTCTATCAAAGCTTGCATCCATGCTGAAGAGTTATATTTATTATATATAAGCTCTATCGAACATCGACGAAGTTCCTCCTCTGATAGTGTTTCAATCAGATAGTACCAGATCATTGGTTTTGGTTTAAAAATGTAGAGGGAGAGGACTTAAAAACTCTCCCTCTACTGCGGGTTATTGTTGACCTTTCTGTAATGCATCTCCGAGCACGTTAGCAGGTCCATAATTAGCACCTTCTACATCCGTATTGCTCGGATTTCCACCCTCAGGCCGGTTTGCTTTAACCACATTCACATTGGCGGCTCCAACATTCGCAGTAAATAATGCATTTGAGTTTGCTTGCACAAATATATTATTATCCATACGCATGTCTACATCATCCTCAGCTCTTTCAGAAATCCATGTCTTGAAGTACGTAGGTCTACCATCAATAAGTCGAGCATCTTTGTCAAGTTGCTGACGAATCTGCGGTGTACTGTACATACCACGATTGATATGACCAGGGAATTCCTGACCGACAGGAAATAATCCTATCTTAGTAGAAAGCACAGGATGTGTGTGCGTTCTTAATTGACTAAGCCCTACCTGTTCTCCAGTCAAAGCTGATAAGAAAGCAGATGTTTCAAACATCCCCTTATCTGCACCAGCTCTTCCTTCTTCAACAAATGTGACATTAATCATTTCGTTGTACTCGCCCGTGATTGGATTCTGTACGGAAATAACATTCCCGTGTCTTAACACTTTAATCATAACTGAACTGTTTTTAATGTTAATAAATAGAACATACTTGCTTATCTCTAAGCAATTTCTTTCTCTACTTGTCAGGCTTTTAGTTCTATTAACATTAAAGAGAAAGGAGATTACTCTCCTTTCTCATCAGCTATAATATCATTGGCTAACCTCTCGCAGTCTTCTAATGAGCCTACGAGGTACTGTTTCCCCATCTGTTCAAGGAACTTATGGAGTGCAGAATTAACTTTAGTGACGATGGGTATTTGAATATTTGTGGTATCACAATGAATAAATATAGCATAGTGGTCGTCAACAACTATACTCATAGCTACTCATTTTAAGTGATATATGCAATAGTCTCCTTTGTGGGACACTAGCATATGACAGCCCTGTTTAGCACATCGCATTGCATTTGGGTCATGCCATTTGCAATACTTGCCTTCTTTGGGTACAGTTCGACAAGAATCACCCTTTTTCGTAAGACCTAGACAGTGATTGCTAGGCAACGGCTTTTTATCCTGCGCTATAGCAGTGCAGAACAAAAAGACTCCGCAGATCAACAAGAGTCTCTTCATAATTAAACAGGTTTATGTTTCAGCGTCGTATAGACCTAAACCTACATAAAGAACAATAGCCTTGACACTCTCCGTAAAGTGTCTCAGCTATTGCTCTATACATAGACCTACAGGGAACCTCTCTGAGTGTTTCCTGTATGCACATAAACTATTCCTCTTCCGAAATATCTTCAATCTCTACATCAGCTTTCTTATTAGAAGGAGCTGCTTCAAGATTAAATGTGTGAGTAGTGGAATTGTGTAAGCCATGCTTATTAATATAAACACGTACTTCACTGATAGCCTGATTATACTTTTTGGCGAAAATACCATAAGTTTTGATAGCAGGCTCGTTTGGCTTAGAACTTGTATAAGTTACCAAATACTTTTGAATTTGAGGCATAACTTTAAGATTAAAGAAAGATGGATGCCACTCCATATGTACACATGAACTGGTCTTAGCGTTATTGTGGCATCCATCATTAGTTAATATCCTGAGAAATGTCTCGTTGCGTAACACCCGTGACGGGCACCAGTACAAGAAATAAAACAGGACATACCGATCAACAGCAATGTAGCTGCAATAATAATTTTAATTGTTTTCATCTGTGAAAATGGGAATGTTGTAAGATTTAGTTTTCTTATCAGAAGTGAATTGATATATCACCTCACGTGGACCGTTTGTTTGTCTTTGAATGACATATGTGTCCGCCTGAGTTGGATCATCCACTGTAAATGATAATGTTACAATGTGTAATACATCATCATATGAAGCTTTATGAGCTAAATATGTGACAGGTAATACAGCCGCTGTGATCTCTACTATCAAGGTACTTGAGTTAGCTCCATCATTATTAATATGTTGAGCCTGTACCTTAATTCTACCAATCTTAGGTAATCCAATCACAGTATATACTTTAACCTGACTTGGTTTCAGTACATCACTTTGATCTGTATTAGCAGTACTATCATTCGGTTGAATGCTAGTAGGATTAATGTTATCCCATCCCCATCTCAAGATTACTTGATATGGTTGCTTATTAGTCATTCTAACTGTGTAATAAGCAATCCCACCGATATTTTGATAGGACATCAGTTCAGCTCTCAACTTGCTGTCTTCAGCTACAACTAAGCCTACAGTTTCGACACGAGCCCACATTCCGGGGGTAAATACAGTATCACCACCAGATCCAATAGCTCCCACAAAGTATGCAGCTCGCTGATGATCTTTAGGTGTAGAATCCATGCTCTTCTTACAAGAAGCAATAGATACTATAAGGGCTAGGATTAAAAGAATCTTTCTCATTGTTTATAATGGGTTTAGAAATTACAAATCAGGATTGAATAAATTACGATGGCAATAGCTATCAAAATGTAGCCTATTAGGTTGTTTTTCATTTTTTCCTCGAAATTCTTAACACAACAGCCAGTAGTACGGCTGCTATCAAGAAATACAAGGAAACCGCTAATGTACCGTTGCTTGTCATTGATTATTGATTGATGGATTTTTTAAGAACTATATCATACCTCTTACCAAGTTAGTAACAATACTGTAATGGATCTACCATGTACTGATTGACATCAATTTGTTCCCCATCCTTTAAATAGAACGAGAAATAACCTGTGTCTGAACCAGCAGGAATAGTGACAGAACATGAACACCAAAGCCACGTCCAATAAGTTTGTCTTGGCCACCCATACTTAAAACTAGTATACAACCTTACCTGAACTGTTGTATACTCACATGTAGTGTATGCGAATGCGCGTCTGACTGTTATATCAACACGACGTTCACTTGTTTCATACCACACGTCTACCGTTGGTACTTCCCGCGTTTTGAATGCTACATGCTTGTTCTGTGGTAATGGTTTAGCAATAACTACTAAAGAGATAAACATAGTTAAAAGCAACAATAGCTTTTTCATCTTAATGGTTTGAATATTTCTGTTTCGGCGCTCAATTACGCCATCATCAGTGTGAACAATAGTCCACATACAGATGGGAACCATAGAAATGGCTCCCCTACAATATATACTTTATGAATTACTTAAAGACTTAACCATGCACAAGATCAGGATCTATCTTGCGAACAGGTGCAACGTAGATATTTGAGAACGACTCAATTCTACCAATATCCACCTGTCTTGGATCATTATCATGCTTTGCGGTATACGCAGCAATATTTTCTTTATGATCCAATTTCAAATCATCTGTTTCATGGACTGTGCCATCGTCGAATACTACATACATAACTTAACGGGTTAAAAGTAAGGAATCACTAGGATATTTCTTCCCAGTATATAAAAAACGTATATCTCCAACGTCATCAATAAATGATGCCATGAGATCTACACTATCACAATCGTAAACTTCTAATTGAGATATTTCTTCAGGAAGATCTAATTTATGTCCCTCCTGATATTTCCATGAACTATTTGAATAGAAGTTGTTGAGATCATTACAATCCCATTGGTAAATGCGTTCTTTCCATTGCTGATTTGTCCATGCTTGTCCCATAATAAAAGCCAAAGACATTACAAATACACAAGCTAATGCGCTGATTATTAAATCTTTCATACTAACTATTTTTACGCTTAATTTCAGGAAAATCAGTTTTGTTCACTCTTAGCACGACTTTTTCTCCGAAGTGATAGTATTTACCATCAATTGTCTCTCCGAAGTTAGTGGTGTACTCTAATTTATTCATATGTGCATAGGTAACACCTTCATCACGCTTAAAAATAGCCAAATGAATATCCTCGCCATTATAACTAATGACAGTTATTTCAGTAGGCTTAATGGTAGTCATTATCGTACCACCAATATTATCCGCGAGTCTTTCAGCTATTTCTCTGTCGAACACGCGTAAGAAGTTTTTCTGATCGGGAGTTATAAGGTACATAATGTACATTTGAGGATTAAAAGAAAAAAATGCGGCAGCCTATCTAATCAATACTCTCTATGTTGGACAGGTTTACACAGGAATACTAGTAGTTCGCCACCGCAATTAGTTTTAACAAGCTTAAAAGAAATAGCCCCAATGTAGACACACCGGGACTCAACGATTGCTTGCCATATGAAAAATTCTTTATTATCTTAATGTCTTTGCAACGAGTTCCCTACGTTCAGCTTCTAACTTTTGAATTTGTTCACCTATTTCAGTATTATACTCATAATCATACTGAATGTGTAAATCATTCAACATATCATCAATCTCACAAATACGTCCTTGAATGTCCGATATGTCACTGTAACTACCATAATTGGCTTCTGGTAGATTTTCATATCCTACTAATTCAGAAACTGAACGAGTTTCAATATTATCGTCTTTATTGTCTAACATAGCATTTCTGTTAAAATGTTATACAAATCTTGATAACTCCACGGTCTGATACTGCCGTGAATTCAGTAACGCCAAGGTCTAATAATTTCTTAGTCCTAGAACGATTTATTGTGTCAACAGATAATAATAATGCACGCTGAGTGTGTCTAGCTTCATTATATATTATTCCATTCTTATTGAGATAACTAATAATATCTTTTTGTGTTTCCATAATAATAGGGAGATTAACCCTCACCATTTCTGGATATTGGGTTAATCAAAAGAATATTAATTAATTGGTGCAATATTAGCGGCGTATTCTTCAACAGGTTCAGCAACACCATATCCAATCTCTTCATCACTTACCCACTTGGCCTTTCCCAACACTTCAACCAAATACTTCTCTTTCAGAGCGTATTGATTAACTGCAAGAACAGGAAATTCAACATTGAACCAATGTTCTCTGCTATTAGGGTCTTTTGGTTTCAAACCTAATTTAGCAAGATCCTCCTTATTAACGCGAACACTAACAGTTTGACCAGCCATTTTATCTTCTGGACTAGTAACATTGTTGTCAATCTTTGTAGCTAATACAATAACTTCTGTCATGTTATTAGCATAGAGAATCCGTAAAATAGTATCGAGATTCATGAGAGTTGAATAGTTTATCCACCATTCCTAGTGGCTTTTGATTAATAAGATGATAACCATTTTAACTTGTTCTGGATAGAAGCCAACAGCTCTGCTTGATAATCAGACAGTAGAACTTTAATTTCCACATCTAACTCACTACTAGCTGATTGGTTTCTATCCAATAGCCATCTGAGGAAATTAATCTCCTCTAATGTCAATTCGTACATAATACATAATTTAGAAATAAATTGCTATATTAGCACGTGTTTTGTCAATTGGGTCTATTACAGCCCCAATCTTAACAGCAGAATGAACAGTCATATGTAATAGTTCTTGTACAATAGAAGCAGGAATCCGTGAATCCCTGCCTCTTATTGATCCTATCACCATATAATACTCCCCAATATCTGCTGTATGGCGAGAGTAGGATATGTTATTGCGTTCTAGCAATTGTTTAATCCTCTCTTGGATTGTCCTCGCTTTCGTGTTCATGTAATCCGTCTTTATATCCCATATTCCAATCATCCCATTCAATTGTATCAACCTGCCAAGGATTGGGATCGTTACTTTGATTAAGCCCAGCTTCAAACCCGAATTCATACGGCGTTACTGGGCCTCGTGCTATAGCATTAACCACATTCTCAACCCCTTTATTAAGATTGAGAATATAGTTATAACACTCTTCGTATGTACCATTAAATACCACCTTATGCCCCTCATTATCATAAACTTCACATTCAATAGAATGAACAATCATATTATTCATATCTATGACCATTCGAGTATTAATGAACAAACTACCATATATATGTGTGTCATTAATACCTATTCTGTTAAAGTCCATAATAGAAGAGATTAGTGGTGAGTTAAATAATACACCCATACCTGAATGCCTGCAAATATCGCTACAACTAACAGTGCAAAACAGAGTAAATGATAGGAAATAAATGGGCCTCTGAGATTAGAATGCTCTAAATGAACATACTTATAGAGCCCATAAATAGGAATCCATTTCTTCATATAGGAGACAATTTAGACTGTGTGATCAATGATTTTCTCGATGTTTACAAGCGCTATATTCTTCTGAGGAGCCACTTCACTATAATAATCCTCAAATGAAATAGAATTATCTTCTATATTAATAAATATTTCACCTGTCTTGTAAACTTCTCCACTTTTAGTGTGTATAAACATATATTTAATAGTATTTAAAGAGAGCTAAATTAATAGCTCTCTAATTATTTACAGAATGAAGCCAATAGTAAATGTCCTGACTCAGGATAGAGACTGAAACTAAACCAATTCTCTACTACACCAGATATTCTATTTCTTTCTCTCCTATTAACTATTACTTTATGTAATATATTACCAATACTCTCTCCGTATATAGAGACTAATTGTTTTCTGGATTTATAACAAATATGTTTCATAAATGCAATAGAATTAATTATTGTTAGTGCTTATTCCTACACAGGTAGAAATATGTCTATTAGAGTGTGTTTTACTCAGTCTCAACCACTCCACACCCACAAAAACTTATTCGTCATCATCATTCTTCACCTTTCTCATGATTAACCAACTAAATATGAACACAATTGCAATAATAGTCAGCCAAATAGCTAATACTTTCATATTAATCTGTTTGTTTCTTATAAGAATAGTAAAGAATAAAGAGGATAACACATCTCACTAGCCTAAGAATAGGACTTCTTTCATGTGTTATCACTCTCATTTTTCTCCCGAAATAAACCATTTGGTTAGAAACCGTCCAATTGAATGCGTTTATATTAGATAATTTCTAATTAGGTGCCGACCTAAATTAGATAATTTCTAATTATTCTGCTGAATGCTCATATAAGTCATTCTCAAGCATAATATCTTTGTTCATAACAAGCAATTTGTTGATTAATAATACAGACGCACACATTCACTACAACATAGAATGTGTACTCTGCGACTCGACTTTAAGAATAAAAGGACAGTCACTAGTCTGCAACTGTCCAATATGAATTAAAAGAAAAGCTGCTTATGCAGCAGGCTTTTCAGGGTACATCATTTTATCATGCAGCCATTTCATTTTCATGACAATGCCTTTCTTACCAGACTTCTCAGCTTCTTCAAGAGTCATGAAGGTGCCTTTACCATTCTCTTCAATTAGCATAGTCTCACGCTCAACAATCCAAAACCTCGTGAGGTCTTCCTCAACAACCTGTCCAACTGCAATCTTATCCTTGGCAGCAATGTTAACACCACCCAGATAGAATGTCTGCTTTTTAGCATCTGCAATTCCAAACATTGCAATCTTCTGAGTAAGCTTTAAAACTAATGTCTTTCCACCATTTGATTCAGTGATGTTCTCAATTGTGAATTGTAATTTCATAAAGTAGAGTTTTTTAAGTCTACGGGGCCCTATCGCACCGCTAGATTTAAGGCGGGGAGTGGTTGTTACTGGGCCTAAGAGGGGGTATATATAAAAAAAATGAAAAAAATTACCTCCCCGGCTTGGAAATATAAAAAATTAGTAGTATTTTTAAAAAACAAAAAAATAAAAATGTGCGAAAAAAAATTATGCGCCAAATGTGGTGAAGAGAAAGAGCTTGATAAAATGGTGAGAAGTTTTAATATATTAAAGGATGGTACAAGAAGTTATTTTTATAGATCTACTTGTAAGAGGTGTGACAATAAAGCGAAGGATGCAAGACGAAAAGTAAGAGGTTATTCGGGAAATTCTCAGAGAATAACTCGTATGAGAGAAAGAAGTAATAACTGGTCTAAGAAAAACCTTGAAGCTAGAAAAATTATAAGCAGAAAACACACACTTAGAAAGTACGGACTTACTTTAGAAGGTTATGATAATCTCTTAAAAGAACAGAATGAGTGTTGTAAAATATGTGGTACTCATTATTTACAAGTAACAAGACAGCTATTAGATGTAGATCATTGTCATACTACTGGTAAAGTAAGAGGCTTACTATGTACAGATTGTAATGGAGGGCTCGGTAAATTTAAAGATAATATAATACTTATGCAAGAAGCTATTAAATATTTAGAAGAAAATAAATTTGATAAATTCTAGGAAATATTGTAAATTTGTTGTATGAAAACACTTTATGTAAGGATGAAATACCGCACTGGAAGTTGGCTCTTTGTAGAAGCGCTAAAGCGAATTGTTCTTCCTAAGGGTTATGATAAAATTGAGATAATATGGATTTAGTAAATGAATTAAACTTCTTATAATAGTATTAGATAATTTAGAAGAATTAGATTCACTATTAAAATTGATAAAATGAAAAGTAGAAAACAAATGTTTGTTGATATGAGAGTAGTTAAAATAGCGCCTCATACGTATAGGATAGATCAAGGAGATTATAGGTCTTATGGTACGAAAGGAGGAATGCTAGCTTTTAATGAAGCTTTTGAAAAAGCGCCAAAGTTAAAGAAAAATGACAAACCAAGAAACTGAGGATTTTATTAACAGAACAATTGATGCTTGGAATAAGATAGACCAGCGTACTTCTGGTGGAGTGTTTCAAGCGTTTAAACGCACACCAAAAATGTTAACAGTAAATTTAGACAAGGACGATCTTATTCATTTGTTAAGTTCAAGAAGTCCTTCTTCTTATCAGGACTGTGAAGTTGCTTATAAGAAAGGATATGGTCAGTTAGACGGATTTCCTAACGAGAAATGGAGATGGAATCAAGTAAGATTAAATAGCATGACAGAAGAAATGCTCTATGAAGCTTATATTAATTTAAAAGTAGGAAAACCGTTACCATGACACACTGTTCGTATTGTGACTACACACCTTGTAGATGTAATGAAATAGGAGAAAGAATTAGGAATTCAGATTCTATTACACATACATTATATATTAATAAAGATGAGGTTGAAAGATGGGGGTGGGAAATACCACCAGATATGAGAGTTCCTTATATAGTGGAAATAGAGCATATAGAAGGAGAGCCTAGCGGTATTCCGATGAATGAACTTTGGGAATTATTAAGACAACTAGATGAAAAAACAGATGGAGAATATAAGCTTGGAATGGATGAGACAGGCACTGGAAGAGATGTTTCAGAAGGAACCACCACAACGTAAAATAAGACTCTACACAGGAGTAGGTGGATATGAATTACTAGATGAAGCTATGGAGAGAGAACTTGGATATGAAAGGATTTATGTGAAAAAAGCACTTAGGTTCTTAAAACTAAGAAAATCAATAACAGGTAAATTATATAAGAGATATGGAGGAAATAATATTATCAGATACGGAAAAGAGGCTCTTAGCAGCAATAATGGCTATGTGTTTTCCAGCTATAAGTCCAGAGTTTAAAAACAACTTATTAATCACCGGAACTGCTGGTGAGTTTGAGCAAAACGCTGAAGCTGAAAAGTGGTTCTATTCAATCCCATATAAGAATGAAGGAGACACCAGAACAAGCGCCTAAGCTAAAGATTTACATGGAGATGCAATACTCGCATCCTTCTTATAAAGTAGCAATATTTGAGCTAATGGAATTAAAGGACGTAACATTCCAGAGCATAAAGGATGTTGTATTAAAATGTAAAAACGAACTAGAAAGTTATGACAGGAGAGAAGAATAGCGCAGAGAGCGTGAACGACTGGGCGAGTAGATATGATGAAATTGACAATGCACCTGAGACTCACATAACCATTCGTAGAGAGCCCTATAAGGTGTTAAAACAGTGGCTGGAGAGAGATCGCGCCTACTATAGCAAATCAATAAAGGGGCTGTATTTCGACGAGGTGAAGTGGCGCCTGTACAGGCAAACGCACTTCAACACTACCCCTCTTCTATCCAGAATGGATGAAATAGCATCTAAACCCTTCTATATTAATAATACAGAAATAGGTAAGTTTAGATTTTGTATTCCTTTTGGTAATTAATAATGAAAAAATTTTAAGCAGTGGCTGAGTATCATTACCCTACAAAAGAAGAAATAAGAGTAGGATGGGAAGGAGAAATCAACTGGAATCTAGGATATGAAGATACATATACACCTATTACTATCCTCTATCCTGACGCAGAAGCTAGAGATGGATGGAACTGTAATATAGATGATGTGCTTTCATTAGCTATTTGGGATAGATGTGCTGAAATACGCTGTCCTTTCTTATCAGAAGAGCAAATAGTTGCTGAAGGATGGACAAAGTATTTAAAAAATGGGTTCTATAGAGAACATCCTAGAGTAGTAAAAAGAGATGGAGAGTACTTTCTGGATGATATGCTCGTAGTATCTGGACACTATGATCTTTCATATAGACCATACGATAAGCAATTATTTATTTATAACCTAGATGGAGAACGACTATTCTGTGGAAAATGTCCTGATATTAACACATTTAGAACGATTTGTAAACTAGTGGGAGTATGAATGAACTAAAGGCAGGAATTAATGATGTAGTAATTGATGACAATTACACACACTATCTAATACAGGATTATGACAAAGAGAGAAAGCTATTTAGACTTACTAGAGTGGGGGATTGCCACCCATTCACCCTCACTGAACAGTGTGTAAAAGATATGTATTTATTAATAGTACAGTAGGAAGTAGAAATACTTCCTTTTTTATTTGGAGTTTTCAACTATTCTGTGTACATTTGTATATGAATTACAATATTTATAGAAAGTCTTTAGAACTACTTGAATATCATATGAATAAGCAAAATATGAATAATACAAACCTTTATAAGTGGTTATTCCACTATAATATATACACCCATAAATGGTGTGCGTTTACTAGAGAGGATTACCTCGATTACTTTAATGGAAAGAAAGAGCCTATTTCTTCATCAAATATTAATACATTAATTGAGATTATAGAGAAAACAGATGGTGATCTTTCAAAAATATTAAACTTAGAAAAATGAGTACAATTGTAAAAATGTTAGCGAGATGGTCGGAGCTTGCTCCTCGTAATAGTCAAGCTAACCGGGAAGAAGCAGAATTAAACCGTCTCATTAATGGAGATGAAGGTCCAGAAGATAGCATGATTATGATGGATATTGTGCATGAATATGGTCCTGTAGTATTTGATTTAAAAGATATTCATCACTTTAATAGAGCTAAAGAAAAGGATCATGTCACAATTCATTTCAGAAAGGCTGAGAGTTCTTTAATAGTAAAAGCAGGTTTCTCAGATTTCATGGAATTGTATATGGAACAAATGGGTGTACAGATTATGGATTGCACACCTTTGGATTATGAAGATGACATTCCTGAAGACGAAAGTATAGAAGGTGATGAAGAAGATTTGGAATTGTAAAAAAGTTTTCGTATATTTGTATTATAATTTAAAGAAATGAGTTTATTAGTCATTATAGCGGGTAGAGGAGCAGAGCGCATTGTCAAATGTGGCTCAGGTGGTTCTATTTGCTAATGACTTAATTAATGTGTGTCATAACATCGAACCCCTGAGCCTTAAAGAAGCTTGGGGGTTTTGGTTTTTATACCCTCGAAGCTTTAAGGTGAAGCTACTGGCTTTTAACCAGTAGAACACGGATCGTTACCGTGCGGGGGTACATAAATAAGGACTGGTAGCTTAACTGGATAGAGCTCCCGCCTACGAAGCGGGAACATGAGCGTTCGACTCGCTCCTAGTCCTCAGAGCTGTAATTCAGGGAACAGAATGTCTGTTTTCTAAACAGAACGTCGGGGGTTTGAATCCCTCCAGCTCTTCTTATATGCGTTACAAGGATTTCGGTAGTCTATCTGACTTCCAATCAGAGGGGTGGGGTTCGACTCCCCAGTAGCGCACAAAATCTGTGAAAGTCAGTTACCAAGGTCAGTGATAGTCTGTACACCAGCTCTCGTCGTCTAGTGGCTAGGATGACACCCTTTCAAGGTGTAGAAGAGGGATCGAAACCCTTCGAGAGTACATATCGGCTCTTAGCTCAAAGGTGGAGCAGCTCGCTCATAACGAGAAGGATAAGGGTTCAACCCCCTTAGAGCCAACCCGCTGAGTAGCGTAATGGTTAACGCAGACGCCTGATACGTGTAAGACTGGAAGTTCGACTCTTCCCTCAGCGACATAGGAAGTTCATACAGAGGTTTAATATGCCACTCTTACAAAGTGGACTCCTGAGTTCGATTCTCAGACTTCCTACTTCTGGGCCAGATGCCAACGGTAGGCAGTCTCCCTTGCAAGGAGAACTTTTGGGTTCGATTCCCACTGTGTCCACTATGAAATCAGAAAACAGATGTCCTGAATGTAATGAACAATTCATAATTATAGATGAGATTGGAGTGTTCGGAGAAAATCTAGGACCAGTTTATTACTGCGATTTATGTGATCGTACTTATTCAATAAATGAAAATTTGGAAAATTGAAAAAGTTTTCCTATCTTCGTGTTATGAAATTCGTGAAGCAATATTTACTCTCCTATTTATCTAGTCTCAGTTATCCTGTGGCAGGGGGGCTTATTGTCGGAATATAAAGATACTTTTTTCCGTTTTTAGTTTACCCCCTGCTTATTCATAAGTGGGGGTTTTTTATTTTATGGCTACGTAGCCCAATGGGAGAGGCAATAGTCTTAGAAACTATTTAGTGTGAGTTCAAATCTCACCGTAGCTACCAGCTCCTATAGACCAACAGGGAGAGTCAACAGACTTAAAATCTGTCAAGTGTCAGTTCAAATCTGACTAGGAGTACATTTGGAGAATAGACATACTAGGGTATGCCCTCTCTGCTAAAGAGGTGGTACGTCATCGAACGTATGTGGATCAGGGCCACTGTTCTCCGCTCTGGAAAGAAAAGCAGGTGCATTGGAGCGCCGACTAGTCTTGAAAACTAGGTCTCGTTAAATCGGGTGGGGGTCGGTTCCTCTTCTTTCCGCAGGTCGTGTATCTCGGCGACGTAGTATGAAATAAAAAGGGTTTGACAAGCTGGAATAGACAGCTATCTCGATGTAATGGTAAGTGGGTTGAAATCAGCAGTCTGTAAAACTGTCGCCATTCGGCTATGGGAGTTCAAATCTCTCTGCATCGACTTCTTTTAAGAATATTTGGTAGTTTCAAATATTTTACTTATCTTTGTTTTATGATTAACAATTGGCATAATACGTTTAATAATTTCACACCGGATCAACAAGATCTCGATGAGGGAACATTATGCCAAAATAAGTAATTCAAGAAAATTTGTCATAATTGAAAGTTTCCCTCGGTTTTCACCGGGGGTTTTTTATTATCAGGGTGTTCCACAGATGGCTATATGGGCGTGCCTTGGAAGCACGTGTTCGCTGGTTCAAATCCAGCTACCCTGACTGCATAGTTGTAGGTATACTCCAGGAAGGAACCTTCACCTCGACTATTAGGGGAGTCTGGTCGTCCCTGCCTCTCTGTCTAAGAGGAGATCCTCGGTTCAAATCCGTGATAGTCGGCGATCAACAGTTTACTTCGGCAACGTTCTGTATAAAAAATCGGAGCCGACCAGGGAATGTAGCTCAATGGTAGAGCAACCGGCTGTTAACCGGTAGGTTGAAGGTTCGACCCCTTCCGTTCCCGCACACTAATGGGTGGTGAAATTGGCAGACATACCGGATTGTCTATCCGGCGCGGAATCAGGGATTAACCTCCGCTTGTCGTTCAAGTCGTACCCCATTAGCACAATGCCTGCTGTAGCTCAATTGGCGGAGCAGTCCCCTTGTAAGGGAAAGGTTGTCGGTTCAACTCCGACCACAGGCTCATTTGGAGTTCAAGCTAACTTGGTAGAAGCACCAGTCTGAAAAACTGGAGGATCTGGATCGTAACCAGAGAACCCCACTATATAATGCTCGTTGGTATATTGGTATCACACCGAGTTTTGACCTCGGAGAAGGTCGTCCGATTCGATCACGAGCATCTGTGAAGATAGCTTACTGGAAAAGCGCTAGCATGTGAAGCTGGAGAAGCAGTTCGATCCTGCACTTCACCCAGAGCCTGAGAATAGTATAGGAGATATGTGGGATTTACCTGACCCTTCAAGCGTAAACCTGGGACTACGCGAAAAGTATCTTATTACGCAGGCTACCTACGGGATTAGTTTAGTTGGTAAAATGCTAGTCTCCAAAACCTGTGTCGGTGGTTCGAGACCATCATCCCGTGCAATAGCCCCTTAATTGGGGCTTTTTTATTTATTTTAAAAAATAGTTTACGAAATTGATGAAAATGTCAGAAATTTTTCGTAGCTTCGTACTTCGCGGAGCAGCAGAAGTGTAACGCTCAGTGACTCACCTACTATTCGTTGTTCGCGAGAGCAGCTAATAGAAAGTTCTGGAGAAGAAGGGATGGAGATAAAATAAATTTGGTAAATTGCAATAATATCTCTATATTTGTACTGAATATGCAACTAGTAAAGATAAAAAAGAAAACCAATAGTAAAGTAGAACAAGCTAAGGTATTAATTAATATCTTCTGTTTACTTATGAATGTTAAGCTCTCAGACACAGAGTTAACAGTACTTGCATATTTTATGGTTTATAAGATCAATAGAAAAACTAAAGACCTTATACTAAATGCAGGTATACTAAAGTCTGATGATAGTCTTAAAAATACTCTATCTAAGTTGAAGAAATTTGGAATGCTGATTAGAAATGTAGACAGTAAAGAATACTCACTTAGAAAAGAGTTAGACTTTGGGCTTACTCCAACTATGGGAGTTCTTATTAAAATTGATAATAATTAATGAAGGATATTCATATAGTTTCTAAGTTGGTAGCTAGAGAGAATAACCTTGATCCTGACCTTGTAGAAGATGTAAATGCTTTTTTCTGGAAGGTTGGCGTGAGAGCTGCTCTATCATCTATGGACTATACATCTGTTTCTATTAAGCATATTGGAACTATAACAGTTTCTAAGCGTAAAGTAGACCAGATGATTATTACTCTTATTAGAAAGATAAGGAATATCCGAAAATCTACCAGATATAAGCAATCAACAACTGAATTGCTTCTGGAATTAAACTATGATAAGCTAAGAAAAGCTCTTAAACAAAGAAATATATTAGCTAAACAGTTCTATGAAAATTACACTAAAAGGATTAGTAGAGTACGTGACGTTGCTGCCGACAATAGTGAGCAACGCACCAGCAATCTTGGAAGCGACAATAACACAAGTGAAGAACGAGTTGGGGATGTTACCAGAGGAAGAACAACAGGAGATAGTGAGGAGAAGACTGATATGCTCGACGTGCCCGTTCAGCAGCTCGAATGCAGTTAGTGATGGGTATATAACAAACAGAATTGATGAGCATTGCGTTATGTGTGGATGTTCAATTAATAGAAAAACATCATCATTATCATCAGATTGTGGATTATCATGTTGCAATCCGGGAACAGAATGCGGATGTGCAAAACCAAACGTAAAAGAGTACAACACAAAAAACAATATAACACTGGAACCTAAATGGTTCGCATTTAAAAACCAAGAAAATGAGCAACAAACAGATTCAGACAAAGTCACAGATATTCCATAACTTTGCAGAGATCGTGGAATTGTTTCCTCAGTATACCATTGCGCAACATATGGTACATATTCTTCGCCCACAAACAGGATGTTACGGCTGGAGTGATACAGAGCTTTTGAGGAAGTTTGAGAAATATCGCGATGAATTAGAGAACGAGTTAGTAGATAATATTAAGGAAGATGAATAATATTGTTAACCACTACCTACAAGACGAAATTGATAATTGGAGAGCTTTAGGTATGTCTGAGAATTATATTATTGAACAACTCACTGCGAGGTACAATGACGCAATGAGGTTCTTAGAAATGATGTTACAAGAAGAAATTGGAAAAGAAAGTGGAGTACGATATACTCTTTATGATGACCCAAGCACACATAAAGAACAAAGAGAAGATGTTAATGAGAGATATGTATCTCACTAATGTTGAATGGGGATTTCGGCTAGGTATTATTTCTGCTGAGGAGTTCAAGAAACGTAATGATGAAGCAATAGATAGATACAAACCGAAGACTTGGAGAGAATATTTAGAAGATTAAAAATTGCGGGGTGGACTGGAGAGGTTCCAGCTTAGTCTCATAAGCTAAATGACGCGGGTTCGATCCCCGCTCCCGCAACTTAACTAATTACATGGAAGAAGAGATATACGATCAGGCTGCAATTATGGGGTTATTCTATGAACTTATGAGTCCTGAATCAAGAAAGGCTATATTTGGTGAACCTAAAGAAGAATCAAAGTATCCTTTGGAAAGTTATAAATTCATGATCTTAGACTTATCAGAAGATGCTCAGACTAGTGATTCCGATAGAAGTTTATCAACTTAAGTGTATTGTCATAATAGACAAAGACATTCGTAAGAAGATAAACTCATATAGTAAGCGAGAGAAATGGGAATTTAATATAGAAGATGACCATGATCTTCATGGAATGGCTATAAATCCAAATAATTTTCATACCTACTATGTCTTCTTTTCAGAAGAGAGTTTAAATGTAAATATAATAACTCATGAAATTTCTCATTTAGTAGATTACATATTAGAAGATAAGGATGTAAATGATGGAGAAGCTAGAGCCTTCTTATCAGGATTTATAAATGAGAAGATATTCGATTATGTTATTAAGAAAAAGCTATTCGTAAATAAGCACGTATAGCCAAGTGGTAAGGTCGCTGTCTGCAAAACAGTTATGCGGAAGTTCGATTCTTCCTATGTGCTCAAATAAAAACCAATGGAAGAGATACATGAAATGTGTAAACCTAGTTATACGGATAATGACTTTATCTATGCTGGGTTTATGATGGCTATTGGGAAGTTTGCTATCGAATACGATATGCGTCTTGAAGATCCTTCCTTCTATTCAGATATAGAAGATATGGAAATTGAAAAAGATGAAATCAATACAGACTATCAAATCTTCCCAAAACAACCAGATCCACTTTTTGTGAAAAATAAAAACTGGGTAGAAGACTACTACTATAATGGAAAAATAGTCAAAGTAAGGAAATTTAATACTAAATATTATCGCGTAACTGAAGTAAAACCATATGGCTGTTAAGAAAAACTTATACATATCAGCAGAGCTAGAACTTGCAGAAGAACAATTAGCTCGCTGGAAACAATACTTACTAGATAACCCCTACAATGAAGTAGAGGATCGTAAGGAATTAATGAAAACTAAAAATGGTGGAGCTTATTACGCTGTAGTACAAACTAAAGAGGCTATTCAAAAATCACTACGTGAAACCATGAAGGAATACCTTGCTATGTGCGAGGTAGTAGAAAAACTTCGTGAGAAAGAAGCTGCTGCCATAAAAGAAGTACGTGGTGGTGGAGATGTGCCTCATAGAATGAGAAATAATGCTGAAGATTAATTCTATTAATGACTTCTTTTCAAGGATGGAAAGTCTTCCGGTAGAAGGTACTCCTGAATTTGAAGAACTAGTTCAATGGGAAATAGACAAGTGTATGGGTGGAGTCACTCTCGATAATGTAGATATATCGGGGTGGCTCTATTGGCATTTAAACCATTGGAATATTCGTGATGACGTTGAGGATGAGTATGGTAATATACAGAGAAAGAAAATGCTCGCTTCCTGTAGAGATAATGAGTGGGAAGTAGGTCAATATCTTGAACAATGTCGTGTTGAGAAGAAAGGATATATGCACATTGGAGTGCGTCAGTTTGGAAAGAGTGAGATTATGGCTTCTTATATGGGCTATCATGCTGAACTCTTTGAACACACACAGAATGTAGTGGTGGGTGGTAATGATGATGACTTACAACTTATCCGTGATAAGATTGATTTTGGTATTAAGAATCTTTGGAAAGGATTACAAATTCCAAAGCTAGATAAAGATACTAAGAAGAACATGACCCGCTTAGGGTTCAAAGCTAAAGGTGGTGATGACCATGTTTGGTCTTACTTAATTGTTCGTAACGTATCAGAAGGTAACAAAACAGAAGGTCCAGCGGGTGTTACTGCGAAAGCCTATGCTACCGATGAAGTTGGTAAATTTGCTTTTGCTCAATCATTTGAAGCTGCTAAACCAGCATTTAAGTCCAAGTTCGGATGGAGATGTGTACCTCTTCTTTTCGGAACCGGTGGTAGCTTTGATAAAGGAGCTGATGCTGAACGTTTCTTCTTTAATCCTAGTGCAAACAACTTATTAGCTGTAACTGATCCTGAGACAGGACGAGAGACAGCTATTTTCATGTCAGGATTATATCGTATTGACTGTAAATATCTCACTACACTTGGTGATTATCTCAGAAAAGAAGGGAAGATAGACTGGGCTACTCCTAACTTAGATCAGATCCCTATGATGGTTTCTGATAAGGAGAAAGCTAAGGCTCTCATTCTAAAAGAACGCGAAGAGAAATCTAAAGACCCTGATAAAGTGGAGTACCAAAAGTTGATAATGTATTATCCACTTACTCCAGCAGAATGTTTCTTATCTAATGCAATTAATCCATTCCCAATAGAAGCAGCTAGAAGTCACTTAGATTATTTAAACGCAAATAATATTACAGGTAGATATGTTAGATTCTTCAGAGATTCGGCTGGAAAAGTTAGAACTAGTTATGCAGTATCTCATGACAGACCCATCAGTGAATTTCCAACCAAAGGGAATCTCGGAAAAGATTGTCCAGTGGTTATATGGGAAGAGCCTATCTCAAATGCACCACGAGGTTTGTATATTGCGGGAGCTGACCCTTACAACAATGACATTTCCGACTGGTCAGACTCTTTAGGTACAGTTGTTCTATGGAAACGTATGACAGATGTGGCTGGAGAAACCTATCAAGACATGCCTGTTGCTGCGCTAGCTTCACGTCCAAACTCAATGAATGATTGGCATGAACAAGTAGAAATGCTACTAGAATATTATAATGCCGTCTGCTTTCCAGAGAACGCTGCGGGTACATTTATTCAATACTTTGAGCGTAAGAATAAAGGACACATGTTAGGTCAAGGATTTAACATTGCAAAAGAGATTAATCCAAACACCAGAGCTAACCAAGGTGGTAAAATATATGGATTATCTCCAACACTACCAAACATTAACTACTGTATGTCGCTAATGATTGAGTATTGTAAAGAACAGATTCAAGTGGGTACACACCCTGATACAAGAGAACCTATATATAAATTAGGTGTAACTCGTATTCTTGATCCTGTATTACTTCAAGAAATTATAAAATACAACCCTGAAGAAGGTAACTACGACCGCATTGTGGCTTTCCGCCACGCTCTGGCTTATGCTAGACATCTTGATAAATATTATCCGATAATAAATATTAAAGAACCTGAGAAACCTGACAATCAAAGAAAGAATCCAATCTTAAGTTCTCCGTTTGCTATGACAATGTCAGGATTTGCTAAATCAACTAGTCCTTTTGCAGCTAGTCAACATGCTATGCGCACATTAGGAACAAGAATGTAATAGTAATGTATTATTTTGATTACATAAAAAAATAAGATGTAATTATTTCTTATATTTGCTGGTTTAATACTAAATATGGTAAGTTCATTTGCTAATATAAACCCTAATGTAAGCCTTCCGCAACAGATGATTCCTCTGTCGAAGAAAACAGATGCGTGGAAGGAAGACACTCTAAATGCTTTAGAGAACATAGGAAGCTTTCAATATCTTCATAATCTCTATTTAATAGAGAACTATGAGATGATAAAAGGTAGATTCATATTCAGACACTATCTTGAACAAGATGAGTATGCTGATATGGTACACCAATTATCAAGGGAGTTTGAGATTCCAAACTATTTACGTCATTATGATATTATCTCGCAGGTAATCAACACCTTATCAGGTGAATTTCAAAAGCGTCCAGATAATTTCCGTGTCAAAGGGTTTGATGAAAATACCTCAAATAACTATATACGTGAAAAATCGCGATTACTTACTGAGTATGTCGCACAAGATATTCAAAAGGAGATAGATCTTCGCTTATCAGAAATGGGATATGACCCTAACAAGCAAGACTTTCAATCTCCTGAAGAAGCACAACAATACCAACAAGAAGTTCAACAACAACGTCAAGCTCTCACTCCACCAGAGATTGAGAAATATATGAAGTATAAGTGGCAAGATGCTGCTGAGATTTGGGGTGAACACCAAATTGAGCTTGACAGACATCGCTTTAATATTCCTGAAAAGGAGAGAGTGGAGTTTGAGGATATGCTTGTCGCTGATAGATGCTTCAGACACTACTACCTTACTTCAAATGGGTATAACCAAGAAACTTGGAACCCAGTTAATACTTTCTTCCACAAGTCTCCTGAAATTCCAGAAGTTGAAAATGGAGACTATGTTGGACGTATTCTTTTCCTTACTACCTCAGATATTGTTGATCGCTACGGACATCTTCTTACAAAGAAACAACTCAAGAAACTTGAGAAAGAACGTGATGTTATTGGTAAAGAAGTAGGACGCGATGGATATGGAATTCCTTATGGATCAATTGTTCCATATCAAAACTATCCTGATGGTAAGATAATGACCGATGCTTTTGGATTTAATCCTGCTGCTCCAATTCCAACTCTTGATGACACCTTCTTAACAGAAATGTCAGAACATAATCCTTTCTACTTAAACACTAGAGGTTATTTAAAAGTAGTAGAGGCTTATTGGAAATCCCAAAGAATGGTGGGACAAATATGCTACGTTGACCCTGAAACTGGAATGATGACTAAGGGGCTTGTAGATGAAACATTTGTTTTACCAGAAGGATTTAAAGAAGTTAGTTCTTCATTTTACGATAATGACAATGCTGTAAATACTGTTTGCTGGACATGGGTAAATGAAACATGGAAAGGTAAAAAGATATGTAAGCATGGAACTCAGATGGAAGATGACTTATTCTTTGATGTAGCTCCACTTCCATTTCAGTTTAAAGGAGATAATAATCCTTACTACTGTAAACTTCCAGTTTGCGGTCAGATATTTAATAATCGTAACGCTCAATCAATGTCCTTAGTGGACTTGATGAAACCATGGCAGATTGGCTTTAATGTAGCTGCTAACCAGCTCTATCAGATCATGCAACGTGAAGTAGGTAGATTCCTTATTATGGATGTGAACATGCTTACTGGTATGAAAGATTGGGGTGGAGAGAATAGTTATGAGAAGTTCTTATTAGTAGCCAAGAGTCTTGGTATGACCTTTGTTGACACTTCTCCCCAGAATCTTAAAGGAGCTAACATCTCCAATACAATGCCTAGAGAAGTAGACTTAGATGAGTCTGCACGTATGATGTCAAGAGCTAAATTAATGGAGTTCTTTGAGCAACGTGCGTTATCTCAAGTAGGTATTACTCCGCAAAGGTTAGGTAATGTAGCTGCTTCTGAAACAGCAACAGGTACTCAGCAAGCTGTAACACAGTCTTTTGCTCAAACAGAATCTTACTTCACTAGATTTGCTGAGTATAAGAAACGTACTCTTAAGATGAATCTGGATATAGCTCAATACGTTCAATCTAAAGAACAAGACATCACCATCACTTATGCTAAAAGTGATATGAGCAGAGCTTGGATAAAGATGAATGGAATTGACCTATTATTAGCAGACCTGCATGTTTATGTATCAAACTCTCAAGAAGATGTTCGTCAACTTGAAATGTTACGTCAATTATTCATGACTAATAATAATGTAGGAGCCACTCCATTAGACCTTGCTACTGTTATCACTTCTAATAGTCCTGCTGAAATTAGGATTCAACTTGAAACAGCAATGGCTAAGAATGAAGAGAAGTATCAACAACAAATGCAAATGGAACAGCAGAAGATTGATACAGAGAAACAAATCGAGCAAGCTAAAATGGAATTCGAGGCTGAACAGAAACAGCTTGATAGAGAAAACAAAGTTCAGATTGCTTACATCAATAGCTTCTCTCGTCAGAAAGATAACAACGCTGACGAGGATGGTGATGGAATACCTGACTTATTAGAATATGATAAACTTTCAGTACAAGTAGATGCTCAACAATCTCAAGTTCAGCTTCAAAGAGAGAAGCAACAATTTGAAAGAGAGAAGGCAATTCTTGACAATCAAACCAAACTTCGTGAGTTAAATTTGAAGCAACAAGAGCTAGCTGTACGTGAAAAAATAGAGAATGAAAAAGTAAAAGTAGCCAAAATAAACAAAAACAAATACGATAAGAAGACACCTGCGAAGAAGAAAAAGTAAGAAATGCTATGTATTAGTGAGTATGGTGTCGTGATTTGTGTAATCATAAATAATTATCTAAGTTTGCATTCTGTAATTTATAAAACCAATTAATACAATGGATGGACTAGAAACAAGAATTGTTGACATCTCGGAAGACGCGTTAGATCAATTGTTTGACGAAACTCCAGATAAAACAGTAAACGCTGAGACACTTCTTGGAAGTAAGCGTCAACCTTCTAAACAGGCTCAATCTGAAGTAGAAGATGATGAAGAATTTGAAGAAGAAGTACCAGTTCAAAAGAAAAAGAAAGAGGCTGTACCTAAACAACCTAAAGCTAGACAAGAAGATGTCATTGAAGATGAATTTGCCGATACAGATATTGAAGAATTTGATGACTACAACGAGAACGAAGAAGCTGAGGTAGATGAGGATGAAGAAGTTGAAGATGAAGACAAGCCTAAAAAATCTAAGCGTGCTGAAAAACAAGAGCAGGCTCAGGAAGAAAAAACAGGAGTTCTCTCAGTTCTAAAAAACACTATGGATTACCTAATCCAGCAAGGAGCTTGGGAAGACTTTGAAGGTCGCGAAGAGCTCGAATTGGATGAAGAAACCTACGCTAAATTAGTTCTTGAACAAGATACTCGTCGTCTACAAAGTATGTTCGAGGAGATGGTAGATAGTACTGGACCTTATGGTAAAGCTATCATTGAGTTTGCTAAGAATGGTGGAAATCCAGACGAAGTAATCGACCTCTTCAAAGAACAGAAACAATTGAATTCAATTGATATTGATAATATCGACGGTCAGAAAGGAATTATCAAACACTATTACACAGAAGTAATGGGATGGAAACCTGAGAAGGCTGATAAATTCATTTCTAACTTAGTTCTTTCAAATGAACTTGAAGACGAAGCTAAAGAAGTAAAAGATCACTTTAATGCTTACTATCAAAAAGAAGTAAGTCGTTTAAGTAAAGAGCGTGAAGATCACGTTCAACGTCAAAAAGAAGCAGAACAAGCATTTGAAACAAACATTCGCTCTGCTATTAAGGAACGTAAAGATCTTACTCCTACTGAAAAGAAAATGGTAGAAGATCAACTTTTACGTTACGATCAGAAATTACCAAATGGTAATCTAGTAAATAAGTTCTACGTAAACTTTGCTAAGATGCAAACTAATCCTGCTGACTATATTGAGTTAGTAATGTTTGTAAATGACAAAGCTAAATACAACGAACGTGTAGCAACTAGAGAAAAAAATAAAGCTACAGCAAACGCTTACAATTTCATTAAAGGTAATGGCGCAGTAAGCAACAAAAAAGGTTCATCTTACGAACAAATAAGAAAGAATGACAAGGTCACAGGTTTTGACTTTGGCGTTCCAAAGAGAAATATTTAAACCTAAAAATTAAAATTTAAACAATGCCAAAGATTCAAACACCAAGTCTGACAGGTTTTAACAACTCCGTAGTTGTGGGCCAGACTAAGTTTGATGTGAACAAGTTTACCGACTTGAACAGTCTTTATAGCCTGTACAAGAAAGATTCTTTCACTACTTACAAGGGTATGATCTATCTGTGGAATCAGCGTAAACTGATGAACACTCCGTTGATCTCTCTTACTGAGATGAACAACTCTGTAACCTATGTAAATGGTGCTGAAGGTAAATTCCGTTATAGCATTCCTTACGACTTAGGTATGCCCTATGTAGTAGAGGATATGACTGGTGACGTAGAACGTCCCGGTATCGACGGACAGAAGTTCAAGATCAAACTTAGTGAGAACTGTTTCACTAATACAGACATTATTACCTACGACTATCGTGATGGTGTTACCCTCTACGTTACAGAAGACGAAATTTATGAAGAAAGTGACGGTTGGGTATACACAGTAACAATACCTACTTCTAACAAGACTAAGTCTTTCCCTAAACGTTTCTTACAACCCGGTACAGAGTTCTGTAAGATCACTAACGTAAACGGTGAGAACGACACTCAAAAATCTAGCATCTGGCTGCGTCAAGGTTCTTTGGACCTCGAAATGCAACTTGGAGGCGGACGTTCAGTTTACCACTGGATTACTGCTTACGCTGACATGCTGAAGGTTGACGGTGGTGATCCACGTTATGGTTATCTGAACCAATACTCTGACCTTCGTAGAAACAACTCTACTCTTGTATTCTTCAACAAAGACCAATATGGTAATCGTATTCCAGGTTCTACTAAATGGATGAACCGTGTTGAAGCTATGTTGTGGGCTGAGATGAAAATGATGGAAGAAAAAGACTTGATGTGGAACAAAGGTGGTATCGTAACTGGTTCTGGTAATCGTTCTGTTCGTGTAAACACTGGTTTATATGAGCAAATGAGAAATGGTAACCGTGTACAATACACAAACCTTACACTGGCTCTCATCGAAGAAACTCTTTCTAACTTATTCTACAATTCAGGTGTTCCATTTGAACAACGTAGAACTAAAATCATGGTTGGTACTGGTGCCATGATTGAGATCAGCAAATTACTGGCTGACGACTTCAAACACCAAAATCCGTTCTTGGTTACTGCTGGTGATGTTAAAGGTTACTTATATGGTAACTCTATGAATCTGGGCTATGGATTCAGATTCACATCTAAGCGTTTCCCTGTAGCTGGTGAAGTTGTTTTCGAGTATAACCCTGCTCTTGATAACCACTACAATCGTGTTCAAGACGGTTTGATTGGTGAATTCCCAATCGAGTCTTACACTCTGATGATCTTAGATATTACTGATGGTGGTACTTCAAACGCTGCTGGTAAAATCCGTGAAGTTGATTACCGTGTAGAAGATGGCTTTAACAGCGCTTCTAACTTGGTGATGATTAAAACAGAAGGTTACTCAGATACTATCTGGGGTTACGAACTGGGTACACACTCTCCGCTGGGTACTAAAGGTCCAATCTACTCTAGCTCTCAACGTGATGGTTATGCCATCTGGATGAAGAACATGAGTTCTATCTGGCTGAAGGACGCTACTCGTTCTGTAATCATCGAGAAGAAAAGAACGTTGTCTTAATCTTGATTATAATTACTGGCTTTGAGAGTTGTGCCTAACAACTCTCTTTTAACTTATTGGCGTAATGCCTCAAAACCAAACAAATAATGAGTACATTAATTGAAGTGAAACAAACTCCTGACCAAAGCGCCCAATCAATAGGATTGGATAAATATAATAGGAGTAAATTTCCTACTACATTTGAAATCATGCAACCCGGTCGTACCCCTGATGGTAGATGGGTTACAGGTCTTGATGAAAATGCTCTCTCAGTAAATCGTATTAATGATCCAGTATTACGTGCTGAACGTAAAGAAGAAATTCTTGAACTTAGACAAGAGTTGGAACGTCTGACAAACTTAGACCTTTCTGCTACTTCCAAGTACTGGGACACATACTACATAAAGATTATAGATAAACTTGGTCTTAATTTTGACCTTGCTACAGATCGTATAAAGTACTACGTTTTATTAGCTAACGATTATGCTGCTCCTGAACTGGATGCACGTAATAATCCTGATCTTGCTAATACTAAGTTCTATGTTCACAGATCTGAAACAGAAGAAGGCTCAAAAGCGATTAAGAGTAAGGAACGTGACAAGGCTATTGCAGCATTGTACAACATGGCTGAGAATAAAAATAAACTGGTAGTAATTGGTAAATATGTCCATGGTACCAAGGTGAAAGACTCAATGAGTGCTGACGCCATTTATAATATACTCAGAGAAAGTCTTACTAATGATAAGGAAGGTACTATTCTACGTAGATTCAATGAAGCGACTTCTAAGACAATTGAAGAACTGCAATACAAATTAATCATTGATGAAGCTGTAGCTAAACACGTAATCCGTATTAGAGATAACTATTACCAACGTGGTAATGCTACTTATGGTAAGAATATGAAGGACGTAATCAAGTTCTTAAGTTCTCCAGAAAATGCCAACGAATTCGCTTCTATTAAGGAAGAACTGGAAGAGAAGCGTATGTTCGGATAAAATAATAAAGAATGACATCTATTGAAGCTTTCAAATCTTTTCAGCTCAAGGTAAATAAGAATGATACAAACACCGACGTTGATATTAACAAAGGTGAATTTGTACTTCTATATCGTGAACAGAAGGATGCGTGGCTTAAAGAAAAGATAGAAAAATATCAATCTTCAGATAATGTCCAAGATCTTCAAGAGGTACAAATTAAACGTAAAGAATTAGAACGTTTATATAGCGACGTAGAGTTTGATGTTTTCGCCCTACCTGATAATTTCTTCAACTATATAAGTTCTTATTCTTACTGCTCTAGCACTAATTGCCCAAGTATCATAATTAGGAATATTCCATTTAAGCCTAAGAATGAAAATATGCTATTAGAGAGCACTAATACTCAGCCCTCTTTAGACTTTGAAGAAACTATCGTAGATTTGTCTGATAATAAGCTCTTTGTATACAAAAAAGATTTTAATATAGATAAGGTATTCGCATCTTACTATAGAGCAGTAGGTGATATTGACATCGAAGGATATATCAAACTCGATGGTACACCTTCTTCTAATAAGAATCCTGATCTTTCAGATACTTATGTTGATGAAATCTTAAACCGTTGCGTAAGAGAAGTTATAAGAAGATATGAAAATCCTGAAGGATTTCAACTCGCTCAAGATCGTATATTAGCAGAAAAAAAATAATAATTTTAAAACAATAACAACAGATGCAGAATCAATCGTTTAGACGCGTGTTTGTAACAAACACTCCTGTCTTACTCGCATCAGGTACAACCGTGGATCTCGCAGTAGGCCAAGTTGGTATTTTCGATGGAAATACCTACGCAGCTACTTCAGCTCCCACTTATGCGAATAACAAAGCACTCTACATCGGTCAAGGGATGCCCGATGTAAGTCACTTGCCTTTAATGGCTGGAATCCCACAAACTAATCAACTTTCTAAGTTGGTTAAAGGTAAACTGTTGAAGAAAATCCGTCGTAAATCAGCTTCTCGTGGTCAGAACCAAGTTGTAGCTGTAGGTTTCGATGGTATTGACACAACTAAAACTTTATCTGCTCGTTGCGGTGAAGTTCGTACAGTGTATGTTAAAGCAACAGGTAACCCAATTGACAAACTTTATAACAATCAAGGTTTCATCCGTCAATATCGTATCGACACAGGTTGCTGCGATGAGTGTGGTGGAGATTCTTGTGCAGACGTAGATCCTTCAGTTCTGGCTGACATTCTGGTTGAGAAGATCAACAACGATCCTAAATGGAGCGCTGGTGGTGGTCAACTATTCCGTGCTCGTAAGGTGTTAAGTTCAGCTCTGGACACTTCTGGTGCTACTACTTACAACGTTTACAACTTAGCTATCGCTGACAACGGTGACGATGCTTCTCTGGCTGCTGTACAAGTACAGTATGTTGGACAAAGTGTAACACGTATTTCTCGTGATGGTATCATCAGTACTTATCAGATTATCAAAACTGGTGGTGCTCCTGCTAACTTCACTAATGCCGGATTGTTCGTAATCAATGATTGCGGTACTTGTCCTGCTGGTTACACTTCTAATGCTGCTGGTTATATTTACGTACTGGTACGTGCTGACGCAGGTGATGGTACTGCCTTAACCGCTGTGAGCACTGCCTACGGTATCTCTGCTGCTGGTGAAAGTACAACTCGTGTATTACGTGATGCTCCTAATGGTTTATCAACTTACATCTTAATATCTAATACTGCTAACCAAGCTGCAATAGGTGCTAATGATAGTATTCAATTCTTAGGTGCTGCTAAAGGTCGTTGTGTATTAACTACTCCAACTACTACTGCATGGTCTGACGTAGGTGATCTGTTTGCTTTCCCTAAAACATATCATATCACTCTACAAGATACAGTTTGTGGTACTTCTCGTCTTGCCGAATTACAGGCTTACTATCCTGATCTTACAATTACACAAGAAGCTGATGGTCCAGTAGATTGTATTCACCAATACACTACTACAATCCTTTCTGCTCCTGCTGCTGTAGATTGTGCTGTAGATGAACTGGTTTATGCACCAATTCCTTCTTTTGGAAATGCTCAATGGGTTGAAGCAGCAGTAACTCCTGCTACAAATATCCAAGCTGGTGTGTTAATCGAAACAGCATTTGTAAATCGTATCACTGGAGATTGTACTTATGACTATTTCCCTTATGAAGCTGATACTATTCACTTACAAGTTTCTGAATACAACGCTGACTACAACGCTAGTCCTTGTGAGAATAGATGGCCAGTAAGCGAAATACAGAGTGTTAAATATCCTCAAGGTGTTGGTGCTCGTGTTCGTGATGAAGAAAAGAAATCTCTATCCTACTTCTTAGAAGAAAGATCAGTAGATCCTGCTGTACGTGAAGCTGAAGGTTATGCTCTTCAAACTAACCCTCAAACTTACTACGATCAGTTTACTATTGAGTTTGACTTCTCTTATAAGGTAGGTGGATGGTCACAAACTTACACTGACTCTTATCATTGGGCTATCTACGTACCAGAAGGTTCTGGTGGAGCTTTACAACAAGCTCTTGTTACTTACGCTGAAAGTGTTGGTAATGATGTAGAGATAGACTTAGACTAATACCATTATTCATCTTTAATAAAATGGCAGGTGGGTGCTAATACCTGCCTGCCATTAACTTTTTATGAAGGGATTTAGACAACATATATTGGATTTTGAAATAATCCCTACGGGGAATCCAAAAACTCTTGTCTTTATTGATTCATCTGATTATTTTAGAGAGCCTGAAAAGCCTCTTCTTGAAGTTACCCTTCCCGGTTACAATAAGTACTTCTTGGTAAATGTTGTAGCTAGAAAAGTAAATACATTTAATTCTAATACTATTGGACTTACAGAAATTCTGAATAAAGAATATCTAGTTGATCTTCCAGATGGTGTTTATACTTTCAAGTACAAAATCTGTCCATACGAAAATGCTTATATAGTAAAGAAATACTTTAGAACCACTCTGATAGAGAAGGAGCTAAATGATCTTTACTTACAATTAGAAAGCACTGATTGTAGTACCAAAGAAGATAGAATAAAATCGTATAGCTTAGTAGAAATACATACTTGTATCACTGGGGCTCAAGCTGTGGTAGAGAAAGATGAGAAGAAAGCTAACTCCTTCTATCAAACCGCGCAAAGGCTAATCAATGAATTAAAAGAAGGCATTTGCAATAAAAATTGTAAATAATGGGATGCTCAACATGTGGAAGAAGTAGTACTAGGTTAGCTAGAACAGTAACTCCAACAATACAGACTACTTTAAGTATACAAGTAAATTCAGAATGTCCGTATACAATGGAGCAGGTTGACTTGTGGTTAGATAAAGTAAATTGCATTAGAACTCAAGGGCTCTACACACAAATACCTAATATAACAACAAGACAAATAAATAGCTACGTAAGCTATCTCCTTTCTGCCAAGAACTATGCAAGTAAACCTTGCTACTTTGAAAAAGAACTAGAAGAAATCGAAAGCTTTATAACCGTAATTACAGCACTAAACTTATGCAACAACAACTAATCACTTTCGCTGAAAGAATACGAGGTAAGTACTTGTATGAGATAGATGATTGTAGGTTTAAAGCTGAAGAATTCTTGAAAGCGAAGTTTATAAACGATCAAAATAATATAAAGAAAATCTGTAAGATTCTTTATAAAAAACAAAAATAATCATGCCTGGAAAATATTCATGTGGTAATATCTTACCTTCTTCTTGTATACCGTTTACTGGTAAAGACTTAAAGTTCTTATCAGTAGATGAGCAACCAGCATGTGACGCTGATATAAATGATGTATTTGATAAGATTGCTATAGCAATAGATAATCTTAATCAAGCTACAGACATGGCTACACAAACATTAACTTGTGGTACTTTACCAACTACAAAAACAGTAAAGACAATACTTCAAGCTCATGCTGATAAGATCTGTGCATTGAGTGCAACAGTAACAGCACTTCAGACACAATTAAATAGTCTTAATGTAGCTAACGAATTAATAACAATTGATTTAGGATGTTTGGCTCCTTCCGCTGCTCCATGTCAGCAAGGTACAAACACCTACTCGCTTATATCTATCCTTACATTATTCAAGAATGAGATATGTGCGATTAAGACAGAACTAGGAATATAACAATAAAAATTTATAACAATGGCAGAATGCGGATGCGGTTCTCAACCAGTTTATCAGTCAGTTTCAATCTGTGACCCTTGTAATACAAATACAGGATGTCCTATTCAGCTTGATTGGGACTGCTCTATCTACCACAAAGATAATAATGAGGTAACTAACCTTACTAACTTAGCTCTTACAAACGGAGCTACTCTTAATCAGTTCGCTGAAGCTGTAGATCCTTATATTGGTCAAATAAAAGCAGCTAACTTTAATCTTCCTTGCTTAAGAGCTGACTATACAATCAACTCCATGAAGGAGTTTGCTGAAGCAGTAGACACACAACTTTGTCAATTATCATCAGATATAGACACAGTTGCAGGAGAGGTTACTACTCCAATCACTGTGACAGATACACAATCAGTTAACCTAACAGCTTCTGGTTCACTTAGTCATACACTTCAAGCTGATGTAAAGATTTCTGCTGGATCTGGTAATAGACTTTCAATTCAATCTGATGGTCTTTTCGCTTCTCCAATGGTTCTCACAGTTGACTATAATGCCAAAACAATTGGTCTTGTAGGAAGTAATACAGTGAACGTCGCTGCTCTCTTCTCTCCAGTATCAGGATTCTTAGGAAATGTAACTTCTGATCCTACTACTCCATTAGATGGTCAATACTGGTATAGAACAGATATTGGCCTTGCAACAGGTCTGAAAATCAGACTTAACGGTACTACTCGTACTATTACAACATCATAATAAAATTTAGAATATGCCTAATTGCGGAGTATGTGGTAATGATTATTTAAGATGCAACTGCGAATCACAGCAGCCCTTCTGCGAACAATGTGGAGAGGGTAATCCTTGTGATTATGAAGTTAATTCAAAGTGCGTCACTTATCATCCACTTCCAACAACAGAACCTTCAAAACTAGAAAATCTAGGAATGCCAAATGGATCTACTGCCGAGCAGATCTTTGAGGCTATTGATGATTTTCTTGGTAATAGTGCTAACGTTCCTATCACTCCTGTAGATACTCCTAGTATTGATATGCAAGCTAGTGGTACTGCCAATCACACAATAAAAGCTGATTTAAAAGTTTCTCCTGATCCTCTTAACCAATTGGAAATAAGAGCTAATGGAGTTTATGCTAAAGCTTATAACGAGAACTATCTCTTAAAAGTAGATGCAACAGATACACCAGACTATCTTGAAGAACAACTTATTGGTGGTTCAGATGGTATTGTTTCTGTGACTATGGAGAATCAAGGTGGATTGTTAGTAGCTGTACCTACATTAAATATTCAAGCATTACTTGATAAAATAAGAGACCAATATGGTGATGCCTTCTGTAATCTTGTATCTAATTGTATTAACTACATCTGGATAGCTGACACTTACGAATGTCAATCAGAAGACCTCGACTTACTTGAAAGTAAGACAATTAATAACTTACCTGAACCTGCCTATTCCTTTGAAGATGGCGGAAGAGTATATTTTATATCTGCTAATAACGTTACTGGCACTATTTGGAGTCTCGATCCTGCTACTGCTACCAACGTTGGAGATATTGTCTACTTAAATGAAACTCGTTCAGGAAGCCCTTATGGTGGTTCTGGTGGTACTTATACTTCTGGTGTTCCATATAGAGCAGATGCGACAGGTGGATCAGGTAGCACTTATGTACAAGGCTACTACTATGACAAGCCTACTAGAACATTATATATACATAGTCGTAGATCACATGGTTGTGACTATTATGATTTTGCTTTAGGAACTTGGGGTAAAATAGGAATGGGTTCAACAGGCTCCGCTTATCTCTCTACAACAACAAGTGATTCATTTACACATGGAACAATGCTTTCTAACCCTACTTCTGATCTTATTGTAACAGGATGGGGAATGGATGTTGCAACTAGAAATAGAATGGCTATTGTTATTAGTAAGTCTAGTAAAGTTCTTATAAGTGAACTGGATGCTACAGGAAGCTACACAATGGCTGGTACTACTGGTACTCAGAACCCATTTGAATCTAACTGGGGTGGTTTCTTAGCTTCAGGAGATAGAATCTTTGTGGCCAGAAATAACGTAAGTAGATATGCAAATATTGCGGTTCTTAATAGTAGCTTAACCCTAATCCTTGAGATTGTTCCTGCTATCTCTACAGTAGGATTTAATTCAAGCCCTGATTCGTATTGGCAGTCTTGTTTCATAGACAAAGACTTTAATAGATTCTATCTTAATGACTACATGGCAAGAAAGATGGAAGTGTATGACACTACAACGTATGCATTATTAAAGACTTTTGATTTTGATAATAATAGACAATATCCCACAGCACAAGTTACTCCTGGTATCAATGCTGTAACAGGTGATTTATTTGTTGATATTATATATGGTGGTATTAATGCCTCTACTTCAGATGATGCCCCATTGAACCAGATGATTTCTTATAAGATTGATAGAAATACACTAGATATTAAGAAAACATACATTGGTTCACCTAGAGCCACTACATTATTACAGCTTACTGATGGTACTGTTATTACAAGTACTATAGGTGATATAAATATTAGTAGCCCTACTACAATAGGTACTGCTGTGTTTTATCAACAAAATCCTGCTGCTCTTACTAATGGTATTATTGATGTATTTACCTTAAAAGAAGTAAACGAAGATACTTTAGTACCAACAGGACAAACTAAACCTAATGATATAAGTGATCCAGATTATATAGCTCCTCATACAGATACAACATTGTGTCCTGTAACATTTACGCTAGCCGCACCTACTAATATCATATTAAGTGCTCATAGTACAGATGATAGCTACGCTATTGACTTTGGATTAAATGATGATGTGGTTAAAAATCCTGTATTAGCTAGCATTACTGCTACTATTAGGAATGCTACAACTAGCTCTACTATTGGAACTAAAGTTTGGACTATTCCAAACACTCCAAATACTAATGCCTTCTTTGATAGTCAAATATTATCTGGTATTAGTACAGGTGACAATATCGTTGTAGATCTTGTATATAAAAACGCATCAAGTACACCTATTGCTACTTATAACAATATTGTGTCATTTGTTGCAGTTGCATAATAAATTCAAAAACTATGATTTTGTTGGTTTTTTCATAGTGTTTATGGCTGTGTTTCTACACGGCCTTTTTTTATTCAATTTTATTTGGAAATATGCGATAATATAACTAAATTTGTATAACAAAAATAATAATTAATGAGTCCAAGAAAGAATCAGAACAATGAAATAGATAAATGGATATTAGCGAACCCTAAAGCACCAAATGAAGTTGGTTATTATGGAAAGATCGCTGAGTTATTTGGTATTCATCCTGAGAAAGCTCGTAAACGCTGGAGAATGTTGCAACGTCAAGGAGCTATTATTCCTAGTAAGAAGAAGATAGAAGTAAATAATAAAGAATTTTACGTAGATAAAAATATAAACTTTATACAAACTGGAGATGTTAAAATACCTATTTCCACGCTCACTTCAACTGTATCTACAGGAGATCATGTGGTTAAATACAATGCAAATGGTACAGGCTCTGTACAAGCAACAACTAGAGAGAAAATAGAGAATCTGTCTGATCTTGTACGTGTATGTAAGATTGATACTGAGAAATACACTATTGCAGACTATGAAGTAAAGTCTTATAACGCATGGATTAAGAATGAAGCTGGTGCTATTGAGAGTCAACAGTTGTTTGCAATTCGTGCTAATCTTAAATTGAAGAGAGTTGACGATAATATTAGCAAACAAAAAGATATTATCCTTAATGAAATCAGAAAAGCTTCTGAAAAGAAAGCAAGAGTGGGTGAGCCAGTAAATGATTTTATTGATGCATTAGATAAAAAATATGGTGAAGGAAGAGATACGGCATTAGAAATTAATATTCCTGATTTACATATTGGTAAACTGGCTTGGGGTAAAGAGACAGGTGAAGACTATGATATTAAGATAGCTGTTGATCGCTATAAAAAAGCTGTCAGAGAGCTTCTTTCAAGAGTCAATCCAGCTAAATTGGAGAAAATCATATTACCTGTTGGTAATGATATGATTAACGTTGATAATAAAGGTAATACAACTACAGCCGGAACAAATGTGTCTTGTGATAGTCGTTTTGGTAAAATGTTTCAGACAGCTAAAGATCTTTTGATTGACACAATCACTAAACTATCAGAAATTGCTCCAGTAGAAGTATTAATTGTACCGGGTAATCATGATACTGTAGCCATGTTTACACTTGGTGAAGTACTTGATGCTTGGTTTCACAATAACGAATTGGTAACTGTGATTAATACTCACACGCCTAGAAAATATTTACAGTATGGCTTAAATTTACTCATGTATTGTCATGGACATAATGAGAAGTTGCAGGACTTGGGCATTATTTGTGCGACTGAACAACCCCATTTATGGGCTGCCACCAAATTCCGCAGAGTGCATGTCGGACACTTTCACCACTCTAAACAGATTAAGTTTACAGATGTTCAAGAATATCCGGGCTTTACTGTAAAAGTATTAAATTCCTTATCAGCAAATGACGCATGGCACGCTGAAAAAGGATATAACTCTCTCAAAGGGGCAGAGGCTTTCCTCTACCATAAGGATAAAGGACTTATCGCTAATTATTATTATTTGAATCAGAATTAAAAGAGCCCCTCGAAAGAGGGGTTTTTTGTTATAATCACTTTCGATTACAACAGCTAAAAAGTCACAAATTTCTATTATATTTGTACTTATTTTTTCTTATGCCCAACTTAACAAATCGCCAAATAATATCTGACATTGTTTCAGACCTCAGGGCTTCTAATCTGGACGATAAAGTCAGTAAACGATATATATTGAATAAGCTACGATCTTTTGCAGCTACTTTCATTAAGAGAGATGCTGAATCAAGACGTCTTATGAATCTTACTGATCTTTGGACAGATGTAGACTGTGTTCCTCTGTGTCCTACACCTCTTGTGGATTGCTGTAACGAAGATATTCCAGACTGTACAACTGTCATGAAATCAATACATAAGATTCCTGATACATACGAAACATTCTATGGAGAGCTTCTGGAAGTACATAATCCTATCTACGCTAAGGAGTTTCGTCAGACTACACCCAAGGCTTATAAGAATATCAAGCTGAGAGAATTCAAAGACAAGAAAATTAAGTACTACTGGTTATCAAATGGTTACTTAATTATTCCTGATAGTATGGTACAAACTGTAACACTAAGAGGAGTATTTGCTGATCCTTCTGCTGCTAAGAAACTTAGCGAATGTGCTGATAAGAATGAAGATAAATGCTCAGGTATATTAGATCAACCTTTTGTGTGTCCAGACTATTTAGTGTCTATTGTTAAGCAAGAGACTTTGAAAGACCTATTTGGGTTCTACAAACGCGTAACTACGGATGAAAATCCAGATTTGAACAATAACATAAAAGTAAACCAACAACAGTAATGCCAGCTAAAGGATCGCATTATAATTTTCCTGATAGACATCAGGCTCTCACTCCTGAGTTGTGGAAAGCGTATAAGGAGAAATCAGGAAAAGATATTTCCTATGCTGACTTCACAAAGATAATTAAAGAATCTAACAAGAAAATCTATGATACTGTGTTAGATGATGAGAATGGATTTAAACTCCCTGAGAATCTTGGTTATCTGTGTATAATTAAGTATAAGACTAAGAAGAAAGCTATAAACTGGGCTGATACAAAGAAATACGGAAAGAAAATATATTACTTAAATCTTCACAGTTTTGGCTACCGTTATCACATAAAATGGTTCAAAACAGGCATTTCCAGATTTGCGTTTCATGAAGTATTCAAGTTTGCCCCATTACGAATGATGCGCACAGAAGTATCGAAGAAAATTAGAGAACAGAAGGAATATCATGAATGGACATTGAAGGACTTCTGGAATCAAAACAAGCTTGAAAAGCTAGTTCACAAAAAGTTAAAAATAGACAAATGAGTGTCATAAATCCTGCAAATAATCTTCAATTTAAAAAGAATGATGCTCTCTTCGCGAGAATAAGAAGAAGACTTAGATCATTCGATAATGCTGGTCTACTCGATGAGGGTGACTGGTATTGGTATATAAAGGACATGCTAGATATGATAGGTATGTCTGTGTATGAAGAGAAGGAAGCTATTGTAATGGTGAAGAATTATAAGGGTCCGATGCCTGATGATTTCTCCTTCTTATATGCAGCGTATAAATGTACACCAGCAGATTCAGATAGTAAAGCTACATTATTTCCACAGACAGGTTTTGTATTCTATATAGATGAAACACATGAACCATATAGACAATGTACAAACTGTTACTCAGCAAAAAGAGACTTTATTGAGGGAGAGAAATACACAATTCGTACTTATATTCAAGGTGAGCCAACTATCATCAAATTTAGACAACCTACACTTTTAAGATTGGGTTCAAATGCTAAGAGTTTCTGTACGAAAGACTGTAAAAATAAGCAAATATTAGGTCAATGTCAGGATGAAATAACAATTGATAAGTCAACATTATATGCTAATTTTGAGAGTGATGGTGTACTAATGAAGTATTATGCTCTTCCGTTAGACCCTGAAACAGGACTTCCTCTTATTCCAGATAATACATTCTTTGAGAAAGCTATAGAAGATTACATTATATTCAGAACCACTCAAGATTTATGGTTAAATAATGAAATTCCTGACTTTGATAGAAAATATCAGGTAGTTGAAGCAGAGCATCAAAAATCATTTGCACAAGCTCAATATATTGCTAAATTACCAAGCTTCCAGACTGTTATCAATAAAATTAGAGTTGATAGAAAGAATCTTAGAACGTACTTTCAAATGTAATTATGCAAGATAATCGCTCAAATATTTCGGTTCCGATTAAAGGGATGAACACGGACGTTCATCCTTCTAATCTTACTGAACAAGGTTACGATCACTCCCTTAACTCTGTTGTAGAAGAATTTAGTGGAAATGGATTTCCTATTCTACAAAATGAATCTAGTACTCTAAAGTGTGCTAATTTCCCTAGTGGCTACAAAGTAATAGGTACGGCTAATATAATAGAACAGAATAGAAAAGTATTATTTTTAGTTAATCCTGATACAGGTTTTAGTCAGATAGGAGAAATTCTAGGTAGGTTAGATTGCGGAGATTCATTGGTTGACTATGATAAAGAATTAGGTTTCTGTTCAGACTGTGGTGATGGTTACTCTCCTGAAAGAAGCCCATTAGAGAATCAAAACCCAACTCCGTGCTGTGAATACATCTCTATTGCAACGCAGACTTGCTTTAACTTTGATTTTAGCCATCCTATCAGACCTCAGTATCGCATTGAAGATTGTGGGTTATCTATATATTTTGCAGATAACTTTAATTACGATAGATATATTGAGTTTGATTATGTGGATGATGACCCATCTAAACATCTTGTTGTAAGAAACAAATTCAAGGTTATCACTGGTTATACACCAGATTGTGAAGCTCCTATTTATGGAAGCCAAATAGACTGTAATAAGCTTAGAATTGATCCTGTAGCCACAGTTCCAAACATTGATCTTGTAGATATTGTAGGTGGTGGTTCACTTAAAGCAGGAGACTATCAATTCCTCTTTGCTTATTCTGATAAGGATGGTAATACCCGTACTCCTTACCTGAACGTAACAAATCCTATTCCAATCTTCACAAGGGAAGTTACATTTGACACAGACTATGTAACAGATAGAGCTATTGTATTTAACGTAACTGGAATAGAAGCAAATAGTCCTTATGAATACTTTAATATTGCTGTAGTTAAAACTATTAACAATACATCTAGCTTTGAGTATGTAGGAACATATACGATAAACACAATTCGTATTATGTACACTGGAAACGAGAAGAGTCTTAAAGACTTAAGTGCTCAAGAGATATTCGCTTCTAAAACATACTACACAAAGAGCAAGGGCACAGCTACATCTAACAACTTCCTTTTCTTTTATGGTCTGGAAGAGACTAAAAAGCTTAACGTTCAACGTATAGCTAATAATGTAAAGTTATACTGGCAGACAACTCAAGTACCTGAAACAGCTTATAGAGATATGAGAAACGCTCATCTCTATAGAGGGTATATGCGTGATGAAGTATACCCATTAGGTTTTGTACTTGTTTACGATAATGATGAAGAGAGCACTGTAGGTCTTATTCCTAACAGAGAAGCTACAGAAGCTGAACGTGTTATTATAACAAATGATGATGCTATCATTGAAGATAGTTGTGATACTTGCGGAAGTTCTGATTCAGCAGATCAAGTACATGCAGGATCATTAAATACTGCTACCTTCACACCTAGTGGTAGCGGACCAACATTAGTGTTAGATAACTCACAGCAAGATAATCCTTGCGTATATACACCTTATTCTGACTCGCTTACACCAAATGTAATAATCCCAATTACTACTCCACCTGTAGTAAATGCTGGACCAGATCAAACTATTAACTACGATGGTATTGTAAACTTCCAAGGTACTGAAACACATAATGGTACTGCCACAATTCTTTGGAAGCAAATATCTGGTCCTAAACAGATTACAATTGCTAACCCTACTTCGTTATACACATACTTTGGTGGATATATTGCTGGTACATACGTATTCCAATTAGTTGTTAGTGACTCTCAAGGAAACGTAATAGGTGACACTGTACAATTTAATATTAATATACCTGTAAATCAGGCTCCTATAGCTGATCCAGGTCCAGATAAATTAGTAACATTACCTCAGACTACTTCTTACCTGAATGCTGGTGGAAGCTCTGATGATAGAAATATTGCGTCCTATCTATGGACACAAGATAGTGGTCCAAACACAGCCACTATTGATAACTCTATTATTCCATATACGGCTGTATCTGGATTAGTAGCAGGTACTTATGTGTTTAGACTTAGAGTAACTGATGATAAGGATTGTTACACAGAAGCCACAACAAAAATTTATGTTGAGAATAATCCGTGTGACTCTGTTCCTGATCCAGTAAATCTATTATTCCCTGTAAATGGTTCTGTGACAAGCTCATTTGCTACAGTGATACTTGATTGGGATGATGCACCGTGTGCTACATCTTATGATATTTATCTTGCTGTAAATAGCTTTACATATAGTCTTGTTGGTAATGCTCTGACATCTACTTACACATTGACAGGTCTTGATCCTAATACCATCTATAATTGGTATGTAGTTCCAAAGAATGCTGCCGGTCCTGCTGTAGGCGCAAGTGCATACTATAGAACGTTTGTAACTCCTACAGAATCTTCTGTGAGTGGATGTGACAGACAGAAATGGGAAGTCTATAACACTGCTTCTGTTACAGCTTCTCCTCATCAACCATATGTAGATTGTGAGGAAACATGCTGGGAATATGGTGAATTTGCCTACTGGGAAAGTACTGAAAAGTACCCAAATAATCCTGAAATATGGGGAGATTTGTGTAATCAGCCTATTCGATTCCATAAATTTCCAGATAGCTTAGTTACACACATCCACGACAGATTAAATGCTAGTGTAGATAACACTAAGAATAATATGATCTATCCAATAGGTATTAAAGTAGATCATGATAGTGTACGTGCTGCTATTGATACAGCCGTAACAGAAGGAGTGATAACTCTTGAAGATAAGAATAGAATCAAGGGCTATAAGATTGTGCGTGGTAATAGATTTGGTAATAAGTCAGTGATAGCTAAAGGTCTTTTATTTGATGTCAATCAATATAGACGTAAGCGTGGAAGCTCATACTTTGATAATGAAGTAATATACTTCCCTAACTATCCATATAATGACCTTAGATCAAATCCATTTGTAACTGATGACTTTAGAAACTACGATGAACATAATACTGAAAAAGGCTCTGACCTTCCGTTCATATTCTCAAAAAGATATACATTCCATAGCCCAGATACACACTTTTCTGAGCCATTTGTTGGAACTAAATTAAAGCTTGAAACCGCTGAATATGGAACTTCTGAAGGGTATTTTACAGTATCAAAGAGACAAGCAAAGCAAAAGTTTCTATCTAATACTTCTTATACTATTGCTTTCGGTTTGGGAATCGTTGCAGCTCTTACTAAAACAGAAGAGAAAGAAATAACTGAATACACAGTTAAAGGTTCTGTTGTTTCTGGTATGGGTATCGCATCTGGTATATTTGGTCCATTCCTGCCTTATCAGACAGGTACAGGTTCGGCTATTGTTCCAGAATCAGTACTTAACACTATTATTAATCCACAGAAAGCGGCATCAATTAATGCTGCTACAGAGGTAACAACACGTACTGTTGGTGGTAGAGATAAAGACTGGAGTAACCCAGTGTATTTAGCCACTAGAAAGCCCTTGTTACTACCATTATTACCAATATTGCTGGCTAACCTAATATCTGGATTTTTATCTACAGTATTATATGAATCGGGTATTGTGCTTGATCTTATTAAATCTCTTACTCCTTATAGAGATTGGTGTATTCAATACAACTCAGTAGGTAAATATAATAGCTATAAACCAGTACCTAATAGCGGTAATAAGATAAGATCAATTAACTCTTGGAGATACTTAAAAGGAGAGAATAGCTTAGTTCCTGAGGTTTCTGATAGTGATCCTACACAATTTGTGAATACTAAGGTGAATAACTGGCATAGAGAAGACTCTCTATATCTGCGTTATGCGGGAACAGACTTTCCTAATGCTGGGTCATTCTCTGGTGTTCAGGATAATAGTCGCTTTACGTTTGAAGATGGTGCTGTAGGTAAAACTTTAGATAAGCATGTTATTAAGAACATCTCATCTTATTATGCTTCTCTTAAGAACTATAGACCAGATCAGTATGGTAATGTATATAATATTGACTGGATTTCTACAGGATCACAAGTATTTAATATGACCGCTTCAAATAGTGTATGTAAGACAGTATTTGGTGGTGATACATTCATAAATCGTTTTGCTCTTAAAATAAAAGTTCCTTACTTCTTAGCTGATACCTTTGAGATGGGTAATGGTACAGACTTTGACTTCTCAGCATTTCCAAACTTAGGTGTACCTCGTCACTACTATAATAGTACAACAGGTATTGCTTCTGAGTTTGATAGTATTGGTGATGTATTAAGTCTTGTAACACCTGAAGGTATAGGAAACTTCTTAGGTCGTCCTAAGAGTATTCGTGATGGTGCTACTAGTAAATTCTTCTATCAAAATGGATATATCTACTTGTATAGCTATGGTATTCCTAATTTCTTGGTAGAAAGTGATGTAAACGTTGATTTTCGTTACGCTGAGAATCTTACAGACAAAGCATTCTATCCTGTTCAATCAGACTTAGATTTCTGGCTACAGCAGGAGAATGTGCAAATAAGAGAACCAAACTACTATTTCTATAATAACACCTATTCTAAACAAAATAAGGAGCATTCTTACTTAGTTTATCCCGCTTCATTTGAACCGGGTAGATCATGTAGAGTAAGTCATCCAAATGGTATTATTTACTCAAATGGTGCTAATTGGCTGCAATACAAACCTAATGACTTCTTCCCAGTACCTTTAATTAATGGTAGACTTACAGGATTAGATGGTATAGAGAATGATAAAGTACTTATAAGATGTGAGAATACATTCCAAGTATTTAATGCGTATATCACTATTCCAACTAACACTCAGTCTATTCAGGTGGGTACTGGTGGAATGTTTGCATCAAAACCACAGGAATATGCTAAAACAACTCTTGGTCATGGTGGATCACAACACTCAGCAATTTTAAATACAGAATTTGGTCACGTATGGGTGGATGCTAAGAGAGGTGAAGTACTTAATTTATCAGGTGGTGGACTTGATGAAATCTCTAAATATGGTATGAAGAATTGGTTTAAAGAAAACCTTCCTTTCCATATAGCTAAAGATTTCCCTCAAATTCTTCCAGAAGATTTAGATAACAACTTCAAAAACATTGGTATAACCATGGCTTTTGATAAGCGTTTCAGTAGAATTCTTATCACAAAACTTGACTACAAACTGTTAGATAAGGCAGTTACTTACGATTCTGAAGAGAAGATATTTAAGAAAGGTGATGAAGTTGTTAGTCTCACAAATAATAAGTACTTTTGTAATAAGAGTTGGACTGTATCATTTAGCTTCTTAACAAAGGCTTGGACCTCATTCCATTCTTATAAGCCTAACTATTATATTGACTCTATTGACCACTTCTCATCAGGATTAAATAGTGATGGTAGTTTGTGGGATCACAACCTTACTAATAAGTCTTATCAAGTGTTTTATGGAAAAGTATATCCATGGACTATTCAGACAATCAGTAAGTATGATACTTCAAAAAGTCACTTAAACTCTGTTGAGTACTCTATGGACGCAATTCGTTACCATAATGAGTACGATTCATTCTACAATAATCAAGTTACATTTAACAAGGCTGTAGTATCGAATCAATCTCAAAGTTCAGGATTATTAGAATTAGAATATAATACGAAACAAAATCTCAATTTCCTAAGCACCTATCCTAGAACAAATGCTCAGAGTACTACAATTCGCGTTACAAATAGCGATGGCGTATGGAGATTCAATCAGTTTTATGATCTTGCCGCTTCGAGATCAAATAATCTTCCACTTTGGTTGAATAACTGCTCAAATACAGAGAAAACTCCAAATCCTATGGCTATTAATTACCAAACTCCTGATCTGAATAAGAAGCGTATAAGAGGGGAATGGAACAAGGTAATGTTAATAAATGATGTTCATACAAATTACAAGATGATTTTCAAATGGCTTCAAAACAACGCTGTGAAAACATATAGATAATGGCTTACGATTTTCTAAATAGCACAACATACTCAAATGATCCTCTTGCACAAGGGGATTTTTCTGCTTTCTTACCATCTGAAGAAAGTACACCATTAGGAGCTGGATTTGATACTACTTCTTTTGATAGTGATCTTATTGAGATAGTGGCAGGACAGCAACAAGATAATAGTGAGTCTGAACAACCTGACCTTACCTCTTTTGTTCAGGAAAATGATCTACCAGAAGACCCTAATCCTCAAGTAGACATGGAACTACTAAACTCCATGTTTGAACAAGAACCAGAAGCAGCACCAAGAGCAAAGAGTTATACCGCACCACCATCAAACGATGATGATGAAGACGATACTCCAGCTCCTACACCAGCTCCTAGTGGGCGTAGAGTAACAAGAACTGCTCCTAGAATATGGCAGTATGGTGGTCATGTTCCAAAATATCAAGTAATAGGTGTTAATGCTGCTGCCGACATTAATGATATTCAAAACACAGCAACTCGTCAATTTGGTGGAGATGGAACTTTGTATGCTGAGACCTATGAACAACAGAGAATAGGACTTAATAACCCTAATTATAATACAGCAGTATTTAATACTAAAGGAACTAACACTTTCAGAGGACTTGATAACCATCAGCCTGTAGCTATTACAGATGGAAAGAAATATCAAGTACTTTATGGACCAAAAGATACAGCGAAGTTTAGCGGAAAGGTATATGAACAGAAGATGCAAATGGGTGGAGAAGTAGATACACCATTAACAAAACAGGATGAATATGATGTAAAGTCTTTCTATAATGACTATTTAAATAGTACAAATTACACCAAAAGGCTCACTGAACAAGGGTATGCTGATCCACATCAAGCAGTACTCGATAGACTTGCTAATATAAAGGGAGTAACCCATTTTACAGATGACTTACTAGGAAGTATGTATGATGCTCCAAACTATAGTGTAGTTGTAAATTCCAAGGATGCCAAAGAGTTTGGGTTTCCACTTCGCTCAGTGTTAGCACATGAGTATGGACATACAATAGGAGCTTCTCAAGGTAAGTATTTAACCAACCCTAACTTAGAGCTTAATCAGAATGAAATGAATGCTTTTCTTACCAGAAACAAGCTAAGTAAGGTGAATACTGCTGGTATGACAGAACAACAAAAATTAGATGTTGAACATGACTCAAGACCGTCTGAATCAAGCGCAGACTTAAACGCGTTGAGATATAGACTATTTAAAGATTTGAAATTTAACACGGGAACACAAGAGCTTACTCCTGAATTATTAAAACAGGCTAAAGAACTATACAAAAATGACAATATTGTAAATAGACTTTTCCAAAACTATTCAGATGAAGATCTGATTTACTTAATGAATCACGTAGCATACAATAACACAAATAATAGACCGATATATGGCTAAGAGAAAGAAACCCAAATATTATGCCTATCAGTTAGGGGGATCAACCAATAATTACAATTGGGGTATTCCAGATGATAACACACCTTCAGTAGTTAATCAAACTGCTACTGGAGCTACTGATATTTATGGTAATCAGTACTTCAAGCCTGATGAAACAGGTGATCCTACAACAAATAACCCCGATATTGTTCCTATTGGTAACAAGAAAAATATTTGGGATTTACTAGGTAATACTAACAAAACTCTCCTTAACCCTGCTGTCCAGAATCTTAATACAGTTATGCAAGGAGTTACAGGTGTTGCCAGCATGATAAACGAAGTGAATAATAGAAAATATGAGAAAGATCAGCAACTAAAAGCTATCACTCCAAAGTATTATGAAAACATGGAAGGATATGGACTTAATGCCAATCCTGTATTTACACAATACGGTGGAGGTACAGGAAAATATGTACACACAACTGGAGTTAAAGGCGATAGATATTTGAATGCTGTTTCTGTAAAAGACAGTCAAGGGCGCATTCCTTGGGATAACAAAGAGAAAATAATTCAACAAATAGGCACATTTCGTGATAGAGATGTTCGACATATTGGTAGTGTAGATTTAATGCCTATGACTACTCTTAGAAGTGGGTATGATATAGCTATTCCAGATAATGGGTATACTCCAATGGATCTCAATCAACCTACTAACTTTTCTGCTACCTATCCAACAGGTTCAGGACAACAAAGCGTTTACTTTCCTAATAAAGGTGCGTGGCAAGGATTCCTAAACTCTGGTGCGTTATCAGGAGTATCTTCCTCAGAAACACCAAATACTGGAACCGCAGCAGGTTATAGAACAATGCAAACTGGTGGACAATTAGCTGCTAACTCCACGCCAGCTCCAGACCCAACAGATCAATATTATTCAGCAAACGCTCAATTAGCATACTTTAAAGATAAGTTGAACGCTCAACTCAAAGCAAAAAACCCACAAGGATTTCAAGATTACTTTAAAGGACTTGTTGATTTGAGACGTAAAGGTGACACAACTGGTGCGCAAAATTATGTACAAAGTACAGCGTATAATGATTTCTTAACACCTGATGAAGTAAAGAGTACTTTAGGTGATGATTATGATCGTTATTTAAAAAGTCTTCAGGCTGTGAACAACTACAACGTATCACAAGGAAGACAGCCTCTATGGGGTACTGAAGAAGGACAGAATGATGTTACAAAGTTAAACTATGGTAGACGCTTTGCATCATTACAAGTAACACCTAGTTATACTCAAACTAATACAACTAGAGGAACTAGTTATAGTAGAGATTATAAGTACAATCCAGCTACACAAAATGTAGATATTGCAGAAACAGGAGACTTATCAATAAGACCATCTAATTTCACTATTCCTAATAAAAATGTTATGAAAAATGGTGGAATGCCTAAAACATATGGCTTACAAGAAGGTGGAAAGGCTCTTGCTAATGTAGAAGCTGAAAAGGGTGAAGCTTTTCAAACAAATGATGGTCAGATTGGACAAGTAGCTAATGATGCTAATACACATGAACAGGGTGGAGTATTTCTTCCTAATGTACATCGTGTACTTGAGAATACATCTAATATAAGAAAGGATAGAAATTCTAAAATCTTAAAACTTAGTCCTGAGGATGTAGAGCAGACAACTGGTATGCCTACTAATAAGGCTATGTCTCACGCAGAAGCGTTAGTTAACGCTAATGATTACTACGAAGACCAAAGAAATAAAATAACAAAGAAAATAGAATTAGGCGCTAAGAGTAGAGACTCATTAGACAAATACGCTGAACTTTCAACTAGATTAAATATGGATCATTTTAAATCTCTACCTACACAGCAACAATTATTTGATAGTTTATTTAACCGTCAAGAAATGGTTAAAGCTGCGACAGGTATTCCTACAGATGGACAAGATACTCCTGAAGCTAAAACAGGTATTCATATCAAGCCTGAGAACAGAGGTAAATTTACTGCTTATAAGAAGAGAACAGGTAAAACTACTGAGGAAGCTCTTCACTCGAAAGATCCCCATGTTAGACAGATGGCTAACTTTGCACGTAATGCTGCTAAATGGCATCATGCTCAATATGGTGTAGATACAACAGAACCACAGTACATGCAACTTGCTGGTTATGCAGGGTCCAAAACAGGTATGAAAACTCCTGCTGGTCACTCTGACGCATTCCCTGCTACTCAGGACTTTACATTCCAAAACTACTTAGACGAACTGAAAGCAAAAGGATTTAAGTATGAAGGAATTAATAATGCTGCTGATTTCCAGACAGCCTTGTATGACTATCAGTTAAAAAATAACCCTGATGCTATTAGAAAGATGTGGGGTGAAGGTATGCACCAGAAAGGCATGACTCAAGCTAGACAAATGGGACTTGTAGATGATAAAGGTCTTTTCAAACCTGGTGTATTAGATGATCCTAAGAACCTTGAGAAGTTAAAAACACTATACCCTGATGGTATTCTTGGACCTAGAACTATGCGTCTTGTAGCTCCTGATAAGAAGCCTACAATCACATGGCCTGATGATACCCCGGCGAAGGATATTCCAGTTGCTCAAGACTTAGATACCAGCATTACTCCAATAAATATTAAACAACAAAAAAGAAGTGGATTTTATGAGCCTTTACGCTGGTATGATACTGCTTCTGCAACTAACTCATATTTAGCTGCTTTAGAGCGTGAACCGGGTAAATATAACCCAATGGAGTTCAACCAGTTACGTTACAAGTTACTTGATCCTACTGCTGCTTTACAACAGAACCAAGCTGACTTTAATGCAAGTGTACAAGGCGTGCAAGACATGTCCGCAAATAATCCCGGTGGAGCTGCCGCTAATGTTGCTAACTTGGCTGCTCAGAAGTACGCTGCTAATAATCAAGTGTTAGGTAACTACGAGAACCAAAATGCTCAGATTAAGAATAATGAAATCACTTACAACACACAAGTAAGAGATAAGAATTCTTTAGCAGACCAGCAAGCACGTGAAGTATTTGAGAATAAAGTTCTTCAGTCTAAAGCTACTCAACAAGAACAGAAACTTACATCACTTGATGCTTTATATAAGACTATTGCAGACAATAGAGCTCTTAATAGAAATGGTAACCTTATAATGAAATATTCAAGAGCCTTCGATCAATACGGAGACTATAATGGTTATCAGCCTTTATTTAGTGTTAATCCTGCCTTGGGAATGCCTACAACTCCAACAACAGTTGGTAGTGCTAAAACTACTGCCGCAGGTGGTGTTCAGAATGTACAAGCAGGTAAATCTTATTATAATAGAAAGACTGGTAAGACTCTTTATTTTGATGGAACTAAGCTGGTAGAACGATAATAACCAGCTTCAATTACCTTTGTAAAAGGAATAATTAAAATTACTATCTTTGCTAAATAACATAGATTATGCCCATAAGTTATAGATCGACAGTACATAAACCGCTTGAATACACACAACCTGTGGACTTAAATCTTCTGGGTAAGGTACTGCAATACGAGCAACTTGATTTTGATAGAGGTGTACAGAAAGTACAAAGTGGTATCGACTCTATTGCAGCTCTTGATGTTGTAAAAGGAGCTGATAAAGATTACCTAAATACTAAATTAAATAACCTAGTCAACACTATCAATAACATTGGTGGTGTTGATTATTCTGATCCTAATATTCAGAACCAAATCTCTGGGCTTTCTTCCCAGATTTATGGAGATGATAATATTATTAATGCTGTAGGTAATACAAAGAAATTACGTTATGTACAGAGCTATTATAAAGACCTGAAGGAGAAGAAACCAAAGGAATACAACCCAGCCAATGAGTGGTATGATATGGGTAAGTTCTCATCTTGGCTCAATGATGGACAAGTAGGAACAAACCCCACAGGTGATGCTGGAAATACTACACCTTTCCATGATTATGAAGCAGATTGGGAAAAGCTATTTAGCACAATAGCTAACTCAGCTAATATGGAAGTTCAGTGGAATGATAGAGGACTAATGTACATGAAAGACGGTAAGAAATACGTTTCTCCTGATCGTATTGCTGCTACAGCAGCTATGATGCTTACTCCTCAACAAAGAACACAATTAGCTATTGAAGGACGTTATACCTACCAAGGTGTACCTTTAGGTGATCTTACTAAAGCCTATGATTCTAAATTATATGAGCAAATAGGAGCAGCTAATGGTGAACTCAATGACTATAAAACTAAGCTTAAAGGTGCTACGTCTTTGAAAGATCAGCAAGATTATCAGAAGTTAGTTTCTGAGAAAGAAGCTGAAGTAACAAAGCTAATGGCTCCTATAAAAAACAGTGCTGACCAGATGAGAGAAAAACTCTATCTGGATGAGAAGTTTAAGGGATTACAAGCTCGCTACTCCTTCTCTCAAGCAACTTCAACAATGCAAGCGGCTACTGATAAAATGTTCAATCTTAACTATGCTATGCAGAAAGCTAAGTTTGAATATCAACAAAAGAAAGATGCAGTTGACCAACAGATTGATATGGCTAAGGATGGTCTTAAATGGGATGTGGATTTCTATGGTAATAAGACAGTCGTAGATGATCCTAATAATCCAAGAGGTAAAGGAAAAGGTAAGAATGGAACAGGAAAAGAATCTCCTTATGCTAATTTACCTTTGATGAATAATGCAAATGCTGAACAAAATGTTTCATTCACACAGAAAACTCTTGATGAAAGAAAAACTGGTCTTTTAAAAGCTAACGATCAGTTATTCAATCAGTTCATTAAAGACCTTGGATGGAAAATGGGTTGGTCAGAAACATTCATTAATGATGCTACAGATGATGGCTTCATACAAGGAAAATATGATCCTCAAGCCATTAAAATGGCTACAGATTATAAGAATGCTTGGGAAGCTTCGATGAGAGGAGAGAAAGTTAACTTTGACTACCTTGATCCATTATTTAAGAACTTCATTGGTAAGTATCAAGAAAACAGAGCTGAAATTGATGCTGTAGATGATTTCTATAAGAAAGTAGATAATCAAGTTAGAGAAAAATATGGTATTAATCCTCAAACATTTGATGCTTATACAAAGTATACAAATGCACAAAAAGAGCTTCAAAGAGCTAGAGCTAATGGAACATCTTATCAACCAACACCAGTAAATCCACTTGATCCAACTTCAAAAGCACTTAGTGCAGAGGAGAAATTTAATCAAGTACAAGCTGAAATATCTGGTGGTCAGACAGTTCCCGGTACTAATTTCTACAAGCTACCGTTTGATTCTAAAAAAATGCAGGATTATTTCACAAATAGAGAAGCTGAAAGAACAAGTCTTATTAATCAAGGTTCAGTAAGATTCAATCTTCCCGGTCTTACCATTTCTGATGACAAAGAGAATAATATAGCCAAAATGGTTGCAGCTAATGCTGGTACTATGGAGTACTATAATGAAGCAGGAGAACCTCTTGGTAAAAAAACTCTGAACGCTAGTATGATTGAACCTGTATCAGTAGGGTATAGCTATATCAACGCTAGTGGTAACATGGCTAAACAGCCAACAATGACATTTAGAATAAAGACAGGAACTAAACCTGAAGATTTTCAAATAGCTAAAGTTCCATTATCGCCACAGCAAGCCACAACTTTTGGATTTGGTAAAGATATTCATGACATTTCAGGATATAGATTTGCTTTACATACTAATGGAGTAGCTAAGAATATTGGTACAACCTCAGGCTCTTCTTATCAGCTACAATATGACATAAAGAAATATCACCCAGAAGACTATAATGATCCTTCTGTATTTGTAGTTGTTAAAGGTAAAGCAGGTCCAATCTCATTATATAATAACCCATTCACTTCCGTAGAAAGCGCAATGCAATTCATGGAAGGGGCAACAAAACAAGCATCATTAGACGACGCTATTACTCTTTTAGATGGTGTAGCGAGAGGTCAAATATATAACAAGTAATATGCCACAACAAGATCCCATCAAACCGGGCCAAGTAGCTAGTATTCCACAGAATACATATGATCCAAATGCTGAAGCTGGTAGAGTAGTTAATAATCTTCCAAATGTTGCTCCTCCAACAGCTCCTAATTTATTGTTTGATAATACTGCACCTACTGGTCCAAATGGACAAAGTAAGGTGAACCCTATGTATGCGTTGTATATTAATACACTTAAGAACCAGAATGCAAAACAAGAGTTCTTAAGTACTCCTTACTATACTAATCAGAAGGTGGCAGAGCGTTATAGCAATAATGAGTCTGGTGGTTATCATCCATATGATATGAATCTTGAGAACTGGTATGGAGAGAACCAAAGCTGGCTTAATCAGTGGGGTAATCGTTTTGCTAAATTAGGAACTAAAGCGTTAGGTAGCTTCGCTAACTCAATGATGGATATTCCTAATATGATTAGTGCAGTTGGTGCGGGTAAGCTTGATAAAATGTGGGATAACACCACAAATAACTGGGCTACTGATCTTATGGATTGGAGTGAAAAGAATCTTCCAAACTATGAGACTAACTGGGAACGTGAACATCCATTTGCTAATTTGACACCATTCATTGGTAACTCAGGTAATGGATGGGGTAAAGTACTTGAAAACTTAGGTTTTACAATTGGTGCCGTTGGTGGTGCGGTTGCTGAAGATCTTATTGTTGGTGCTATGACTGGTGGTGTTGGTGAAGTTCCTGTTGCAGCTATGCAAATTAACAAAGCTGTATATAAATTAGGTAAACTAATCAACCTTGGAGAAGATACTCTTGGGGGCCTTAAGGCTTCTATTAAGAGTGCAGATGATATTGTAAAAGGATTAAAAGGAATTGACAGACTTAATTATGCTTTCCGTAAAGGATTATGGGGAGCTAATATGATTACTTCAGGTATTGGTGAAGCTGCCTTTGAAGCTATCGACTCTTATAGAGCGTTGAATAAAGACTTACAACAACAGTTCTATGAAGAGAATGGTAGAATACCTACTTACGAAGAAAATCAAAAGATTGATAGAAATAACAGAGCGGCAGGTAACACTCGTTTCCTGATGAACTCTGCTTTATTAGCTGTAACAAACTCTATTCAATGGGGTAATATGTTACGCCCATTAGCTGCTACAAAAGACCTTATAGAAGCTGAAGCAAAACAAGGTGTTCAAATAGCCTTAAAAGAAGGTAGTATAGACCTGTTTGAAGCTGTAGATAAAGGTTCTAAATTAGCCAAATGGGGTAGAGCTATAGCTAATAGTAAAGTAGGTAGTGCCTTCATTGAATCTGGCTCAGAAATGTTTGAGGAAGGTTCTCAGTACTGGATTGAGAAAGGGGTCAATGACTTCTATAAGAGAAAATATAATCACCCAGATATTACCACTACCAACAACTTCATAAAGTCATTTGGTACTGGTATGGCTGAAACATTAGGTACTAGTGAAGGATGGGAGAATAGTGTGTATGGTCTTCTTGGTGGTGCTATGTATAAAGGTGTAGAAGGAGCTTACTACAAACTAAGAGGCGTAGATGTACATCCAGATTATAAAAAACAAATTAATAATGTATTAGAGGGTCTTAACACTAATACACTTAGTGGTATATTTGAGAACAAGTATGGCGAAAGCGTTGAGGCTATTTCTATCCAGAAAGACCTACAAAAAGCTGCTGCTGATGGTAATGTATTTGCTTATAAAAACTATAAGCATGACCAGTTTGTAAGTTTCGTTATTAGTGGTATCAAACAGAATAAGTTTGAGACACGTATGGAACAATTACAAGAACTCAAAAAATTAGATAATGATGAGTTCAAAAAAACATTTGGCATTACAGCTTCTGATGAGAATAAGAAGTCTGTATCTGACTATGTAGATGCGATGGTGAGAAATGCTGAGTACATTAATGATGTACATAAAAGAGTTTCTCGTACATTCGTTAATCCTTTTACACTTAAAGGAACTGGTAACTACAAGAACAAAGAAGAAAAACAAAAACAAGATATTATTAATGGAAAGTACGCTGCATACGAAGAAGCTAAGGAAGACTTAGTTCGTACAATGTCACTTTCAAGAGATTCTGCTAATCGTACTAAAGCTCTTAGAGAGCAACTTTCATTACGTGGTGGTATAGGTTTTCCTGTAGAAGAAGCTATTCAGATGGTTTCTGAAGATGGACTAAAAGAGCTTAAAAAGAAGTATAAAGAGCAATTAGCTATACTAAACTCATTAGCTAAAACTCAGCTTACACCTGACCAAGTAAAGTCTATTAAAGAAGAAATGTCTGATATAAAACGTAAGTTTAGTCAGAATAAGAATATTTCTCCTGAAATATATGAAAAAGCTGAATTCCTAACTTCTCAGTTGAGGGCTACACCGGAAACAAATAAGGAAAAAATAAAAGCATTACAAGCTAAACATGACCAAATTGAAGATGTTCTGAATGAGAAGGATGAAAAGCTTCAAAATGCTAAATACCATATGCTTGTTGCTAACTTCTATTCAGAAATAGGAAGAAACAAATTAGCATTCTATAAGAATATGGGTGATGACACTATCACCATAGATCAATTAATGCATCCTGATCTTGTATCTGAATTGAAAGGATATGCTAAAGATATTTGGCAGTTAGGTATGAGAAACAACGTAGCTATTGATAGATATGCTCGTCTTACTACAAAAGGTGGGTTTAAAGAACAATTTGAAGCTATTGAGAAAGCTAGAAAAGAAGCTATTGAAACTCCTGTTCAGTTAGCTCCTGACCAAACACAAGGTCAAGCTGCTCAACAACAAGCTGCTTTCAATACTTCACAAGCAAATGCTGGTCAACAAACAACAAATCAGCCTCAAGCTAATAATACAAACACACAACAAAATCCTGCAACACAAGCTCCAACAGTTCAACAAGGACAGGAAGGATTTGTTGAAAATAAACCTGTTGAAGATGATAGTGAAAGAGCTAGACTAGTAGGATATTTCATGGCTGCCATCGAAGGTAAATCAAAACTTGATGATGACAGTTTACAAGTATTAGGATTTCAAACTATAGACGAACTAAAATTAGAAGATCCAAACATAGACTTAAAAGACTATGCAATGGTTACTTCTCTTTCTGGTAAGAAATTCTATGTTCCTAATACTGTAGTTGACCAAGCTAAGACTTTCTTAGAAGGCGTCGGCTCTACTTCTAATCAGAAAACACCTAGTCCAAATACTCCAGAACAACCAGATAACCAAGCTGGTGGTCCACCAGTTACACCTAATACTCCACCACCTGTAAATGAACAGAGTGAGTTTAGAACCAGTGACTTTATGGGTAAAGTATGGGTCGCTCCTGACCTTAAAGGTACATTTAATGATGCTATATTCTCTGGTAATAAAGACCAAGTAGTACAAAATCTTAGTGTTACCGTGAGACCTCTTGCTCCAAATTATCAAGAGGCTTATAATAGACAACAAGCAGATCAATCATTCACACAAATACCTGGATTCCCCGGAATGTATGCGTCAAGGGCTCCTATTGACTTGTCTGTATCACATAATGGCGCAGAAATAGGTAAGGTTGCTTATCCTAAACGCTTACTATTCAAAGTAGGAAATAACTTTGTTACAATTGACAGACTTACTCCTGAACAGTATCAACAATTTACAGGTAAACCTGCTGCTCAACATGCGGCTGACGTAGATGAGTTTAATAAACAAGTAGCTTTTACAAATTACTTAGCTCTGAAGTTTAGAAATAATAATCTTCAGGAATACACACTTACACCACAAGAACTTAATGAACTTGTAGACACTGTAATTACATATGGTGAACTAGACTTATTAGAAAGAGGTCAAGCTCCTCGCTTCTATAGTCAAGTGAAGCATAATACAGTTTCTTTACCTGTAGCCAATGGTAATCCTATCAACACTACTGTAATTATCTCTATACCAAAACGTCTTGTTGAAGATACTATGGTGAGAGAAAGAACAGACTTCATGACTCCTTTATATGGTGCTAATTTCTATAGAACACCGGGAGCTGACGATAGAATGATTTTAGACTACCTAGCCTCTTCTGCCCAGAAACTACTAGATGTAAATAGTCGTTATATTGGACTGGTTATGAAACCAGATGGAACTATTCAACCAGTAGCTCTTCACCCAACTACGATGACCACACAGTCTAAAGATGAAATGCTTGACTCATTAAAAGCACGATCTTTAGAATCAGCTAATGCCAACTTTATTGAGTCTACTAAAGAAGAGTCTACTCTGAAGTTATTAATTGGGGATAGAGAAATCTATTACAAACTTCCTACAGATGAAGCTAAAAACTATAATAAACAATATAACGAAGAATTAAATAATAAACTGTTTATCTCTGATCCAAACGGTAAGGTGTTTTATGACCTTACATTAAGTCCTATTGGAGCATTACGTCTTGACGTTCACGAACCTGTTTCAGGTTATAGAAGTCGTGTGATTATTGCTCCACAGAAGCTTGCTACTATAAACACATTTGATGCCTTAGTAGAAGCAATTAATAAGGAAGTAAAAAAGAGAGAAGAGAAAGATGATGTATTAAAAGAACTTGGTGTTACAATAGCAGAAAACAACTTTAAACAGAGCGTATTAGATGATGCTGAAGTTGATAGTGCTGATACGTTAGCCGCTTCATTAATTGCTGCAACTGGTCCTGAAGTATTTAAAAACGGAACAATGAAATTTGTTCCTAATGAACAAAATATACAGGCTGCTGCAAACAAAGAAAATAGAGCAGCTACAGCTCAAGCAGCTCCTGAGAGAACAGAGCAAGGTCAGCCAGTGCCTCAGCCAACTCAAGCACCAATAACTCCAGAAGAACAGGAGAAAAACAGACGAGTTGGTCAAGCATTAACTGGTGGTAATGCTACTACAGCAAATACACAAGATGGTCGTACATTTAGAATTATTCGAGTGAATGAACAAGAAAATCAAGTGTTACTTGACCGTGCAGATGAACAACATTGGATGCCTTTTAATAGTATTACTAAAATTAGTACTGCTGATGGACAGGTACTTTATGAAGACGTAACTAATGCTAATGTAAATCCTATTGAAGATTTATTTGGTGCAACGCCAGCAGTAGGTGGAATGTTTGCTGAAACTGCGTCAGTTCCAGTAGATCAATCTGGTGCTCCTGTTACTTCTGAGACTTCTACTCAAGCTCAAGAAGATCAGGAAGGAATTGCATTTCCTACAGTAAAAGATGCTTTGAACTCAGTAGGTATTGATTACCGCGTAGAAGGAGATACTGTTCAATTCTTCAGTATGAGTACTGGTGAGATGATGGATCTTCCCGGAGTGAGCCCCAAAGAACTTGCTGCTGATATGAAACTTAAAGTAGTAGAACAGCAACAACCAAATAACGGAGCTGAGTTTGACTTTATGCGTTCTGATAAGAATGTAAAAGAGTTAAATCAATTAATGGATATGGAGCAGGCTAAGATGTACTTATCTTCAGTACTGCCTTCATTTATCAAAACTGAAGACCTTGAAACTGTAATAAATCAAATACAACAACAAGGTGTAGGTAATCCACAAACTGATGTATGGGGTGCTTATAGAAATGGTATAATCTATTTAAACAGCCAAGTTCCAGCAGTTGGTCAAGAATATCACGAAGCTTTCCACGCAGTATTTAATATACTTATGTCTGCTAAAGAGCAACAAGAGCTTCTTAAATATGCTACAGATCAATTGTATAGTCAATTGAAAAAAGAAGGAAAGTCTATTAGAGACCATATCAAAGAACAGAAAGCTAATGGTCAATGGACTAACCTTTCTGAAAAACAAGCTACAGAGAAGGCTGCTGAAGAATGGATGGCTGAAGAGTTTCGTAAATGGAACAATAAGAAAAAGAATGCTGGTCCATTACAGAAGTTATTTGATATGATTGAACGTTTCTTCAAATGGTTATTAAGAAGCGGTACTCAATTGGATGCTGTATTTAACAAGATTAACACTGGTGGATATAAGTATTCTAATATTGCGTCTAACTCCTTCACTCAAGAAACTACTGACGAAAATACAACTCAGGAATTCAAATTCATGCTTATTCCAGCTCGTCCTACACAGATAGCAGTTGGAACAGGTACAAGAATTATTAATAGAAACCTTGATCCTCGTACTTCAAAACAAGTTATACAGAATGTAGCTGCTTATTTTGAAATGTACAGAAAGGCTGGTGAATATAGTAAATTAACAGATAGTAAATTATTGGATGAAATCTTAAATGATCTTCAACTAACATATAATCCAAATAATATTAGATATGCTGGAGCTAGTCAAGCACAGTTATCAGCTATAGCTAATTCTGATGAGAACTTTATTTATTCTGATGAGAAGAGTAGAAAGGTGATTAAGGATGCAGCTAAGAAGTACATTAACTCAATGAACTACTTCGAGCAATTTGCTGAAAACGGTCTCGAAGAAGAAGAACAAGATACGGGTTCTCCTAAAACTGGATATGATAACCAAACTGAAAACATTGGTGGTTTCTCATCCTTACCGGGAATGCTGCGTCACTATATTGGCTTCACTTCTTATCCAGTAACAGACAGATTTGGAAACACTCAAACAGCCAATGGTAAACCAGTTATAGCTACAATTGACGCTATTTCTGTATACTATGGATTATTAAGAGCTACAGCAAATATTAATGATCCTGTGAAATTCTTACAGAGAATGATACGTTTTGCTGACAATAATGAACAATCTCGTCACTTTGTTGAAAAATTCATCAAAGATACAGGATTGAATGAAGACGTATTATTTGGTGAGAATAGAATAGAAGCTAATAAAAACCAAGCTCTTTTAGAGATGGTTAAAAAAGGTTTTAATAAATATCGTATTGATTATGTATTCACACACTACGATGCTAAAAAAGGTCAATATGTTTCTTATGCGGCTAACCGTAAAAACGTAGAGAACGTACAGTTTGAAAAATGGTCTAATAACTTCATTGATGGTTATGCTGAAATGAGTGAGGAGAACCAAGCTACTGTTCGTAGAGCAATTGATAGAATAAGAAACACTTACTTTGATCCAAGAAGAGCTTTAAGAATCAATGATGAGGAATTATCTCAGAGGGTAAATGAAGTAAGATCAATTCTTAGTAGTATAGGCATTCAGATGTCACATGACTTTGTTAAGTATTCTTTACTTAGTATAGGAGCTAAGAAATTTGATGAGTTAAACAAGCAATACAAAGCTCAGGGAGCTGAGTTACAGTTTGATGATCCTCAAAATATCTTCATCTCTAAGAGCAACTATAATTATGTTCAAGTAATGAAAATCGCCGATGAAATCACTCTAAATAGAGCTTTCATGGATGAACTTTCAAAGACCTTGACAACTAATGCTAATCCATTCTTTAGAAGAACTAAAGAAGAAGACGAAGAAGCTGGTGTTCCAGATGTTGCTGAAGAAGGAACTGAAGGAGCTGATGTAGCTATGGTTACACGTATCTTAAATGTAGCTAAAGGTAATGCGTTCTTTGATGAAACAGTCGGAGAATCATCATTTACTACAGCAGATAATAAAGTTGTATTTGCTCATCAAGATGGTACATTTAATGTTAAATATTCATATCAATTAAGAGATGCTAATACAAGAAGACAACTTAGAGAACAAGGATATAGAGAAGAAGCTAGTGCTGCTATGGATGCTTATGATGCTGAGTGGCTTACTCGAAATTTTCTTCTAAATTCTGCTGACTTTGAAGCTGTAGCTGATAACCTACAATATCAAAATATTGACGGTCTTCGTGCAGTTGAAACAAACAAACAAGGTCAAGTAATTACACAAGAATTTAGAGATCAAAAAGAAGGTGTAACCTATGGTTCCTACTCTCCACGTGAGTTCTTCATTAATAACCTTAACTTCTATGTTTCTTATAAGAAGATACAGAAGACTGGTGCTGGAGATATTGTAACTACTCCACACTTAATTCGTGTACTTGAAGCTTCTAAAACAGGAGCTACAGTAAACCTGCCTATAAACTTAGACGTTTATAGAGAAGGAACTGTTACTGAGAAAACACTTGGTATAATGCTGGGTGAAGTTGAAAAAGAGTACAATAGAATCCAAAGAGTTCAAGGTGAAATAGGTACACTAAGAGATAACATAGTTGAAAACTATCACACAGGTTCATTCCAAGAAGATGGCTTTACTGTAAATAAAGGCTATCGTGGTTTGAAATTCAGTGATAATATGACTGCTTTATTAACAAAAGCTACAGCCAACTTGCTTGAAAGAAAAGCACGTAATGGAGATGCTCTGTCTGATGAAGATAAAGCTACTATCAAAGAGGAAGTGAAGAACGCTCTCAACAAGATGGTAGATGATACTATGAATCTGATGGTTAAAGAAGGTATTATCAAAGTTGGTCAGAATGGCGACTACAACAATGTACTTCTTCACAGAAAGTTTGTTGTTGGTGATGCTGATCTTAATCTTCAATCAGTATCTAAAAATGAGCATTTCAAAACAAATATTGGACATGTATTATTAAATGACTATATTAATACACTAGCTTACAACCAGATATTGCATGGCGATCCAGCATTATCATTAAAGAATGATGGTGGTATTGATGCTGTAAAACGTGCTAAAGGTGATAACGCAGCTATTGTATCTATTAGAACTGATTTGTTAGCACCTGAACTTGGTATTACTGAAGCATTTACTCACTCTAAAGTAGCAATATTTAAAGAGCCTATTTCAGCAGATGGTACGAAGATAGCTGATGCTCAGATGTATACTACTGTGAAAGGTCTTCGTTATACATTATGGGGACTTGGTAGATTATCTCCACGTCTTGCTAAATTCTTAGACGTTCTGGAAGATGGTGGTGATATTCATAACATAGAATACACAGTTAAGAACGAGAGAGGTGAAGATATTGTTAAAAGATTTGATGGTGTGTTCGATGATGAAAAAGGTATTTTAGCTTGGGATGAAATGACTAACTCTTTGAAACTTGTGTTTAAAGATGGTAAGTCTTATTTCAAAATGTCGGTAGTTGTTCTTCAACCTGACCTAACTTCTTATAAGGATGTTAAAACAGGTGAATGGAAACCTCGTCCTAACTGGAAAACTTTAGATACTCTTAGAAGAAAGATGGAGGCTGATGGTATACACTTTGCAGCTCCTGAATCTGCTTCTAAAATGATGACTTTAGATGTGTCTAAAGCTGCTGATTTCTCTGACTTAAAAGGTCACCTGTACGATAATAACTACTTTGGTCTTCAGACTGAGAACCCTTCTAATAAGCTTGAAATCACTACCCCTACTCAGCTTTTACAATTGATTGACTCTGAACAGTCAGATAATGTACAAGTAGTTATGAGTGGTGTGACAAAGACAATTAGACAAGTTAAGGATGAATATCAGAATGCAGTACTTCAGAAAGTAAGTAACTCTTTTGACGCAGCATTAAATGAAATATATGATATAACTGAGTTTAATGATGATCTTAATAAACTTATCTCTGAAGGTAAAGTACAACCAAGACTAGCTACATTCTACAAACGTGTAGCGTCTACATTAGAATCATCTGGTTCTGACGCTCAGTTATTAGACTTCTTTAGCCTAGATGATAATGGAAATATTAGATTTAACGCTAACTTATCTGCGGTTAAAACTAAGTCTCAACAGTTATACCTATCGTATTTCTCTAAATCTATTCTTTCTCAGAAGAATCCGGGTTACACAGTAGCTCTGTTCTCAGGTATTGATACCAAAATGATGAAGAGAGCTAAGAGAGTTGTAGATGGTAGAGTAGTAGAGTGGGATTATGTAACAAGAGAACATTGGGACACTAACTATAATGGTGTTCAAAGTGAGAGAGTAGTTACTAAAGAGCAAGTAACTGAAGTAGGTCAATTATTCCAACACGAACTGGAGCACGAAGTTTCAGAGTATGATGAGAATGGTAAACCTACAGGTCAATACTACTCAGAGTTTATGCTTCCAGCTCACTTCAAGGAGTTGTTAGGTCTTCCTAGAGATCAGCCTATTCCTGAAGCTATTGCTAAAATGTTTGGTGTACGTATTCCTTCACAGGATAAACACTCATTTATTAGCTTAAGACTTGTTGACTTCTTACCAGCAAACTTAGGAAGTACAGGTATGTTCCCTAAAGAACTTATTGCCCTGTCTGGCGCTGACTTTGATATAGATAAACTCTTTATTACTCGTTATGACTTCTATATGGAGAAGGATAAGAATGGTAATACTCAGTTTAAAAAGTATGGATCAGCCACTACAAGTGAAGAAAAATGGGCTGAATATAAAGACTGGATGGGTAAAAACAACAAGGCTGTAAAAGGTATTGTTGCTGATATAGCTGAACAAGATACAGATTATCAAGGATATTTAACTAATCAAAATCCGGAAGACTTAGCGGCAGAACTGTTAGGTATGGATGTTAAGAAAAGATACCTTGACAGATTTGTAGCTCAAGCTTTAGGTAGACTGAAACTTCCTAGTACTTTAGAAGAGTTTGTAGAAGCCTCAAGAACCAAAGAGTTAAATAATGGTGTGTTAAATAACAAAATCTTAGACTCTTATACAGCATTATTGACTAATGAAGGTATGAGAGACATTGCTAAAACACCTGCAAGTTTAACAGCTTTAGCTGATATTCAAGATAACGATGATATTACCCTAAAAGACTCTAGTGGTAAAAAGATAGGTTCTGTATTTGGTTCCAAAGTTAACTATCCTGTAGATAGTATGATTGGCAAATACAACGGCTTTAAAAATAACACTACTGGTAAGAATAACATTGGTATTGACGTTAACGCTAACTTGATTTACTCAAGTGTTAATAAAGGTGAAATATCTTTACGTGATCCTGAACAAGCATTCAAATTTGACGATGTTACATTTGATAGCTTTGCTGGAGATAGAGAGTATGGATGGGTGAAAGAAAATGAAGTGGATGTATTAAGACCTAATATGGGTAAACGTACAAATGACGTTCTCTCTACCTTAATCACAGCCGCTACCGATGAGGCTAAAGAGCAGTTAAATGCCCTTTATAACTTAGGTGTAGATGCTCTGAAAGTAGTGAACTATCTAGTATCTTTGAAGGTTCCTTTAAAGACAGCTATTTACTTTGTCAATCAGCCTTCTATTAGGAACTATCTGGATTTAAAAGCTGTAAATCAGAATACAATCCGTACTAAAGAAGAAGAGGATATTAACAAAGATGCTTTCAGACAAGAAGCTATCGCTAAGACAGCAGCTCAGATTAAAGACTACGCTAGTTTGTCTGATGATGACTTATATAGTATGTTAGAATCTAATGGTATCATAGAAGTAGAATGTTAATCGAATTAAGCGGTTTTGCTTACATTCCTAAAATAATGTAATTAAATTAGTATATTTGCTTTATGGCTTGTATTTATAAAGTTAAAAATAGTGCTGGAGAATGGGTATCTTTTAATACAAAAGAGGAAGCTCTTAAGTATGCAAAGGATAACAACGTAGCAAATAATCCCAAACAGGGAGAGCCTTCGCGTAGCACTAAAACACTAGCTAATGTATTACGTCAAGTAGCTTTTGGGGAGAATAATTACACTCCCCATCAACTTCGCGTGTTTCAAGAAGAGATGCTTGATAGCTTCATTGCTATGGAAGACCAATCTCAGTTCTTCTATAAGATGGGTTCTGCTATAGCTCTTACAAAAGGTCTTGGTAAGAACTTTGACCAGATGCAAGGTGTTATGAAGAATCTTAGTGATCTTGGTATTGGAATGGATGAAGACAAATTTGACGAGTCTGCAATTCCTTTCGACGTTCGCTATCTTCTTACAGGTGACGCTAAGTATAGAACCGAGAATAGCGAGCCATATTATCATAAGATTACAGCTAACAATATTAGTATCATGAACAAAGTCAACGATCTTAGTAGAACGATGTTCATGGAACAAACACCTTCATTTGTTGATAATTCAAATAAGGTAGTAGCTAATCTTAAAGAAAACCTTACTACGGAAAAATTAAGAGAAATTAAGGATGACTTCACAGCATTTATTCAAATTGCTGCTTATAAGAAGTGGGTAGAAATAAATGATAAGAGAACAAGTACATTACGTAATACTCTTATCTATGATGGTGGAGCTGAAACAATTGTGGATATTGTTAAGAACGCTGCTAGGTTAGCTCCTAATAATATGTTCTTGAAGTTTATACTTCCAGTAAACACTACTACAAAGGTTGGTAAAAAGAAAGTAAGAAATATTAATAATAAAGACCTTATCAACACTATAGAAGGTAAAACTCGTGGTAAGCTTGAGCCTGACGTTATGGCTTCTCTTATGGACTCATTCACTGAGCTATATTTGAATCCACATACTCAATATCATGCTAAAGCTCTGTTCGATTATCTCATTGTGAAAGACGGCTTAATGTTTAAGAACAAGTCGTATATTAAGATGATTCCTACAATGATGTTTGAGGATATGTCCAAAGCTACAGATATTGCATCTGAGCTTTTGTCATTATCTCAAATGAGCGAATTTACAAGATTTCTCAAGAAGCTAAATGCTCAGAGAATTGTAGATAAAGAAGGTAATTATAAACCATACTTCACCGCCGCAGAAGGTCAAGCATACAATGATCTTGTTAGAAACAGGGATGTGAATGGAGTAAAAAACAAATTATATGAAAAGGTTTTTGGTCTCACTTACAATCAACTGTATAATAGGTTTGAACAAATTTATGCTACAGATGTCAAGTATCAGTATAATCTGCAATTTGTAAAGACAAAAGTTAAACCTGGTGGGGCTAGTAGAAGTACTAAAGGTATAACTTTCGCTAATGAGAATGGTATTCGACAGATGACTGTCACAATGTTCACAGATAAGTTCAAGGGTACTGAAAAAGGTTCTGCTGAACGCAGTAAAGAATTTAAAGAAACAATAGACGATCTAGCATTAGCAAACGTAAATAATGTGAAAATAGATGAGAATAAATCTCATTTAGAGTTCAAGAAATTTGTTCGTGTTCGTCAACCGGGAACTGGTGATGCTACCTATCAAACTTATAAGCTTGTAAAGGTAACTAGAGAAAATGCTCAGGGACGTAATGAAGACTATTATGGAGAAGCTATGACTGCTGAAGGAGATATGATACCTAGAGGTATTACTGGAGTTTACCATGCTATAGAAAGTGTTGGTGCTTCAAACATGTCAGGTGTAGCTGATCTTGGTACACGTCTAACAAGAGAACAAATGATGGAAGAAGTTAATAAAAAAGCTGGAAGAGACGATAATACTCCACCAGAGAATCCACCTTCTCCACCTACTGCTCCAGTACCAGTAACTCCAACAGCTCCTATAACTCCGTCTACACCAACAGCAACAGAAACTCCTACTGAAACAGTGAGTAGTGGAATGTTTGGTGGTCTAAACCTAATGGCTTACGATGTAAATGATGTAGATATGAGTGGTATGGACGTTACTGAAGACGATGTGAAAGAAGCAATGAAAAATATAGATGGTTGCAAAAAATAAAATATGGCCTGTCAAGTAGTAAGAAATAATAATGGTGAAATTCAACAGGTGTTGGCTCCTAATGGTAAGGAGTCAATACTTTTTGATGATATTAATAAAGTTATAAAAGATAAGGAGAGAGCATTAGAACAATATTCTCAAGTTCATACACCTCAGTTTAAAGAGTGGTTTAAAGATTCAAAAATAACTGACAGCAATGGAGAACCTAGATTAGCCTATCATGGAACAAATGTCTACTTTGATGAATTTAAAGTTTCTGGACTAGGTTTTTATGGACCGGGGCTTTATTTCTCTACTGATAGACAGGCGACAATGAACTTTAATGGGCCTGTTAATATGCCTGTATTTCTTAGCATAAAGAATCCAGAAAATATAAATAGTGAACAAGAAGAACAAGCATTTCTTGAAAACGGAAGAATGATTGGAGAAGATCAAGATGGGATCGTTTTTATGGATGGTTCTGAAATTGTGGCAATGCAGCCGAATCAAGTAAAGTCCTTATACAATCAAGGAGACTTCTCTCAAGCAAGTAACAGTATTTATCTCCAAAAAGGAGATAACTCTCCATTTGAAGTACCTGGAAAGCTTCAAACAATAGCACAAAAACTTTATAATAAGTTTAATATTTCTTACAGCATTATTAACGATGCTAGTAATCCAAATAGAGGATGGTTTAATGGAAATGGTGTAACTATTAACTTGGCTCACGCTAAGGGAGATACTGCTTTCCATGAATATATTCACCCATTTATTCTTGTACTTGAAAAGCAAAATCCTAGTTTGTATAACTCTCTTATGGAGCAGTTATCTACAGACATGGAAGGTTTAAAAAGTATATCTTGGGCAGACACAAATTATTCAGAGTTAGGTGAAAAAGAGAGAGCACAAGAAGCTTTAGTTAACTATCTTGGTAAACTTTCTGAACAGAAGTATAATAAGGCTCAGTCACCATTCAATAGATTCATAAACTGGTTAAAGTCATTATTCAGAAAGATTAATATTGACTTTAAGAATATGTCACTAGATACAAAGCTATCTGACATCGCTAATATGGTGGTTGATGACATCTATGTGGCGGATCTTAGAGCAATGCTTCAGGACGCTAAGATACTTACGATGTATCAAAAGCCCGATACTGAGCTTACTTATGAGAATGTATATGACAGAATTAAGGATAAAATCGCTATACTTAATGCTACTATTAAGAGTAGAAAGAAAGGCGACCAATTCAAAGAAGATATTAGTATATTAAATGACATTATTCAGAATCAGGACGAAATTACATCTATAAACAACTTCGTATCTAATTCAATTCACTATATCGAACAAGCTTCAACAAAGTTTGAGAGCTTACGTGCCTCTGTTAAAGACGCAGGTAAGCTAACACAGAGTCAGATTACTTATAACCTTAACATTCTTGGTGAAATCCAACAGCTCTTAAACGTTTATAGTTCTCTTGATGACATCAAATCTCTTCTTCTAAGAGAAGGTAAAGATTCTACAGATGACAACTTTAGTAAGTTAAGGGACGCAATTGATAAAAAAGAGCTTATTATTGAAGACTTCAAATCATTCGCTCTTACATACATAACCGAATGGTTATATCCACACCTTGAGTATACTAATAAGAACCTTGAGGCTTCTGGTATGACCAATATGATACTAACCAAAGAGAAATTTAGAGAACAGCTAGTACAAGCTCTTCGTGATATTTCTGCTGCTGGTCAATGGCTTGGTACAACAATTAATAGCCGTGACCCTGTATCTGCTGCTATTGCTCTTGCTCTTAAGGACGTTGTATATGACAATCACGTAAAAGACCTTGAAATCAAGAAATACCTCATGGACGAATATAAAAAAGCTAGAGGTACAGCTTTATATAAAACTTCTAAGGATGAGGAAGAGTTCAATAAACAATTCTTAAAAGAAGTTAGGGTGTGGGAGAAAGTAGGTGTTGATGAGGAAACAGGTGAAGATAAATATGATTATGTTAAACGTCTTGCATTCCATCAGGAATATAACACAGACGAATTTGAAATAGCTAAGAAGAAATTCTACGATCAACTTGGACCTCGTCCATCTGATCCACAACAACTTAAATCATGGAAAAAAGCCCAAGGTGAATGGTATTCATTAAACACTGTAGTTAATCCTCATGCTGATGAAATAATTGACCACAATAGAAGAACAATGTCTGCTAGACAATTTGAGGAATGGTGGTTAACAAACACTAAAGAAGTTGATAATATTGAATATGGATATGGTAGAAATACCATGGATTATTATGGTAGACGTGCTATTCCCGGAACATATAATGCTAAAAAAGGTACATTTAGAGCCTTGTCAGGTGAATTAATTCTTCCTGGCGAGAAGTATAGAAATACTAAGTTTGGCACTTTAATGAGAAATCCTTACTATGCTAAGTTATATAAAACCTATCAAGATGCTAATGCTGCGCTTGGTTCTTATGCGTTGGAGCATGGAATTATTCCACAAGTATCTAAAGGGGGTAATGCCTTTTCTGACCTGCAATGGAAAGATGGTGTAAAGGAAAACTTAAAGAAACTTGGAAAGAAAGTCTTGAAAGGTATCGAGGCTGAGAATGAAGATGATAGAACAGTGCAAAGACAAGATAAAACTGAAGTAAAACATATTCCTGTTTATTATGTAAGAAAATTAAATAATAGTGATGTTAAATTAGACCTTCTATCTACAGTACTTATGTATAGCCAAATGGCTAATAACTACAGAGGTATGACTGAGATAGAACCTAATGTTGTTGTACTCAAAACAGTACTTAACGGTGACTTTAACCTTGGTATTGAAGGTCGTAGTATAGCTAAAACAAATGCTAAAGGTAATCAAATCTTTAATGCTATCACTAAGAAAGTGGTTTCTAAGATGACTCGTGAAGATATGCTAAATGCTCGTCTTAATGAGTTTATTAATGATGTTGTGTATGGAGATTCATCTTTTGACCAAACTATAAACGTACTTGGTCAGGAAATCTCCATGGATAAATTGTCAGGTAAAGTAGCATTGGTTACAGCTATGCAAAACATGGCAGCTAACGTAAATGGTGGTATAAGCAACGTAGCAGTAGGTAACTTCAATAACACAATTGAAGCTATTGGTAGACGATTCTATTCTATGAAGGATTGGGGATGGGCACAGGTGGAATACGCAAAACATCTTCCATCATTAGTTGCTGAAGCCGCAGGTGGTGAAGATTCATTTCTTAATGAACTCGCTGACCACTATGATGTCCCACAAGGTGAGTTTAAAGATCACTATGGAGATAATGTGTCTAAAGGAACATTTAATAAGTTGATGAAAACAAGCTCTCTCTTCTTCTTACAAAAAGGGGGTGAGCATCAGATTCAGACAACTGCTATGATGTCCTTAATGCACGCTAGAAAGTTAACTGATTCCAAAACAGGAAAAGAAGTTAACCTCTATGAAGCCTTAAAAGAAGCTAAAGGGGATCAGCAAGTAATGGCTGAACGTTATGGATGGTCTGCTGAAGACGATAAAGCTTTTCGTAATAGATTACATGCGTTGGTTAAGAACTTACATGGGGTTTATAACTCATTTGATAAAGCTATGCTATCTCGTCGTTGGTATGGAAAGCTTGCTCTTATGTTCCGTAAGTATTTCTTCAAAGCTATTACTTCAAGATATGGTGCTAAATATGTGGACTATGAGCTTGGTACAGTAGAAGGTGGATATTGGAGAGAGTTTGCATCTAAGATACTTGCAGACATGAAAGAATACAAATTTGGAGTACTTCAAAGAATGTGGACTAAGGAAGGATATGATGAATTCCAGAAAGCAGCTATTAATAAGACATTATACGAAATGGCTGTAATCATTGCTACATTTGTTCTGATTGGAGTGGCTAGTGCTGATGACGATGATAAGAGTTGGCTAAACTCCGAAATGGAACTTCAACTTACACGTTTCAGTGCAGATATTACACAATATATTAATCCGGCTGACTTTATTCGTGTAATTCGTAACCCAGCAGCTTCTATTAATATGATTGAGAAATGGATAAGCTGGTTTACTCAGTTGTTCCATCCATTCGAGGAATATCAAAGAGCATCAGGTTTTGCAAAGAAAGGAGATAAAAAACTGTATATTAAAACATTAAAACTACTACCTGTAGTAAGACAGTTCATAAATCTCTTAACTCCTGAAGAACAGATTAAATTCTATCAACTGACTGGTCGATAATGCTATTAGAGTCAAGAAATGTACTCTAACGACCTTATTTCTAATAAAAAAGCATACTTTTGTAGCCTAGCGAGCAATTGCTGGGCTTCTTAGTTTGAAGCCGAATTTTTAATACAAAAATTGATATATAATGGCTAGTTACGGCGAACTTAAGCCTGTCTTAACAGAACAGGCACGCTATCTACGTTTAATTGCAAATGCCCAATGCGGCTCTAAATCACCAGCTACTACTTCTGCTGGCACAGGAAATATTCCTGCTGGATATAATTCTATCTCAATCGTTGCTACTACTGTTCCTGCTACTGTTACTTTCTCTGATGGAAGTACATTCACATTTGATGTGATAGGGGAATCTATTGTACAAACTGCTGCTGAAGGTGGTACATTACCTGCATATACATTAACTGCTGGTGCTGTTAAATGGATTGGCACAAAATAATATAAATAATGAGTTTATCAATAATTAAATATCCCTCAGGTGGTGGGGGTGGTGGGGGCTCTGTAAATGGTGCAGAAAATGGTCTTCATCTAAATAGTGTAAATGTCAGACTGGGTGGGAGCTTATTAGAAGCAACTACTGTTACTGGTGACACTACGACTGAAACTGTTACATTTAGTGGCGTAACCTCAAATGTAGCATCCGCTTCTGCTCCGAGTATAGCTAATAGTTTCTTTAAAGTACAATCAACCTATGATCTTTCTGCTCCAGATCCACAATTCGGTGTATCGTTAGGAGTAACTGCACCTGCTGATGGAGCAAGTAACGCTGCGTTATTAACATCTGGTGGTGATTGGGGTATTATAGTAGATGGTATAGGTACTCAAAGTGTAGGTGTATTAGTACAAAATAATGCAGGTATCGGTATTCAAGTGGCTGGTACTGGTGCGTCACAAGGTATATTAGTAAATGGATCGAGTATTGGTATTCAGACATCAGGTAATGGTAACTTTGCGCTAAAAGCGGTTAATGGTAGCTTTACAACTATTTATTCTGAAACTGATGAAACTATAGGGCACTATACTTTTCAGGGTACAAAAATAGGTAACCTTAACGTAGGTACTATTGAAACATTAATGCTTCTTGACAGAAACACCAATGCTATAGTTCCTGCTAACTCCGCAGTATCTCTTGATATTTGTGCTCCTCAAGTAGGTAATACAGGATTAAAAACTGTAAGACTTGTTTCGAGAAATGCCAACCAAGCAAATAATACATCAAAGTTCGAGATATGGGCTTTAAACGCTGGTGTTGAAACTCAAGTATTTACAATAGATGCTTTACTAAATGGACGTATTGGTATTGGTTCTACTATAACTTCACCTACAGCTAGATTACATCTTCCTGCTGGTGCTGCTGGTGCTCAATCAGCTCCTTTAAAGTTTACATCGGGTTCTCTAAATACAACAGCGGAAGCTGGTGCAGTAGAGTTTCTTACTGATAAAGCTTACTTAACTATCACTACTGGTGCTGCTCGTAAAGAGTTTGCTCTAGCCGATGCTGCTTTAACTTCTGGTAGAGTTCCTTATGTAACTACCAATGGTAGATTAGCTGATAGTTCTAACTTTACTTGGAATCAATCATTCCAGCAATTTTCTATTTCAAGAGTATCTGATGGCAGTTATACTACACTTGCACCGGGTTTAAGTACTTCTATGCAAGGTAATACTGATACAAATAATGTTATATATACTTTATTAAATGATTTTGGAGATCAAGTTACACTTGGTAATGGTGGTTCAAATAACGGGTTTCCAGCAACAACAGGTAGAGGTTATCTTACTTTTACGAATTCTGTGTTTTATATAACTGGTGCTGAGATGCACTTCTCAGTTCCTCTGATAACTATTGGTGGTGATAGTACTGCTACTGCAAAATTACACATAGCTGCTGGTAGTGCTACTGCTGCTACTGCTCCAATCAAGCTTACTTCAGGAACAGTGATGACTACTGCTGAAACAGGCGCTATAGAATACAATGGTACTAACCTCTTCTTTACCAGAACTGGTACAACTAGAGAATCTATCTTTGTAGGTGTATCTGGAGCCACTGCTCCAAGTACAACTGCTGGTACTACTATTGTCAACTTCTATGGTACTTCTGCTACTAACTTCTTAGGAACTCCTGTATCGTGGGCATCAGTAGTAATTAATGGAACAACTTATAAAATTCCTTTATACACCTAATGAAGAAGTTCTTTAAATATATAGAACCTCTTTGGCTAGGAAACGATGGAAAGCTTTCTCTACGTAGCTTAGGCGCAATTGCATTACTTATAGACTTTATCCGTAATGTGCATAGTACATCGTTTATTGTAGCTAAATTATTAAATCTTGTTTATAAAGACAAAACCATTGATCCAGCTCTAGTTTCTTCTATTTCAGGAAACCTTGCTCAGATTGCAATAATTCTAGGTATAGAAGCAGCCTTACTAGCAGCAGCCCTAGCTCTGAAAACTTATCAGAATAACGTATTCAGAGTTTCAGATTCTCAATTTACTCCACCACCGGTTTGTGATGGGGAAGTTAAATAAAGATCAATGAGAAATGAAAAAAGGAGAATATGCTAATATGAACTTTTTTGATGTGTTAGATGAGCTTGGTATAGGCTGGCGCTACGTGCTGAACGGCTTTATAGGAGCTGTTGTGTGGTCAATTTATAAAAAACTAAGGTTAATAGAGGCACTTAGACAGATTCTTATCGGCTCTATAGTTGCAGGATATATTACTCCGTTGATTGCACATAAAGAAGCAATCCCTATTGAATTCATGGCAGCCTTATCTTTTATTATTGGAATGATGGGAATGATAATTATAGATGGAATTTACAAGTATATCGCTAATAAGGTTAAATTAATTCGTAAAGGTAAAGAGGTGGTGAATAAAGAAGAGTTAGAAAGTAATGAAGTTTAATTTGGATAATTGAATCAAAATGATTATCTTTGTTACTAAATCAAAAAATATGAGTATTAAAATTAGTAGAAAAGTAAAAGATATTGCATTCGTAGCTGGCTTAGTGGCTTGCTTAGTATTGACAATTGGCGGGATTGGCTGGTCTGACTATGCTGATTCTAAATTTTGGCAAATAGGCTGGAATGTACTTGCTGGTGTAGGAGTTGTTGGATTTATCGGTGGAATCTACTGGAAATCTCAGCAAAAAGAGTCTAACACAACCGATCAAAGCTAATGTACGCTTTATCATTAGTCATATCGCTTATCTTTATACTCTTCTTGGCAGGAAAGGATGCAAGTTCCTACCTGCTGAGAGGAACAAAAGACCCTTATGAAGGTGTGACAAAATCACGTCTTGATAGGTGGCATCGTGATGGTGTAGCGATTCATACAATATTCGTAGCTGTACTCGCATGGGCTACAGGACTATGGATAACGGTGCCAGTTCAGGCTCTTCTCTTAAGACTTGGTTTCTATGACCTAGCATTCAATAAATATAGTTCATTAGTTACTACGTACATTGGAAATACATCCATGGTTGATAGATTCTTCAGAAAGATATTTGGAACAAATGGAGCTGTTATTAAAAGTGCAGTATTCCTATTAATCTTGTTACTATGGGGAGTATTAAGAATTTTCTTGTAGGTCTTATTTCTGATACAAAGAGTAAGATAATTATAGCTGGAATTTCAATTATTCTACTACTGTTCTTTGTTAATAAATGGAACTATAGTAGGTATAAAGAAGCTGAAGAGAAGGCTGATAGAATGGAAGCTAATCTCAACGCAGCTCAAGATACGATTAGAATAACTAAAGCTAAGAACGGTAAACTAGAGTATGATAAGAAACTATATATCGCAAAAAGCACAAAAGAACTCAAAGCCCTCAACGATTCTCTCGCGAGAAATGTCGAAATTACGAAGGGAAAAGTTGGTTTTATTAGCGACATTGGTTTTAGAGTCAAGCATGATACTATTATGTTGCCTGCTACAATCCAAGTAGTAGATAGTGTAATTAGTATAAGATCACATATTGACACTATTTATTCTCCCGGAAACTATAGAGCATTAGCTTTTGAAGCAGTGTACAAGGAGAAAGAAGGTAAAGCATATAGTATTCTCACAGAAGATAAAATAGGTTTTACTGCGATAGTGGGTATTAAACAGAATGAGAAGAAACAATATGAAATCTTTGTTCGTCCTAATTATCCCGGAATGGAAGTAGGACATTTAGAAGGAGCAATTATACAAGAAAATATGTTTCAAAAAGAAGCTAAAGTAAAAATTCCTCTTGTTACAATTGGAGCTAATATTGGACTTGTTCCTTTTACATACGATTTTAATACAAAAAAAGCTGATGTCAATCTTAATAGAATAGGTGTCAGCGCAGGACTTAACTTTAATCTTGGAGCAATATTCAAATGAGACAGATAAATAAATCTCGACTGGAATTTTATGTGGAGAATTATTTGAAGTCTAATCCGCCAAGAACAGCACAAGGGCTCAATTATCTTCGCAAAGCTAAAGCATACATAGAATATGCTCTTACTTACAAGAACTGTAATTTTGAAGAGCCTATTTTAAATCTGTATACACTACAAGATAACCAGTTTACAAAAACAGTGTATTACATGATAAGAACCATTGACCTTTTCTATTATAAAAAATCACTGGAAAGAACGTTGTCATTATTAAACAAATATATAAACCAATGAACATTGAATTTACAGAACAGGACATTAACAAATTAAACGATCTTATTAAAAGAACCCCTTTTGAGTTTAGCTATCCCCTATTCCTTTTCTTTCAAGGAAAAGTAAACGAAGCTAATCAACCAAAAAATGCAACAACTTCAGCAGTAGCTGAACCTGTTACAGAAAATGTCAACTAATGGAAATAACATCAGTAGATACAAAAGGAATTAATTTTATCGTTAAAGAGGAAGGGATGATATTACATCCCTACCTTGATTCTGTAGGTGTTGCGACAATTGGAGTAGGATGTACTTATTATGAAAATGGTACAAGAGTAAAAATAACTGATTCTCCGATTAGTCAAGAAAGAGCAATATCTTTATTTAAGAATGTACTTAGAAATTACGAAGCTACCGTTTGGTCGGTTACAAGAGATGATATAAATCAGAACCAATTTAATGCGCTAGTTTCAATTTGTTTTAATATCGGTGTAACAGCTTTCAAAACGAGCACATTATTAAAACGCGTGAACACAAATCCTAATGATCCTAGTATAACAGATGCCTTCAAAATGTGGAGAAATGCTGGTGGAAAGCCAATTCTTCTTGATAGAAGAATAAGAGAAGCACAATTATACTTTAGTTAACATGAGTAATTGCAAACCTAATGTTAGGGCATGGAGTCCTATTTGGTACAAAGTAGACTGTAATGATATAAATCTTACTAGTTCTGATAACACTGTATCAATTACAAGATTATCTGGTGATTGTTGTGGATGGGATTTAAAAACTGTCGGTGGTGGGGGTGGCGGTGGTGGTACAGGAAGTGTGACAAGTATTGGTATAACAATGCCTTCAGCTTTCGCTGTTACTGGATCACCTATAACTAGCGCTGGTACCATAGCTATAACCATGACAGGTAATACCAATCAGTATTTAAGAGGTAATGGTACACTAGCTACGTTTCCTACAATCCCTACACCTACTACACCTAATATAGATGAGGTACTATCACAAGGTGGATTCCTTCTAGCAGATAGACAAATGAGTATAGGAAGTAGTGTATTTTCTATATTAAATAGCTCTAGCGGAACGATACTTAAGCTAGATAGAGCCACCGAATATTCTCTAGGTGACCTAGATGGTACAGATTTTGGATATAAGATAAAGATTGAGGCTAGAAACATATTTATTGGTTCTGAGCTTTATCCCGGTAATTCAATATATATTGAGGATGCGTTTAATAGAATGACTATTAGTAGTCCTGCGCTATCTATTAGTGGAAACATTAATGTTTTAGGTAGTTTTAAATTAAACTCTGGGAGTTTAGGTGCAGGAAAAGTGTTAACCTCAGATGCTTTTGGTGTTGGTACTTGGCAAACTACTGCTGCTAACTATTGGGTAAGTAGTACAGCAAATAATATAAATAATACTAATGTGTTAGGTGTTGGTATTGGAGTAACATCTCCGGCGGCAGCACTACATATAAAAGCTGGTACAACAACATTAGCACCTCTTAAATTCTCATCAGGAGGATTGCTTGCAGCTCCTGTTGATGGTGTAATTGAATATGATGGAGTTAATCTCTACTTTACAAGTGGTATTACCAGAAAGATATTTCCACTAGGAACAACAGACACAACAATCTACACAGGTAATGGTGCTATTGGTGGTCCTAGAGTAATAGACGTCCAAAATAATACTGTTACTTGGAATAACACAGGATTATTTAGAATAGTAGAAGGTAATTCTACAGTAGGTGGAACTTATGATTTCAATGATGGCGTGGATCTTTTAAGCTTTGATGCTGCTCACTCATCTAATTTAGTAGTAAATTCTATCACTGGATTTTCGATGGAATATACAGATGTTGTAACACCAGCCCTGTTAACATCTTTGAATGTGAATGGTACAGGTATAAAACTTACGGGAATAGTAGAATATACAGATAATGCAGCAGCTATTGCGGCTGGTCTTACCGCTGGATATTTATACAGAACAGGTGATGCTCTTAAAATAGTACATTAATGAAGAGGTATATAGTAAATAAGACAGCATTAGACATTTTAAGTATAGAGGCTCTCGACGCTCAAACAGAACTAGCTTCTTCTAAGGTGATTACAAATGAAACTCTTGTATTTAGACATCTACCCTATGTTAGTATGATGTTAGATGACACTCAAGTAGCTCTATTAAATGAACGTTCTATATTTCCTGAAGAAGAAGTAAATAGAGTAGATGTGTCTTTAGGTGCTGAGAATAGTGGGTATGAAAAGCTTAGAAGTTCTTGGTATAAGACACAAAAAAGAGGATTTACAGGTAAAGGATGTAAAGTTGCTGTACTAGATTCTGGATGTAATCAATCAGTAGTTCCTTGGGATTTTGGTTATAACTTCGTAGATAGTAATACAAATGTCACAGACGTATATGGTCATGGAACCCAAGTTTGTTCTATTATAAAGCATCCTATAATAGCCTTAGCTGCAAATTGTGAACTTCATATGTTAAAAGTGATAGATGATGGTGGTGCAGCTTGGGAATCAGCAGTATTAACAGCTTTAGATTATGTAATTAGTAATCAGATTGATATAATTAATCTTTCATGGCAGTTTGATACAATTAATATAAGAAATTCTATAGCTGCTGTTATTGCAAATGGTACAGTAGTTTCAGCAGCCTCAGGAAATTCAAATGTAGAAACGTATACCGTGAGTCCTGCTTGTCTGCCGGGAGTAGTTGCAGTGAATGCCATATCATATGACTTCTTCCCAGGATTTAAAAGTATTATGGCTCCTCCGGGAATACCTAATTCTCATGGAATAACAATAGCTTGTGATGGAGTATCTTGTCAGTGTTATACTAAGACTGGAGTAAGATCAGCTAGCTGGGGAACATCGTTCTCAGCTCCCTTCTTTGCAGGAACATTTGCACTATACAAGGAAATGCTAGGATTAGAAGATAATTACAAAGTATTGGACTATGTTCTAAGAAGAGCACAAAGAAGACAAGAAACAAAATACTATGGTGTAGGTTTAGTAAACTTTTAATAATAAAAAATAATAATAATGAGTCGTAGAGATCAACTATTTTTAGGGGGCATATGGAATAAGAAAAAAGATCCAGAATGCTGTCCTAATTGTCCTGAAATATCAGCAGATACTGATAATATAATAGAATGTTATGCTGATGGAATATATGCCGCTGCTGGAGCTATAGCCACTCCCGGTGGAAGTACTACAAATGTGCAATTTAACAATGCGGGTGCATTTGGTGGCGATGCAGGCTTTACTTGGAACAATACTGCTAAAACCGTGGCGGTAACAAACACCAACAGTGCTCAACAGGCAACACTAGCATTAGCTAATAACTTGTCTAATTACTTTAGAGTAAAGTTAACAGGTAGCACTAATACCACACCTAACACTGCTATCATAGAGTCTGATAAAGCTATAAATCTAAACTCAGCAGTATATCTTAATTTAAACTCTCCCGGCGTATTTGTCGGAGTTGCTCCATCATTCCCTTCTGCTAAGATTCATATTGAGGCTAGCTCAGGTGCTGTAAATACGGCTCCTATAAAGCTTACTTCTGGAACATTACTAACCTTACCAGAAGCAGGTGCTATAGAATTTAATGGTACTCACTTTTATGGAACCATTGGTTCTACAAGATTTCAGTTAGACCAGCAGTATACATTTAATAATGGTCTTACAAATAGCTCTGGTACAGTAGGATTAGGTGGTACATTAGTTAGTTCTCCTACAATTGCTGCTGGTAATCAGTTCCTTACTATTACTGGTACAAGAACTAGCTCTAATCAGCCTGCTCTTCAAGTTACTAACAGTTCTGGTGGTGGTGGAATTGCCGTGACTGGTAATGGTACTCCATTCTTTGCTAACTGTACTGGTAACTCTGGGAACTACGGGTACTATGCTACACATACTGGTGGTGGATCTGCTGCTAGAGGTGTACAAGTAGAATTCCTGACAGCAACCTCTCTTGGTGTAGCTTTTGGTAGTATTCAACAAGCAGGTAGAGCAATAGACTCTGTATGGCAGTTAAACACAGCAGGAGCTTCAATTGAAGTTGCTCGCTTCTCTGCTTATCAGAATACTACTGTAGGTGGTGGTATGTGGATAGGTTTCTCACAAATAAATGGTTTAAATACTACTGCAAAATTTGAAACTTTTTGTGAAACTGCTTTGGGAGCTTCATTCTCTACAGGGATAGCCTTCCATACAATGAGTGGTGGTTCTCTCGGTGCTGGTGTAGTAGATGCTAAATTAACTATCGGTGGTACTGGTAATATAAAATTTAATAAATATGGCACAGGTACTAAAACAGGCACTTATGCTTATAGTTTATCTGTTGATAGTACTGGAGTTATAATAGAAACAGTAATGCCTATTGTTACTACAGGTACTGCTGCACCAGCTACAACACCCGCTAAAGTGGGAGATATGTTCATAGACACAACTAATAAAAAACTCTATATCGCTACAGGTACAGCTTCTAGCGCTGACTGGACAATCACAAACTAATAATATATAAAAAATGAAAATAAATAAACAAGTAATTAAAGACTATTTCGGTTCATTCTTCAAGCAATATTCGCCTATTAGTAAAGAGAACTTTGCAAAAATAAGAGATATTGTTGATGAAGCTGAGTGTGGATGTTGCAGTCCTACTACATTCTATTGGTTAGAAATTGGTGATAATCAAGCTGCCGATCCTGCTAATCAGCAAATCATCTTCAAAGATCAGTATGATAATGTTTTAGTAGAAACAGCTCTTACAGGAAATCCACAGACATTCTGCATTCCTAGGGAAGCATCTCAAATATGCTTGAATATCATTAATCAAGCTAATGATGGTGGAACTATTAATGTATTTGGTAATAATACTTTCCTAATAGAAGATGATGAAGTTGGTGAAGTGTGTGACACACTTAATACTCCTGTATCTCCATTCTTTACGATTCAGGTTGTACCAGCACCAGTTGCACCGTAGTATTAATACGTGGACTATTGGACTAAAAAAAGTTCCGAGAGCTAGACGCCCCCGGAACTTTCCTATTTTCAACCAACTTATTTCTTTTCTCGTAACTCTATGACAAAGTTTTTCATCTTGTCTTTTAGTTCTTGATAGAAGTTAGGATTATCTGATAGCATTACCTTAAACTCATCAAGCTCATATTTTTCATCACCAAGTTCATTATAAACAGTTATTTGTTTTCCCCATTTACGAATAATGCCAGCTTTGTGAGCAAGCTCGATGATTTCAGTTACCTTGTCAAATCCTTCGTTAAAACGTACAGGTAATTCAGCAATTTTAAATGGTGGCGCAACTTTATTCTTAATTACTTTCATTTTCACTAAGTTACCTACCATCTCATCTCCTTCTTTTATGGAATTCTCTGTAGTAACACTTCTGCGTACATCAATACGCACAGAAGCATAGAATTTCAGGGCGTTACCACCGGTAGTGGTTTCGGGGTTACCGAACATTACGCCGATCTTATCACGTAACTGATTGATAAAGATTAATAAGCAATTATTCTTATTAACTGTTCCAGTTAACTTACGTAACCCTTGTGACATCATACGGGCTTGTAAACCCATCTTAGCTTCACCATACTCTCCGTCAAGTTCTCCTTTAGGAACCATTGCGGCAACTGAGTCAATTACTACAACTCCAAACTTACCTGAACTAATAGCTCTGTCAGCAATCTCTAATGCTTGTTCACCATAGTCGGGTTGCGAGATGTATAAATTGTCTACGTCAACTCCGAGCTTCTGAGCATAAGCGCCATCGAATGCGTGTTCAGCATCTACTATTAAGCATTTATCACCTTTCTTTTGAGCCTCTGCTATAACGTGAATAGCTAGAGTAGTCTTTCCAGATGATTCTGGACCATAAATTTCAACAATACGACCTTTTGGTAATCCCCAGACACCTAATGCGATGTCCAGACCGAGTGACCCTGTACTTACAACATCCATAGGTCCAACCTGCTTATCACCAAGTTTCATAATTGCTCCCTCTCCGAAATCCTTTTGAATTTCCTTTTGAATTTCTTCGATAAACTCTAGTCCATTAACTGCTACTTTTTTTTCTGCCATTTATGATTATTTAGTACACAAAGGTACTATTGTTTTCCCAATTCAACAAGTTTTTTATAATAAATATCTATTGTATCGTTCATCTTTCTTGTTTTCGTTTTCAATTGTTTTACGTAATTGAGTAAAGCCTTTAAGATTACCGCTCCATCCATAGTCGTAAATAGCATTCCCGTAGTCATCTGCGCCTAAGTATTTAACATCACATAATGCTCCATAATAAGCATTTTCTGGCATAGCTTGAGCACAGTGTTCAAATGGACTCATATGACCTGCTTTTAAGAGCCTTTCATATAAGAAGATGTCAGATGTATAATCATCCTTTCCTTCAAAGTTAAGATAGCTTACTCTAGCACATCGTGCAGTAGCTACCTTTTGCTTTACACTATTAATGCTTTCTTTCAAGAGATTATTAGCAACAATAAGTTTTGCTATTCTTGCTTCGTCTATATTCTCTCCAAATGGAATGTGCCATTCTCCTTCTTTAAGAGATACTGGTTCACTCTTGTTTGCTGCCTCAAGCATTTTGTATGCAAGCTCTTGAATGTGAATTTCTGCATCTGGATGAGCTCTTAATGCAAAGAAATTCTCCCATTCTGTACCTGTACAGATACAGGTATGCCACATGTAAGGCTCAAGGTATCTATTACAGATTTGTTTAGTTAAACCTTTCTCATTAGCAGCTTCAGCTCGTAGTACAGCATGATCTCTTGAATAAAGGTGATTCATAATAAACCATCCTACTTCTTCAGGAGTATCAAAGTATTCATTACCTTGCATACCTGTGTGTTCCTTCATCCATTTAATAGGGATGAATGGGTCTTCTTTGACCATCTTAACCATCTTCTTAAATGGTATAGCGCGAGAACTTGCACTATTGCGAGATAATGCTCGGTGAGTGTTAAACTCAGCGAGTACGATACGGGGAAAGGTAAGAACATAAGTAATAATCCTGTCCCCAAATGGACCCAGAGAGTCCGCAATAATCTTTGCTTCAATCATTTACGTCTGTACTTCGTTACAGTTATTATTTCTTTGTAAGGCTCTACTTCATCAACAGTACTCCAATCGAATTCCCATCCAGCTTCTTCTGGAGACATATCCCCAGTAGTATAGGCATCAGCATACTCAAAATACCTATCACCAATCTTAGCTACAATAACTTCATTATTCCACCATCGGGAGCCACCTTCTTCTTTCCTATTAACTACATCTGCGTCTCTAAGAAATTCTTTTAAATCGGCATCATCTATTGGCTCATTTGGCTTATACCATTTGCTATCCATATGATGTTCAATATAGAATTTCTTTAATACTTCTTTTACTTTATTACTCATAGTAATCTGCAATAAGTTTTCTAAGGTCTAAGGTATTTGTTATATTAATAATGTAATCTTTCAGTCTTTTTTTTCCTAATAGAAGGCTATGCGCTTCTGCGCCACTTTCAGCGTATATTACATCGTACATTGTTGTACTAGTAGTTTTATTTTCTTTATCTGCAAGCTTGTAAGATAATAGAAAAGGAATGCCCTTGTATGCGGCTTTTACGCTTCCAAGAACAGTATATGAAATATCATTATCAAAGTCTTCTTCCATGCTTCTTATATTTTTCTCGACTTCTGACTTTGGAATAATAGTCAGTTTTTTACCATCTTCTGGAAGACAAATATATAAAGGTTCTTTATTCATGTGTATAAATTGAAAAGTCCTGACGTGCAAATCAGGACTTGGAGGAATCAAACATGGCGATTATAAACTATTCAAATAAGCTTTTGCTTCTTTAATTGTGCCTACGTAGCAAGTGTAAGTTACACCATCAATCATCTTACGAGCACGAACATAACCATTTGCGTCACGGTATAAGTTTTTACCAATTCGTGTGTAAGTTACTTTCTTAACGTTTTTCTTTGCTGTTTTTTTATTCATATTTGTTATTTTGACAACACAAAGATAGACAATTTTTGTTATCTACCAAATAAATTTACAAAATACTTTGAAGTTTTTTATAAATTTTATCAAACTCGTCTTTCATTTTGACGACACTTTCTTGGGCAACTATTTCAAAACTAAGATCAACCCAATTACTTTTAGTAAGATTTCTTCCACCAACTATCGTCTTCTTATCAGAAGTTACAGTTTTCATATGAAAGTTAGTTACTAGCTTAACTGGAATCTTATGTTTAACAAATGTGTTCTTCAAGAAAAGTAGTTGCTTAGGAGAAGGATCTACTAGTCCCACTATTACACGAACATCCTTAACCTTCTTCATAAGCTCAAACATCTCTAACACTTCGTTATTTATAAAGATGTTAAATGTGCTTAAATAAAAATACTTAGGCTTTGACCTAAGTATCTTCATTATGCTTTCGCGGTATTCTTCGTCTGTTCGTAGAATTTTCATCGGTTATCTCCAGAGCCTTGAATTGTACCTCTTTCAGCACGAGCCCGTAACTTCTCAATATTACGGGTAGCTACGTGAGCTAAAGTAGCATCAAGATCATTAGCAAGTGCAGCACAGTACCATAATACATCACCTAGCTCATCTAATAAAGCTTCTCGCTTTTCTTCAGTGAGAAGCCCAGCATCATCACGAAGTACTTTTTTGTATTTGTTGGCGATTTCACCTGCTTCTCCTAATAAGCCAAGGATAGGATAATTAATCTTGTTTCCTTCTCCATAGATAGCAGTTTTAGTTGCTAGTTTTTGGTAATTGTCTAAAAGTGTTATACTCATTTTTCTCCTAATTTTTCTTTTATTTTATTTATTGTTTTTTCAATACGAACTTCTGGTAGAGAAGGATAATGACCTTCCTTTATCTCTAAAAGTAGGTTTTTACATTCTCCTAGTAATTTCTTATAAGAAGGGATTATATGGTCTTCATAGAATTCTTCCATTATTTCACCACCAAGACTCATTAAAGTCCTCCTTTATATTTACCTTCTTTTACATATCCATTTAACTTTACTATCTTCTTCTCCACACGCTTATCCAAATACTCCATAATGTCAAAACCATAATCTTTTGAACTATGGCGTTCAATGAAGAACGCTGTACGTAACACTACGTCTCCTACTTCATCCAAGATTTCTTTGAATTCTGGTTTGTGCTTTGCATCCTTCAAGTGAAACTTAATTAATTTCTCCTGCAATTCAGCAAGTTCTTCGATAAGTTTTAATGTAGTGAACTCATCTGTATTTTCATTGAGCGCATCACTTAATTTCTTAACTTCTTCTTGGTCTAATACACCAAGATCAATAATTTCATCTATCATAATATTTATTTTACTATATAACGTATTAATAATTTTGCTGGCATTTCCTTCTCCCACTTTACTTCACCTATTTCATTTAATGGTACAAGGAAGACCATTTTATCGGGGTAATTATACACTTGATACTGTAATCCATCTGCCGATACTCTATCTAAGTGAGCAGGTGGATTTACCTTATACAGGAACTTTTTTAATTCGTTTAATTCCATTATTCGTCAAATAAATGTTGAAATGTGTTACTCATTGCCATGAGGATAGCCCCAGCTACTACCGCAGTAATAGCATAGGCAATCCATGTGAGTATTTTCTCTTTTGTTTCTGGCGTCATATTACCAAAATAATCCATATCCGAAGTAACCAATGTGTCTTTGCTTCTTATCAAAGCCGTAAAATTGAAACATTGGAAACTCCTCAGAAGGAATCTTTTTAAGTGTTAAAGTTTCATCCTGTGTACAGATAAAAGCTAGGAGAATATCAAGAAAGAGGTCTTGTCCATCAGTAGACTCTTGCTCTCTTATATATTCTACAGCCTCCTCATCTATCTTTACTCCAAAGTTCAGTAGAGCGTCTAATGTCTCTACTGAAAACTTTGAGTCTTGATATTCTGCACATGGAGTTAAGTTCTTTTCTTTATAAGAGCCATCTAAACTAAAGCCTATTTTATCACAAGCTTGAAAATAGAGTTCTCTTACTCTTTCTAATGGTTGATTACTCTCTATTAGATGATCATCATACTTACCGTGACCATCATCAGACCAATCACCAATTGGAATTCTAAATTTGTACATTATCCACATTTTGAGCTTACCTTTTTACACATTTCTATAAAATAATTTTGTCCAAAGGTATGCTTCATAAAATTAATATCTTTGTGTACCCATTGTACATTCCCTTGAATATACCCTTTAGTGCTATCAATACGATCAAGTGAACATGTCTGATCAGCGAGAGAAGCCCAACTATTAGAAAATCTAATGTGAAGTCCTGACAGAGCACAAGCGGCATCTTGCATCTCATATAAGTCCCATAGGTATTCTACGGTGAGATCAAAATCAACTTTTATCTTTTCTGCTCTACTTTTTATTCTTTTTAGATAGGAATATGCAAATGTGTGATAAGTACTTGTTTTTGAACAGCTTTTACAAGATTTACTTGTTCCCTTTATAAGGGTTTCTGCCGATCTAAAAGTCTCTTTCCCACATTTGCATCTTACTTCCCAGTATGTTTTTCTGTTAGTGCTTCTTTTTATTGTATCACTTATTACTTGCCATTGACCATATTGTTTTCCTACTTCAGGTATGAGTCTTTGTTCCATGTGAGAATTATTTCTGTAAATATACATTATAATTCTCACATTTCCAAATTAACCACACTTGGAACTGCCACAGTCTTGGCACTTAGCACATCCTTCCTCAAATCTTACATTAGAAGATCCGCAATCAGAGCATTTGTAACGAGCTAAGAGCTCTTTTTCAGGAATGTATTTCTTTAATACACGTTTTAATGCTGATCCAAATGATACTATTTCTAGCTCACATTTGTCAATCTGCTCAATAATGAATTTAGGATTAACTCCATGACGCATCATACCAGAGACAAGACGTGTTAGCATTTGCTCATCCGCATGTAAAGCTTTTGACTGGATTTCTGCAATACTTTCATCACCAGCAACATAATCATAAACGCCTTTCTTAGATTTTACAATCTGTCCTTTGGAATTTTTGATGTTTGGTGAATCACTATGTGCAAACACTTCATAAGGTTTACCATTTAGGAATCCTATTATTACAGCATAAGGTACACCCTTTACACGTGTAATAGTACATTCTGCGTCCAAAGACTTAGGACGCTTTGGAGCATCACGGTAAATAATTTCAGTGTCCCCAGAGCTAGGAGCGGTAACGAGCACACCGCTACGTGAACCATCACGATATACGGTAACTCCTTTAAGACCAGCTTTCCAAGCTTTAAAATAGATGTTTGAGACTGTTTCTTTTGAGACATCTTTTGGTAAATTTAAAGTTGAACTAATGGCGTTAGTTGTATAACGCTGAATTATCGCCTGAATCTCTACCCTCTTCTCCCAAGAAATATCACTCGCACAACTTCCATAATAAGGAGATTCTTTAAATAGTACTTCTAATTGATCCTGTGATAGAGTTTCAATTTGAGCTCCATTAGGATAATTAATATCATACCACTCTTTGAATCCACCCATTACTACAGGATAAGTCATCCAAGCATCTCCATTCTGGTCTATAAAGTCTACTCTTGCTCCCTTATCAGAAGGGTTAACCTTCTTGTTTCTGAAATAATAAGGAGCAAATACAGGCTCAAGGCCACCAGAGGTGTTTGAATATTTAGTTAGAATAGCAACAATGCTTACTGATCCAGTAGGGGCTACAGTAGACCAACTTACGTTACGTCTTCCATACTTGCACATTCTATGTACTTGCTCAGTAAATTCCAGTACTAACATTTCATAAAAATTATTAGTTCCATGAAACGAATTACCATATTTACTGTGTAAGTACTCTTTTCTCACATCCCATCCAGTAAATGTACCACGTAAAATAGCTAAGTCAATTGTACAATCTAACTCAGCCTTCATCTTGGTTTTCATTACTTTCTCAGTAACTTTGAGAGCTTCATTAGAGTCATATTTCAGACCTAATGCCGCTAACATATCACCTAGAGCAGTAAATCCACAACCAGTTCTACGAGAAGCAGAAGCTGTCTTTTTAACCTTTTCCCAGAGATTAAGCTCCACAGCTTTTACTTCATCTGGTTCAGGGTCTTTTTTGATTTTAGCGATAATTTTGTCTACATATTCAATTTCTAGATCAACGATGTCGTCCGCTAATCTTTGCTGAATATAAAACACTTCATATACTTTGTCATAATCTACATACGCATCTTTCGTAAATGGATTTACAACAAAGCTATATAAGTTACTTGCAAGAAGTCTACAAGCGTCATTAGGGTTTAACCATTGTTCACCACATGGATTAGAAGCAATAGCTCTAAACTGTTCATAAACACCTTCTGGAGAATAGTCATGAACTCTATCCATATAGGCTACACCCGGTTCAGCATTCTCCCAAGCCATTTCTACAATAAGATCAAATATTTCTCTAGCCTTTACTTTCAAGAGCGAAAACTCACCTTGATTGTCAGCCTTGAATGTTTCGAGCCTATCATATTGTAGAGGATAGCCATTCTGGGCAGCATCTACATAAGCTTGTGGAGTATCAATAGGAAAGCGACACACAAAGTCTTCGTTGTTTTCTACGGCTTTCATGAAGCTATCAACGATTTGTACACTGATGTTTGCACCAGTTACTTGTGTTCTGTCTTTCTTCTTGACAATAAACTTCTTAACATCTGGATGAAGAATGCTCATTAGAAGCATTAAAGCTCCTCGTCTTCCGTTTTGAGCAACTTCTCTAGTCGTGTTGGAAAACCTAGCCATGAAGCTATGTGCGCCAGTACTAGTTCCGGCAGCATTAAGCACAGGAGCATCATCATATCTAAGTTTGTTAAGGGTTGTTCCAACTCCCCCTCGTCTTTTTTCAAGCTGTGCAATTTCTTGGTCTGTTTTAAATATACCACCATAAGAATCAAGAGGCTCTTCAACTACGAAACAGTTGGATAAGCTTTGTAACTTATAGTGATTACCTAGTGCCGACATAATCGACCCTTGAGGAATGATATACTTAAATTTGTCCAGATAAGAAAGGATAACATCAACAGGAATAGGATTGAATGTACTTTTACCAAATGCTGAAAGTGCTTCGTACTGTTCAGGCTTAGGTTTTTCTTTGTAATTCTGTTCTGCTCTAGCTAATTCTTTAGCCATTCTAATGTGCATATCTAGTGGAGTGCGTTCCACTACTTCTTTCTTACCATTCTTTAAGGCGTACTTACCATACCATACTGAGGCCGATAATTCATCACCACTAAAATAATCTAATAGTTCTTTAGTCATTAATTATTCAAAAATTTAGCTTGCAAAAATATATAAATAAACTGATAATAAAAAATAATTGAGAAATATTTTGTTATTTCATTTATTCGTGTTACCTTTGTGTTATAGTTAATCTATGGCACAAAGGAAGAATAAGGAACGTAAACAAAATGTATTAAAATACAAAAAATCAAAACAAATGAGTGAAACAAAAGCACCTGAAATGAGACCTTTTCGTCAAGTCCCACATTGGTCTAGTACTGAAAAGTTTGAAATTACTGGTGAAGAACTAGGCGCATTATTTAACTTTTTTAACATCTTTACCCCCGGAATCACTGCATTCCAGCAAGTACTTGCGCGTGGCTTTAAGTCAGGTAAAGTAACTGTAGCGTATGAAGATATGGAAGGTAATCCAATTCCAGACGATGAAATTAATGCGTTTACAGAGAAGCTGAATGCACATTTCCAAGCAGAGAATGAAAAGCGAGAAGTAAAGAGTAAAGTAGTAGATGCAGATGCTCCATCCAAACACGCTAAAATCGTATCCTTCACAGGTGAGAAAATAGATAAGGATGAAGTTGAAGCAGCCGTAGGTATGGCTAACGAAGCAGCTTCAAGGATTACAATTGAAGGTTAAGAAGAAGGGAGCAAAAGCTCCCTTTTTTTATTCATCTTCTTCGTCTTCATTGTAGTCATAGACTTCAAAATCTTCATCAAAGATATTACTAAGTGATAAATCACTTAATCTTGCTTTATTAAATATCTTATAGAAGTTTGCATCTACTTCTGTTACTTCCACATACCCCTTCTTGATAAATTCTTCCATAAGGAATAAATCCCTGAAAGATCCTTCAAATCCATCTCCACTATTACCAAGATGTGCCCGTATACCAGATACTCTTAGTTTTTGGGGCGCCTCGCGAGGACTATAGTATTCAGGTTGTTTTACCTTCTCTCGCTTTGCGGTAGATAGTTTCCAATAGTCGTCGTAAGCTTTTTGTTTGGCTCTATAAGCTTTCTTCTTCTCCTCTAGGTTCTTTGTTAGAATACCTGATTCTGTTTTCTTCCACTTGTTAAATTGTTTCTCATTGAAACAAGCAAGAGCTGGAACATCATGCTCATCAGCATAATCTTCATTGAATGTCAATAAATAATACTTCATTATAGTGCGTTATAAGCTTCGATTATTAATTCAGCATGGTCAATTTCTAGTTGAGACTCAAGGATTTTGACTTCATATCTATAAGCTTCTGAGTTATAACCATCTTCATTTGCTTGAAGATCTTCCTCTTCAACATTCTCATCATACTGCTCATACATACCTTCAGGAGTACTGTCATAATCTCCTTCTTCTGCTATGAATTTATTAGTCCCACCAAAATCAGGAGTACCATGAGGGTCGATAAAATACGTGTCTTTGATTACTAAGATTTTAGCCATAGTGTTATTGTTCGTTTTCTAATCTGATAGGTTCATCCCACCAATTGTCATCAGGTATGTCGTCTTCATCATCTCTTTCGATGAACTCATCCTTTTCTTCGGTATCAATAGTAATATCACCAAAATTGAATAATCCATTTTGTATGGTTACTTCAAATCGGTCAGGCATCCCTATTGTTAATCCAAAGTCTTCTCTTTCAGGCTTAATAAGATTTATTGGAAGAAGGGCTATTATATCTGAGTCAGTAGGAATACCATCAAATACACCAGATCCACTGTTACTGAATCCAGCAGCAACTACCCTTCCTTGGAATACAAAGAGATATTCACTCTTACCATCTTCCATGTTCTTTAAAAAGCCCTTCCAGTCATCTATTACATAAGAGGGGTCTCCTATGTAATAGATGCCTTCTGGAAATAATGCATGTACCATCAAGAAATATTTACATTAACCAAAAATCGTCATTTCCTGCGAACTCAAAATCATCTTCTTCCCAATCTATTTCTGGTAAGAAGTCGTCAAAGTCTTCATCGAATAATTCAGGCATAACTAGATCATCGTTATCTTCCATGAAAGCTTGTAGTGCTGTCTGTTGAATTGTCATAAAATTATGATTTTAATTAGTTGTTTCGATTACTTCGGCAGGTCTTGTTACATGTAGAACTTTACGAATTGTAGCGTTAAGATCTTTAATGTATTCTTTTTCAACTACTTTCGTAGGAAGACTGCTATTATCAAATAGCGTGTCAAGTTCTGCTATTTTACCTTTAGCTGTTTCAAGGAGAGTTTCTAAGTCATATTTACCTAGACGAACATCCTTTAAATACTCAGCATTCTCTCTACGTACAATGAGCTCTCCAAATTCAGCAATATCTTTTGCTGTTTCTATCAAGCGTAAGCAGTGCAGCATATTCTTACCGTCAATTTTCTGACCGTGGTTTTGAATATCCATATAGCGTTGAGTGTTGCGGTTTGCTAACCACATTTGATACTCACTATAAGCTTTACAATGCTGGGTATAGCCATCCTTGTTAAAATATAACATACCTACACAATAAGCATCATGAGGAATGCTTGACAAAGAAATATCATTAGAATTTTCTTCGTCTTGGACAATTCCTTTGAAAGGATATTTAGCATCGTGAAAGACATTATAAAGATCTTTCGTATGTGGTATTGCAGCAAGCCCCATTAGTCTAATTTGACTTAGTGTAAACGCTTCTTTTAAGGGCTTACTAATGTACTTGGCTTCGTACCTTTCAATATAATCTGTTACAAAATAACAGAAATCAAGTACGGTTTTGCGAGTTACCTTCTCAGACTCCCAGTTTATCTTCTTATCCAAACCCTTAGCTTTTTCTATTTGAGAAATAGCATAGCCTGCAAAAGAATATTTACACTGTTTAGTGAGAAAGCTTTTTCTTGTCCTTAGAACTGGTTCAAATACAAGATGTTTGTAAATAACACACTCTTTGGGACTGAAAAGAAGCTCAAGGATAGTAGGGTTGGCTTTCTCAGCGAGTTCCAAAAACCGAGAGAGTTCATAAGCTACTTCATCTTTGCTTATTTCGATTTGGGGTTTATACCCATTTACAAAGAAGCTCTCAGCACTTTGAACATATACCCATTTTTTGTCAACATCGCTTCCCTCTACGTTTGTACCGTAGGCTTGTGAACCTACGATACATCCATAGATGATGGTATTTCCTTTGCCTAAATTAGGCAATGTAATCTTTTGTGTCATAATGTTTGGCGTCTTTGATTTTAGGCATTTCTTCGTATTTTCTACGAAGTTTCTTTTTAGGTTTATACGGATTTTGTGCAATAGGCTTCTTGGCGTTGAGTTTGAAGTTATTCAACTCAATCCAGAGTTGGTCAGCGGCATCTCTTAAACGTTCAGGCATATCGTGAATACCCATTCTTTGATGCTGATTCACGAAAAAACGACCTGTGATAGAACATCTGAAACGTATTTCCTTAGAAATAGCGTCGAAAGAAGGGCTTAAGATATTACCTTCTTTTGTCTTGAAGATATAATAATACTTAGCCTTATGATCTACCGCAGCATACTGAGCACTTGTTATACCGTATTCTGGTCTAGCCTTATCATAATCATATACAGGAATAATATGATTATTGATTGTTAAGACATACTCAGGAAGAACACCTTTTGGGGTTTTATAATCCTCAAGATTTACTACTGGATTAGGTGGAGCTGGTACAGCTTGTGGTTTATCCTCATCATCAAATGGATTTACATGAGGTATATAATTAGCTCCCTCTATCCTTCCCCAGATACCTTTATTTATGGGTTTAGGTTTAGGTTTTTGTTCGGCTAACATCTTCAATTTCTCCATCTGCTCAAGCAAAGCTTTTCTTTTAGCTTCTTCTCTTTCCTGCTTAAGGTCTTTAACACCAGCAATGGGATTAGGATCATTTATAATATTTCCTGCATTTCCAAACATCGCCTCTTTCAGTTCAAGATTAAATCTCTGACCTTCTATTCCCGGAATAGCATCTACCTTAAAGGGATGAATATGTTTATCCTGAATAACATATTTTCTAACAGGAATTACACCGATTGTTTCAACGTCGTAGCTATTATATTTATCTCCGTTGTCAACATTTTTCCTAACTCTGAGAATTTGACCTTTGGCTTCTTTTATACCAAAAGTCATTATGGTGAATGTTACGTGGTCACCTGCGCGATATAGTGCCATTTTTACTGTTTTTCATTTGTGGGTTTGAGCCACAAGTTAGTTCTTTTGAAAACGTAGTTTTTTAAAGCAAAGAACTCGTTGAGATGAGTTAATGTTCTTAGCGTATCATGCTTAAAACACTTGTATAGCTCTTCACGAATTCTCTCTTCTGATACAACACCAAATTTCTTGTCATAATCAAAGCTATGTAGTAGCACTTGAATATCATGACTAATTTGAAAGCCTTTGGTTATGGCGAATCTAAGGGCTCTTAAGAAGCGTAGAGGATCATCTTCAAAGGTTATACTACCATTGATAGGTGTCCTCAAAATCTTCAACTTAATATCCTTCTGTCCACCAAACGGGTCAATATACTGACCTGTTGTAGGGTCTTTTGCAATAGCATTCATTGTAAAATCCCTTCTTTCCAGATCATCATATAATGTACCGGGAACAACAATAGGATTGCGAGTTCCTTCCTCATATCCCACTTCCTTACGAGCTAGTACAAAATCAGCAGTGATAGCACCAGCAGGCATCTTAGCTCGTATTGTATAAACCCTTGGTGTAATGAGATATATTTCAAAACCTCGTAATTTAATGTCTTGTACAAATAAGTTCCACACATCTTCAATGGTGGTACCTTTGGTTAATCTATCGAGGTCGGTAATAGCAACGTAATCAATGTCTTTGGATTGTTGTCCCATTAACTCGTCACGTACAGCTCCACCCACCTCATAATACTTGAATAGTACTTTATGCATTTTTTGTGATTAATACTGATTGGTAATTATGTTTCTGAGCCATATCCAAAAAGATTGACAAGTTACGTATAGCTAAGTCTTCATGAGGTGACTGAATGGAAACATTGGTTCTTACTATCCAATATCTCTCACAGTTTTTTCCACCATTTATTCCTTCTGTGGTAAGCCAGTTTAACAATTCTTGTGTTGTTCCTAACCTTGAAAAATCTACTTGAAATATTCGCATTAATGGTTATAATTATAAAGCAGTACTGCTTGTACATACTTTCGGTGGATATTTATAAGACCATTGTTTGGATCTTGTATGCGAAAATGTACTCCCTCTATCCGCATTCGTACAGGCTTAAGGTAGATTGTTTTTCCTTGCCATGAGCTTGACTTTGCTGAAAGAGAAGGAGTGTGCATCTCATTAATTGCTTCAGGAAATAACCACACATGACCTCTCATCTGACAGTTGTAATACTTACCATAGAATTGGCTAATCTTCGTGAATTCTTTAGAAGTCATCTGGTAATAAATGTTTATACTTTTCCTGATTAATTGTTTGATACCTGTTGTAGTGGATTTTCATATTAGGCCATGAAATCCACTTCCCTGTCTTTAGCCTTCTTATAAGATTACGTAAATGCGCTTTCCATAAAGGAATATCAAAGAACTTCACATAGATTTTCATCTTTTTGGTTGTGTGAATATTCTTAAATATTGATAGGTAGCGGTCAATACGTGACTCGTCACAATGAGTGTTATCTATAATGATTACAGCACTCTGAAAAGAAGCAGCAAGACCTAGTTGCTTATAGAAGATGTCAGACACCTTATTCTCCTTGACTTTAGTACGTTGAGCTCCATTATAATTAGACTTATACAAAGACTCTCTTATCAAATCTTTACTTATCACTACTACAGGAGCACTGTACTTATTGTACAACTTCCAAGTGTTCTGTTGAATCCATGTTGTTTTCCCTGAACAGGGAATACCAGAAAGGATAATTAGTACTAAATTGTCTTCTTGCATAAAGATAGATTTAAAAAAAGGGGAAATTCCCCTTTTGTTAAAGATCGTTATAGTTGTAGGTAGCTACAGTTTCTCTCTTATTACTTCCTACTCTCTTGTTAAGAAAGATATAGGGAGTACCAATTTTGTAATAAACTTTCAGAGAGAAATTGTTTTCACCGTCCCAGTTCCATTCCTTTTGATTGATTTCGATCAAGTTCAGAAACTTACGTCTCATAATAGATCGTTCCTCAACAGGAAGGTCTTTTGGAAGTTTAATTACCGCAAACTGCTTATGTAAAACTATCTTAGCCTGTGTAGCCTTCTCCTCTAAAATGAAAATATTCATACTCTTCCGTTTGATTGTTATATAGGGTACTCGATCTTGTAAGTACTATTGCGGGTCTTAAATGTGTTATCATCTATTATCTCAGTAACAACTGAGGTATAGAAACTACCTACAAAGAAGTTCTCGCCGACTTTTGGTTTTCTGTTAAAATAGCCTTCTGTTACGAAGCCTTCATTGATTCTGTTTGGATGATAGCCACCAAATACATCATCGCTTACTTTTGTAATACGACCACGTATAGGTCTACCATCTCCTAAGATGACAACTTGTTCGTTTATCTTACTCATGATTTTTGTTCTGCTATAATTACTAACGGGGCTTTTTTAGCATATATATCCATAGTTGATTTTTTGATATACTCTGCCATCTTCTCCTCAGCTTGTCGTGAGGTTTCACCCCATTCGGTGCCTTC